CCAGTAGGACCGACAGGACCTTGAACGGTTGATTTAGGACCAGTAGGACCAGTAGGACCGACAGGACCTTGAACAGTTGATTTAGGACCAGTTGGGCCTTGTGGGCCAGTAGGACCGACAGGACCTTGAACGGTTGATTTAGGACCAGTAGGACCAGTAGGACCAGTAGGACCTTTAGGGCCAGTAGGACCAACAGGACCATCAGCACTATTAGGAACATTTAACCAACTTCTTAATGCATCTTTAGAAACATCTTTAATACGGCATTCTGATGTATTATCACCGGTTGTATAGCCAGCTATATATTTAATCTCATCTCCAGCAATGCCACTACCAGCATAGCCTATTTTAATTAGCTTACTTCCATCAGCATAATCACGAATTCGATAAGCGCTATCTACTGTCTTGTTAGCATCAGCAGTATTATCAACATTACCAAGGCCAACTTCACTCTTGCTATAACTGGGCTTGCTACTAGCTTTAGCCCAACTGTATACGTCGCTAGCTGGACGTGCATTACTCAGCCTGCTATCATTACCCGCACAAGCAGTATCAGCAGTAGTACCTAAAGGTCTCCAGCTATCTCTATCATCACGCCAAGCTGGATTACCATTAGCATCTGTTTTCCATACTTTATTAGCTTGATTAGCACCACTTGCTACATAACCTTCACTAGAAGCTGTATTTGCTTTCCAAGTATTTGTATTAGTATCTGTCCATGGTACGTATACACCTAGCTTGTTGTTTTTATCAAGCTGGACCGCATAAAATTTACTAGCTGCACCAGCTGTATATGAAGCCGCATTAGAAGCTTTCGTTTCATTTACAAGATTTACTTTATAAGTGTATGTACTGCCACTTGTTCCCGCACTACCCGATCCTGTCAAGCCAACGCCCGCAGAATGGTTATGGGAAGTATTAGTATCGGTATTCGTATCTGTGCTTTTAATGGTAATATTACCATTAGCATCACTTGTTACTGTTGTAGCACCACTACCAGTTATTTTAAATTCAGCCCGCTTTGTATCGTTATCATATAATTTAATATAAGGGTTAGTAGCTGCCGCATTAGCTTTAGTATTACTAGCTCCAATAAATAATCCAGTAGTCCAATGTGTATCAGTATTTGGATTACCTGGCATTTTTACAGTTAATGCTGTTCCACCTATTGTACCAATGGTTGAAGTTGTACCCCATGCTAATGTAGGCGCATTATTTGTTACAGATTGATGGGAAGTTAGATATCCACTGCCTAGGTCAATAGTACCACTAGTTGTTACTGGACCTTTTTCTACACCATTAATTTTTACTTTTACAGAAGTTACAGTACCTGTATTTTTAGTATATCCCCAACCTTCAACTGTACTTGACGTAACTTTAGTCGCTCCACTAGCAATACCATCTAATTTAGTTTTATCAGTAGCGCTCATAAAGCCAGCTGCTGAAGTGGTTGCATTGGAATGTGTATGGCCAGATGCTGCAAATTTTGAAGGTTTCATCCAATGAATCTAGCCATCATCACTTAGTACTGCAATTCTATTAGTATTTGATACTTCTGTAGCTGCCGTTGTTTTCAACCAAGTGCCTTCTACATAATTAGCTTTTAGGTTGCTAGGGAATGTAACATTTTGTTGACTATCAAATGAATAAATATGTCCATTTTTTGCCATATTAGAAGGCGCAGTCCAACCAACACCACCAAAACCAAGTATAGTACTAACAGAAGCTGATGTATAGTTAGAATTTGCCGCAGTCTATGCAAAAGTAAATCTTAATTTTTGATATTGACTACTATTATTGCCATAAGTAGTAATAGTAGAAGTATTGATTACATTATAACCACTCCACCCACTTAACGGTATATGATCAGCAAAGGTATGAAAAGTAGTAGGTGCTCCATGAGTAGCAGCGTCAATTGTACATGTAAATCCCGATGCTCCATTTGTAGATACTAAAAGCACAAATTTATTTAATTGTGTATAAATTGCCGACAATGAAGTATCAAAAGTAATACGTAATCTATCATTGGCTGTGCCAGTCCCATTAGTATGATGCTTACCTAAATATAAACCCGCACCAGTGCTAGTCAACCCTAATTTAGTAGCTTCTGATGCACCATAGTCAGTCCAAGTAGAACCACCGTTAGTAGAATATTCAATTGTTACACCTGCAGCTTTGGCAAATGCCATTCTATTTGCACCTAAATCAGCAACCATTGCTGCATCAATTGCACCGAATGAACCAGCAAAATTTTTACCACCCCATTGGATATTAGCTTCTTTAACAGATAAGTCATAATTTGTATTACCAATTTTGACTTGATCAAGTATTGCCATTATTTATCTCAACTCCTTTCTCTCAAGATATTGCAACTTCTGTTGCAGTATGTGAAAGTGTACCATTGACACTCTTAGTTCCATTAGTTGTTACACTAGTTGCTTTATCATAATTACCTGAAACGCTAAGACTAGGAATACTATGTGTATGCCCTGCTGCTGTTCCAGTAAATGTGAATTTCGCTCCTGTGCCTCTAAATTCAGGCTTACTTATTTCGCCGTCTGGCGTATAATTAACACTAGATGTAATAGTTACGGGAGTGCCTGAAAAGCCACCAGTTGCATTAGTCAAAGGTATAACATCACTACTAGCAGAAAGAACCAATGTAGTATCTGATACAGAAGCAGTAAATTTATTTACTGCAGAACCCGTAGTCTTATTAATCGTCACAGAACCAGCCGGTGTGTATGAAGCAGTAGGTTTAAGTGTAACTGCCGTACCAGTAAATTCAGGCTTATCTACTTCGCCAGCGGGTGTATAATTCGCAGTCTCTCCAGAAGTAATTGCAACACCTTTTATCGTGCCCGCAGGTGTTAGACTTGTCGAACCAGTAGTGCCAGTGCTTGTTTTGGCCCCAGACAACGCTGTACTTGTATGTGAAATTGTATATGTATTAGGTATTCCTGCCACGGAAATACCTGTTGTTTTTTCATATTTAACAGTAGCATTAGCTATTGTAGTAGCGCCTATGAACTTAGCTAAAGGGCCTGCGGACGTCCCTGTTGCCGCAACTACCGCACTTGTAAGATTTGTTTGAACGACTGTCCAATTCGCCATTATTGTAGAATAGTTACTACTTGTAGCGGCGGCTGTATTATCTTTAGTACAAATAAACATATCGCCCACTTCACAGTATATGCCATTAATGTTGCAGACATTGCTTACCTTGTACGTCCAACCGCAATTTGCTGCCGGCGTATAATAGCTAGTTACAGTAGAGCTATAATTTGCTGGTAATGTACCCTTATATATCATCGCATCATTAGCTGCTAGAATATCTGAGGCTAATGCTTTGGCTTTGATATCATAGGTAGTATTACCTAGTTTTATCTAAGAAATATAAGCCATACTTTTATTCCTTTCTATTTAATCTATTAAAAAGAAGAGGCAGAAGAATTATTTCTGCCCCTTCATAATCATTGCAATTACATTCAGATCATGTAATGTATGTTCATCACCTATAATATCATCACTAAGTGAATCAATATAAGCATCAACATCGAATGGTACAATATTTATTTCATTTTTTGCATCAAGTAATTCACCAATTTCCGCATTACATTTAGCAACCGCTTCTTCATAATCTTGTTCAAATTCAGGTTTAATTTTGCGGCCAGCCTCACCAGTCTCTTCATCTGTGTACTCTTCGGCACGATCAGACTCGAACCAATCTGCTTGAAGTTTATCCGCAAGCTCATTTCTAAGTTCGCTAAATTTTTCTCCAATAGCACGCATTGCATCTATATTCTATTTTAGATACCACTGCAGTTTTACAGGAAAATGTGACATTCTATCTTTAGCATCATTATACCAAGATATTACATTTAATATTTCTAATGTTGTAAATTCCTTAATCATAATAATCTCCTTTGTCTCTTTACTAAATTAATTATATCAAAAATTTTTACCTAAGTCAAGAATTTTCTGTTGTATCTAATGTTTGTGTAGCTGTAGTAAGTGTAACAGCTTTATCGGTATTAGATTTAACAGTAATATTCGTTGTTTTATCATAAGATACAGTACCAGTGACAGTACCTTGTGTAACTGTATGATTTAAAGTAATTGTATCACCCGCAAAAGCACCACTAATAATTGTCCCCGTACCAGTGAACTCAGGTTTTGATACACTGCCCGCTGGTGTATAGCTATGCGCGCCAACTGTTGTATTATCAATAGTAACAGTATCGGGAATAGATACGCTATGAGCTGCTACAGTTGCGCTAGATGCATCTAGATTTTCAAGCGTTGTAGTAACTGAGCCAGCTGGAGTATAATCAACACCAGACCCAGTAAATGAAGGTTTAGACACAGTACCTTTGGCTATAATATTTGCCGCTGTACCACTAAATGATGCTGTTACATTTGCTGGTGTTAATGTTAAAACTTCACCTTCTACTGTTGCATGATATGCATTCTATGTAACTGAAACCTTGCCTGCAGGAGTATAACTTACAGCCGTACCTGTAAATGTCGGTTGCGATACACTACCAGCAGCTACTATACTAGCTTTGTCTCCCTTCCAAGTCGATGTAGCACTACCTGTAATTGTGTGACTATGTGCGGCATGGGCTAAGCTTTTAATACCACTATCCGATGTACTTAATGTACCATTATGCTTGTGTGCGGTGTGACTTAATGTTGCCGCTGTGCCAGCGAAAGTAGGCTTTGATACTGAACCAGCTGGTGTATAATTTGCAGTTTTGCCTTGCGTAACTCCACTAGAACTAATTGTAATATTTCCAGCTGGAATAAAACTATGGTTAGCTACGCTAACCCCAGCTGTTTTGCCATTGGTCAAGTTGGCTGAAGTACTTGTGGTACTTATCGTAAATGCACTAGGCACAGATACCTTTCCTGCTGTAACAGTAGAAACCGCAACTGTATGCTTATGTACTTTACCATGGATTATATCTCTTGTATTAGTACCATCACCATTAACATAGTCGCGTACTATAAAATTATCTTTGGTAAAATATAATGTACCAGGATGAATTGGATAATTTGTTGTATTACTCATGGCAGAAGCTGCCACAGTAGTAGACTATTTAAAAATAACTGGCATTACATTACTATCAGTCATAGTGGCATATAATGCATTATTGGTATAGATATTATAGGCTGTTGCTCTTGGGACTGAATCCTATGACAACACAGTTCCATCTAATGAAACATTTTGCGGTGTTTCTAATTTTGCCATTATGACTTTACCTCCTTTATCTAAAAATAAAAAAATATTATTCATTTTCTATATTTATTTAATTTTTATTTAAAATCTATTTACTATCTTTGACCAAAAAAAAATAGAGGGGGCTATTCACCCCCTCTAAATTACTCAGCATCTACCCAATAAGTAGCGCTATCTTGGAAATTATTAGTTAATTCCTATAAAATCTTTTTATAAGAATCAGGTTCATCCAAATAAGCCAAACCCTTTTTAAATTCTTCATCATCAGACATTTCATCAATATCTAAACCATGTAAAATCATTCCAGTACGAACTTGTGTGTTCAATTTATAGGCAAAATTTGGATTTTCTTCTCCAGAAATTATATAAAAACAAAAACTAAATTTTATTTTACCAGATACTTTTGTAGCTAGGCCAGATAAATACCAAGGAAAAATAATTTTATTTTCTGCTTCTTTTGTTACAATATCAAAAAATGGAATACAGTAAATACCCGCATTGCCATCAGCATTAATATATTGAACTACTCCAGTAGTCGTAGCTAAATCAACGCCGTCATAATACCTAGGCATTTCAAATAAAATGACTTCGGCATTATGGTCGTATTGTACACTTAACATTTCAGGAGTATCAATTGTTCTTGCGTTCAAGTCTACTGTATAAATTTTATCTATACCTGTGTATTCTACGCCTTTATCATTTATCTTAGTCTTGCTAATAGAGGCAAGATAATCAAAATACGCATTTGCCATTACAATCTACCCCTTTCGTTAGAATTAATTACGCTACTGTAATTTCTGTAGAATATACAATAGCCGGAGTAGCAGTGGCAACCCTATTAGTTACCTTGAAATAATATCTGCCGCCTTCTGTAACCTTAACATTAGCTACAACAGTCTTATCTGTAGAAACTACAGGCTCACCGACTGCAACATCATTTTCACGGTCATTTACTTCTTCATTTTCACCATAGGCTGCTTTTATTAACTGATATTCTATTTCATCGCTAACAACAGCAGTAGCATCAATTGTTGCTTTGATTGCGGCGGCACCTTTACGCAACACGTAAGCGGAAGCTTCAGGTGTTACTGTAGGTTCATGTGCAACACTATCTACAACACGAATAGCAAATTCTTTAGCTTCTGTTTCGGCACCATTACGGATAGCCTTAACGCTAGCTTTGAATGTCTGGTCGAATGCAGCACGATCAGCTTCATCAACTACCACATCATATGTAGCAGTCTCAGCTCCCTCGATAGCTTCGTTACCTTTCTTCCATGCATAAACTAGTGTATCTTTAGCATCATTAGATGCCGCAGTAACTGTTAGCGTTACCCTGCCGTCAGTCAATAAACCAAGGTCTTCAGCTGAAGCTGTGACAACACCAGGACCAGGAATTCTATATACATCACTTGTAGTAGTTGCTTTGCCAAGACCAACTCTTGTTGTGGCTTCGACATAGTAATAACCTACTGTAGAAGCGGCATATTTATTTCTAAGTTCATATAATGTAACTTCAGCTGCGCTAGGATCGCCTGTAACCACTGCCGGCACATATTTTTCGCCTTCAAGTTTATAATATGTCTTGCCTTCAACAACCGCAGCATCAGCCGTGGCAACATACTCATCTGTACCAGCACCAAGTACTATCGGTGCACCATCAGCTGTTGTCTTTTTAAACCAAGAATATGTTAATACACCAGTATTGCCATCATTAATAGCTTCAGCCACAAATTCTTTCTTACCTTCTTCAAGATCAACGCACTTATCGCCGTCTTTGTCAAATACTGCAGTCTGATCGGGTAACATATTTAAAACATAGATAGGCGCATTAGGCTTGCCAGCCCATGTAGGACCTTCACTGTCAACAAATCTATTGATAATGTCTTTTGTGCTATCAACTATTACAGCCTCTGCTCCAAGTAATTCAGTATCAAGGCTTGCTGCTATGTTAGCTGTAGCAGGTAATGTGCTCATGCTATACTTAAATACAGGTGTAACGCCATCAGCGCCAACGCCCATCTGATAGAATCTCACTGCAAACTTAATCTGGCCAGCTTCTTTTGTTATCTCTGACGTAATCGGCCAGCCGAATAAGATTTTATGTTCATCCGCAAGTGTTGTTATATCTCTTACGAATTCACTAGATAAACCGCTTCTCTTAACTCCGCCTTTTGCGGGAACGGTCTCCCATTGAATAACAATATGAATATCTTTGTGTGCTAGATCTTGTGCATCAAAAAATCTGTCGATAGAAAAATATACTATTTCAGCAATTTCATCGCCCTGAACGGACAATCCTGATTTCTTAAAAGCAGCAGGAACTGTAATTTCACGAGTATCAGCGTTAATTGCAAAGGGTTCTTCGTCAAGAGGTAATACTGTAAATAAAGGATCTATATTAGCAAGTTCCTTAATTCCAGCGAAATATTCTTCAAGCGAGGTTATAGGCGCATCAAGAGCGAGCGCTTCGCCTGCCTTAGCAAACAGAGCTTGATATCTAGCCTGATTAGCCTTAGTAATCTTTGTAATCATATTTCCATATCTTCCTTTCTATATTAATCTTATAGGGGAAGAAAAATTATCCTTCCCCTATAATATAATTTATTAATTAAATCTATTAGCCTTTCTTGGCCACTTCACGCCAACTGTCAACCGCATTCTCAGGAACTACGATTGTCGGACAAGTAATTTTGCCGTTAGTAAGCATCTTATCTTTGCCAGCTATTAAGCGCACTAAACGTACGCCTTCAATGCCTGCAAGTTGTACAGAAGTCTGTAAGGTGCTACCATCAGTTGTCAAATAGCTATATACATAACTTTTTGTCATATTCTATTAGCTCCTTTCTTATACAGTGGTAATAATAATTTCAGAAGGTGTTTCAATGGTATTTAATCCGCTTGAAACGAATGCCTTAAATTCATCGGTCTAGCTTAGCGCCGCTGTAACATAAATGTGGAATGAAGCTGGGCGTGCACGTAATTTAGAGAACATAGACTGATTGCCAACATAAGTTGGAACTGCCTTCAATGGAGTATTTATATCACCAAGCTCTACAGTCCAGAAACCAGAATTTGCAAATGCTGCCTTCCCTAAATTTGTTACATTACCATTAATATGTAATATTAATCCATCATCTTGATATGAATTTTCATCAATAATAGGCGCATTCCAGTTAACCTTTGCCATGTACATTGAAGAATCGCCATAATCAGTAATATTCGCAAAGAATTGGTCTAAATAACTATTCATCGGTAACCCAGTTCCATCTTTGGGCTTCATCTAAACAAATAAACGCTCATCTCTTGAAAATGCAAACATACCTAATTTTGTAACTCTTGGCGGCATTTCAAAATATCTAAGTTGCGTACAGCCTGCAAATGAATAAGGTGCCATTTCAACAAAATTAACCATAATATTTTTATTAGACCAGAATATATGTGTTACATGCGTCATATTCTAGAATGCTACAGAACTAGAACCTGTTGAACTAATACCAGTAACAGTAATTCTATTAACCATACTAGGCAATGTAATTTTGCCATTTAGCTTAGAAGGATCAGCATTATCAGCTAGTCTAATCTTGCCATTTGGCTCAATGTAAATCCATTTAGCATCAAGCACATTATCATAAACAGATTTCTTTGTATAAGATGCATAATATTCTCTATCTGATGTAATTTCATCTTTAGAAATATCATCTATCTTACCTTCTTTGGCTTTATCCAAGCTATTAGCGAATCCTAAGAATGCATACACTTCAGTTAATTCCAAATCTGAATCATCTAATGAAGGATATAAAGATTTATATTCACTCTCTGGAATTGTCTTACCATGTTGTACATTAATAGTATGAATAACTGTCAAATCAGTATCTCTATTTAAGAACTTGACTGTCCAATTATGAATTGTATAAACTGCATAGAATGTAATAGTTGTTTTCGTTGAATTGAAGAACATCTCATTCATTTGCTCTGCTGTTACACAATCATCTTCTGTGACTATTTTATCATTAATATAAGGTTTACCATCGCGATACTCAGGTGCTTCTGTTGCCCAACCAATAAAATCATAATTCATTCTTGTTGGAATAACATTTGTCATTTGGGCATGTTGTGTGCCAGATTCATCGGGTTCAATCTTAATTACATCAACTTCTGTTTCAATACCAGTTGTTTGAACGTCTATATATTTAGTAACATAAGCAACTTTAGCATTTGCTACGAAGATATTTAATAATGGGAATGTAGAGAAATATTCGCCATTTTCATCTACTTGATAGCCTTGCAAATTACCGCTGGTATCATAAATAGGCGAAACCTTGACTGTTGTATTATTTTTGTAATAATTTTGTAACTTAGATTCACTGATAGGATTTTCCGCATCATTATTAATAAATACATCACCAGTGATATAAGGCAAAGTATTAATACGTTTACCCGTTGCTATTTGCTATGTACTATAGAAGAAGTTATCGGCACTTAGATAAGATGCAATTAAATCATCAAACATATCTAAGTTAGTAATTACATTAATATTAGCTGCCTTATCAGCATCATACTAATAAATACGGCTATTTAATGTACCTCTATTCCAATTTTCTTCACTAACAAAAGTATAAGGTTCAAATGTATAGTGGTCTGTCTTCTGAACATAAGTAGCAGATGCATCATACACTTCGCCAGATTCCACAAGACGATAAGGTGTCCAGTCAACATTCTCGAGATTAATAGCTAAACGTTTAGAATAATTTGATTCAAGTGCCGCATTAGCCTACATAGCTTTTTTAATCTTCATAGCTTGTTCAGTAATAATATAAGAATTATATCCCATATTACCACCAACAATATTAATTGTATCTATGAATGTTTTAGCATTTGTATAGTCATCAATTTGAGTTGTTAAACCTTCAATATATAATCCTTTTGGATATTTGCCTTCACTATCTGCCACAGGTCTGGTTGTTAATAATTGAGTTAATTCCGTAGGTTCTTTAAGAATAAGAGTCGTTACGGTTTGAGGTAAATATAATGTTTCTATCTGAACACCATCAGCCAATGTAACACTTGCAAGTCCTGTACCAAGCGCACGGAACGTACGAAGTTTTTCAGAACCAGAAAAATCAAGCGTACCTGTTAAACCACTAAGATTTGATAAAACAACTGTTTCAAGAAGTGTTTTAGCATTCGGATTAGTATTACCATATGCATCCTTAGCAGAATCATCGGGTTTAAATGATGAATTATTCATTAATAAGTTTTTATATCCTACAGTATCATTACCTAAATATAAATCTTTTAAACGCTTTGCCGAAGCAATAGCAAATTCATCGATATATTTAACACTTAAATCACCAAGAGAAGATACATAGGCCGGACCAGGAATAATTAATATTTGCTGCTGAGCATTAGGTATTGATTTAATAGCATTTAATGCCGTAGCTAATGTGGGAATTGTAACTGTCTCACCATCATTAGCTTTTACAAGAGATGTCATAGCATCATCATACTGAGCATGAACATACTGTTTTAAGAATGGTGTAATTTTAATATCCATGCATGTATCAAGAGGATTTTCTAAATAGGTAGACTGAACAAATCCAGTAGAAGCATAGTAATTGCGGCCGTCGGTTGCCGTACTTGCGGTATCCAGCGTATACGAGGTAAATTCTTCGCTATTTGCACCTGTTAAATAATAATATTTATTAGGTTCATAGCTAAAGTCTGCATATTTCAAAGGTTCTGACGCATCATAAGCTAGCGTCAAGAAACTAGCGGCTATGTTAGAATCAAGATATTTATCTGAAGTAGATGCAATATTATTTGCATTATATCTCATACGAATACCTTGCTGCGAACCCGTAATTGAATAATCGCCACATTGCCACATACTATCTACATAGTTAAATCTATTTCTTAGGAATAATGCTCTCTAAAGTTCTCTTGTTCCTTGTAAACAATAGAAATATGTTGTTGTGGTTACTATATCATTATTAGTATTTGTATATCCATTGCCAATTGCGCAATCAATATATTTATAATATTCATCAACATTAGGTATAATAATTGGTCTAGCACCGTGCATTGCGTAAGATTTACTTACATCATAATCAAAATTATAATAACCATTTAATTTAGATATTGTAAGTAAATTACCTCTTAATTTTTCATATCTATTTTTAATCTGCGGCATCATTATTTTATACATATTATTCCACAGAACACTATTCGGGGTTGAGAAGGTATTAGAAGCAGTAGCTTCAACTTCGTAATCCCAATAAGGTACGCCGGCATTATTAACGCCAAGTTGTGTATCTATATCATAGAATATTGGATACCAAATATAATTACCGCCTTCAACTTGCGGACCCCAAGTAGCAAGCATTAAATTCTTACCACGTGAATCGTAACACAATAATAGCTCAGTCATTATATAATAAACAGTACAATATTCTTCATCAAAATGGTCTTTAAATTCTTTTGTGAATTTTGCTAAACGATATTCTGCCGTATCAGTTGTATAAGACGTAGTTTCATTAACCACATAAGGCGTCTCAAGCGGCTGACCAGTAGCAGCTTCGGCATCAACAGAAACAAGCCATTTTACTAAATCTTCAAGATTCTTCATTCTGTTAAGAATGTAAGCATTGCGCTCAGCTTGCGGCACTGCTGAAAAATCATCAGCTTTATCATTTTTATGGTCACCATAAATTGCATTTTCAATATTATCTGCATCAGCATGATAGCGTACTTCAAAATCATTTAATACTGTTAATGCGCCTTTTTCATCGACTTCTTCAAAATCTGCTTTTTTAAATGAACAACGGCTACCTTGGTTATTGCATAATTCCCAACATTCTGCTACTTCGCTGAAAGGCTTGTAACCGCCCGCTCCATTTGGAATTTTACTATCCTTTTCAAAATCACAGAAGCCAAAATTATCATCGCAACCCTTATCAAGATTGTAATTATATAATCCAATAAATTCATAGATTGGATTTGCGGCGGTGCCCTTATTGTGGAATACCATCATCGGGAAACCATAAACTGAAGTACGATATTTGTCAGCTTCAGCTGCCGTTACACCATAGTCCTAGATCGGATGCTTCGTATACATCGTCCGCACAAAACTAGCAAAACCAGAGTTGTGAGTACGTGAAGAATCCATGTAATCGGCTTTCCACGTAAATTTATTAGCTGGAATGTCACTATCCATGTACCATTTTTTACCTACTGTATCGCCATTACTTAATTTATTTTTTTCAAGTAATGATTTACCTGCAAGAGGACCATTAGTATAATTCCATACTGTAGCTTTTTTAAATTTAGCTTTGTAATTTCTTCTAGGATAACCTTGTGAAGAAGTGCCTTGTACGTTTAAATCAACGCCTTCGGCATGATAAGAAGGACAACCCTTGATATATTTCCATTCAGCTTTTGCGACTTCGGTATCTAATTCATTATGTTCCCATAAATAATCAAGATACGGGTTAGTAAAATCAATATTAACTGTCCAACCACTATCAGCTTTCTTATAAGGTAACGTATGTTCCTTATCTAACGTGGTAATAACAGCATAAGGCATCAATAGATTTTCAGGATGTTTCTTATTATATTCAACCATCTTAGTATAGTCAATAGTCGGAATATTGTCATTGTATTCAACAATGTTCATATTAACATCATACATATCTGGATCGGCATAGTCAGCTATATAGTTCTGAACTACATCACGCGCACGTAAATTAGTATTATAAATACGAACACGATATAAATCTACATCACAGAAATCTGAATTGATTTCAATAAAATTAGCATTGGTAGCATAAAATTTATCAGTAGCAGTGTCATATTTTGCGATACCGCTTGCTATACCATTAATATAAATATAAATCAATGGATGAACGCTTACATCAGGAGCTTCAACTACAAAGCTTAAATGTATTAATTCATCTTCTTTAATACGACCACTTACTGTTGTATTAGACGAAGTGAAGAATGTTTCTTGTGTACCTATACAGAATCCAACATGATTGTCATAATATCTAATAGCCACACCTTCATCAGAAATTATATTCTTTTTAACAATAGGATTATCTGAATCTTCATTCTCAACTACTGTTTCAATTAATGTTTTATAAGTTTTAATATTACGAAGTTTGAACATTAATTCAAATGATAATGAACCGCCAAGCCTATCTGACTTTAATACGTCGTTAAGTGGAATCTTAATAGAAGCACCATTACTAATACGTAAGCATACATTATCATCATCATCGGTAATCCAACCATTATTATACCAGTTAAAATTGTTAAACTCAACCGATCTAGGTGTTACAGAAGAATCATCGGTCTCAGCTAACCAGGTTGTACGCGCTGATATATTTTCTTTATTAGAACGACCCTCGGTGCTGTATGCGTATCTATAACCGCCAACAATATTAAGATCTCTCTCTGTATCCTCAAGTACCTCGATATTGCATGTCATTGATGTAGCGCCGCAAACTATCGAAATAGTATTCATGCCTAATTTATACCCTACAACACGCCAAGTTTGCCATGAAGAACTATCATAAGCAACCATACCAACGGGTAATTCTTCACCATTCAAATAATAATGAACTTCTGCATGCGCGGTATCTTTTGGATCATAAACTGAATAATTAATTATTAATTTGCTATGGTCAACAATAGATGAACCAATAGGCTTCATCCATATTATGGGCGCACCTGCGGCTCCTAAAGTTGTATCAACACATGCAATCTGATAATTTAATTCAATATTGACCAGATTAGATGTATCACTTAATATAGCACGTATTGTATGCGTTCCATGCGGCAATGCCGGTATTGTGATGCTTTCAGCCTTACCTGATGTGATAATATTAGTCTTTTTCAAATTATCATTTGTTTCACCATCTACGTAGACTGTTAAATTTTTATAAATATTTTCACCTATCGGAATGCAACTAAAATTAATTGCTCCAGAATAAGCAGCCATTGGGTTGAAACTAGTACTTTCACGCAATTCCATTACAATAGCTTGAATAGATTTATATGTTTTAGTTACTTCTCCACCTTCATCGCCGGAAACATAAATAGTGATATTATTTGTACCAAGGGGTAATACAGCACCTAGGTCAAATGTACATGTCCATTCATGATTTCCTGTTTCTTCCCATTTTGCTTCTACAATAGAAGTATTAGCACTGGAATATGGACCATAAGTACGTGTCGAAGAAGTATCTGCATAACTATTAGCCACAGTGAAGGAAATAGATACACTAGTATCTTTAGGGCTGGTAACAGTAGCATAAATTTTCTTTGACTGACCATAAATCCAGTTAGAATAAGAAGACAAGGGAGTAACTGAACATTTAATCTTTTCTACAGAAGGGGTAGGATCATCACCACCACCGCCGCCACCTCCGGAACCACTTACAGCTAGGCGGGTGCAATCAACTACTTCATATTCTTCATTGATTGCGTCGATTCTATAGAAACAACCATCGCTATTTAATATTAAATCATTTACTCTATACGTTGCATCTGCATCAAAATCACTAAATGTGAAACTATATTTATTTTCACCTTCACCCTCAGTAGTAGGGGTACCATGACCATAAATAATCGACACACCAGAACCGCCCATAACTATGCGGCCATCCACTGTATCAAGGAAGATATGGCCAGTATCAGTAGCAAACCATAGCTTACCATTATTTACATTTTCGCCATTCTCAGTATATTTTTCAGTACCGCGAATATAATCTTCAGTAGCACGTATAGGGGTAAATCTAATTAAATCTGCCATCTATAAGTATTCTCCTTTCTCATTTTATGAATAAAAAAAAATAAGGGACTAGAAGGTATAGTTCTTCTAGTCCCTATATTTATCCTTCAATAATTCTTGAAAAATAAAATTAGTCTATTATATAAAATTGACCTAACAAAATTAATCGAATGTTCCCCATTCAAGGTTAATCTTTAAACCAGCAGCTTCTGTTGCGCCATTAGCAGTACCATTCGTAATTGTTAAGTTGTCAGATGTAATAGCAAGATTAGCTGTAACACCAGCTGTTGTATCCTGAGTAAATACAGTTGTACTTAATGTAGCACCGCTTGACGTATGTGTTGTCGCAACCTTAACAGAAGTAACATCATTATGTGTGTCTGTATCAACTACATGCAACTTCTTTACAGTTGTACCCGTTACGTGGCCATAAGCATCCCTTGTAATACCAGTAATTGCCGAGAAATCAGCCGCACCTTTAGCAGTCTGCGTAACATCAACTGTAGAACCAGCCGCAAGTGTGCCTGTAACCTGATTATGATTTACTTTAATAGTTGTAACTTTACCAGAGACCGTACCAGCAACAGTTGTGCAATCGCCATTAGCCAATGTTATACCAGCAAGAACGCCAGCCCCATCACTAATTGTAATACCTGTATTAGCCGCAGCACCTGTAATTACCTGTTCATCACCCGAAGGAACGACATCCCATGTAGCATCTGTGGCAGTAGCCGCATCAACTTTAGCAATAATTAAATCGCCAACTTTGCATACTGTGCCTGCATAAGTGCCAGCTGTTGCAACCTTATAGGTCCAACCGCATTGTACGTTAGCTGTAGGAAGATCAGCGGCTTTAGATACTGTGCCCTTATAAACCATTGCATCGGCAGCTTTGAAGTATGTATCTATCTTCGTATCTACTTCTGTCTTTGTATATACAGGAAGTGTAGCTGTACCAGATTCAAATTTATATTCTGTAGCATTTGTGCCAAGCTTGATGATCGGTGTTACAGCAGGAGCTGTTTTAGAACCAGCCGCCGTAGCAACTGCTGTAGTAAATTTACCATCAGCCGCAAATTCATTCTTAACGCTAGTAATAGTAACATTCTGTGTTGCATCTGTTATTGCAGTCTTTAATGCGGTACCATCAACAGTAAGATTACCAGCAGCATCACTAGTAATTGCGATATCACCAGCGCCTTTAACAGTTATTTCTGTGTTTGTTGCACCGGTGCCGGCGCCCTTTAATGCAATCTTTCCACCTTCAGCTGTGCCTAATGTGTATGTAGCATTATCATTCTTACCCGTAATAACGATTGCACCATCTGCATCGCGAGTAATCGTATTATCACCAGCACCTTTAATCTTGAAGGAGCCAGTTTTTTCACCAGCAGAACCGCCAGCTTTAGTAGTAGACTTAACTGTCGTAGTTACTGTAGCAATGTCACCAGACACAGCCGTAGTAGTTATAACATCAGATACCTTTGTATCAGTATCAGCATTAATCTGTGTCCAATTAGTATCAGCTGCTGCTTTCTTTGTAGCAAGAACATTTTCATCAATGCAATAGTAGAATTCACCAATTGCGGCGTCTGCTATTGCGGGAAGAGCATGTATATTGGCAACATTATGGACAACCTGATTTAACAATGATAATTTGTTACCATCATTACATATATATAATTTATCAGTATCGGTGGTTAAATAAAATGCACCTTCAACTAGACCAGTTTTAGGAAGGGCTGTTGACAGACCCTTTTTAAACATTACTTGTGCCATAATTCATTCATTTCCTTTCTATTTAATTATTATTCAGATAATTCAGTCCATGTTAGGCGTGTATTCAAATCATTGATTTCATCAATAATGGTACTATTATCATTTGCATGATGTACTAAGCCAGAGAATGCACCAACTTCAGTTGTGTATCTTTCAACTTTTAGATAGATTGTATCTAAGTTACCAGTAACGCCTTGTAATGCTGTAATAGCTGTTTCATTAGCTTCTACCTTAGACTTAAGATCTGAAATATCTGTTTTAGCAGTGTTAACATCAGTACCTAATGTACCAACCGTTGTCTGCAAGCCTTCTATAGCTGTGCCTTGAGTTTCAATTGTAGCCTTGGCAGTAGTAAGGTCATTTTCAACTGTAGTAACACGACCCTCAACCGTAGTTAAACCTTCAACTGTAGCTTTCTTGCTTAATGCTTCAGTCAAACCAGTTACTTGCGCTTCTGCAACAGCAGTTAAGGTAAGTTTGCCAGTTGCATCAACTGCAAAATTGCCTGCATCAACGCTCTTAACTACATTAGGCTCGGCGCCCGCTTTTACTGTAGCTAACTTACTAATTTCATCAGCATTAATAAGTCTAGAACCTTCAACTTTATCTACTTTATTCTTAATAGCATCAGCGATAGCCGCATCCATCTGCTCAGTTGTAGAATAAGCATCAAGATTTACACTTACATCATCTAGACGGACAACGGCATTATCAATCTTAGCATAGATATCATAATAATTAGTTGTAGTGTTCCAAACAAGATAAAGGACATTACTCTCTGCTGTTGCAGCATCAGGAATTGCATCAACCTTCTTAAATGTGGCATGACCAGCTGCCGCAATTTGGCGCTATGTCTCTTCCTTCGTATAAGCATCTTCGATACCATAGCCCGCAAGGGTTGTAGCTTTATCAGCCTTAACATTTGTTAAGTTTGTTATATTTTGTGTATTTGTAGCAACTGCGGCTTGTAAACCGCTAACTGTAGAAGTGTCAGGTTTAACCCACGTTACTTCACCATTATTACCTATGGTTAATTGTGCTCCAACTTCTGCTGTGCCAAAACCTTTAATAGCTATTTTACCATCGACAACTTCAATAGATTTTCCATCGCCGACAGGAACAGCCCCAACTTCTTTAAGAGTATTATCGGGCTGAATTAAATATAATGTTGCACTTGTGCCTGTAACAACAACTACGTTTTCACCATAGAAATAAGTACCAGTATCCGAACCAACTTCAACGGCACTACGAGCCGCAGCTTTTGCAGCTTCAAGACTATCAAAATAATATCTTGCATCAAGCGGGAACGCAGTTTGAGGAGCAAATGCAACCGCGAAATTCAATTTACCAAATTCTGCCATGATTCATTTCCTCCTTCATTATATTGTTACAGTATACGTATTAGCTTTATCATTAGGATTAGCATAATCCGTATAATATACATTGTATGCGATAGCTGTATAACCTTCAGCACCTTCAACGTTAACTTCAATCTTTTTAAATGCACTTGTAATATTAGCGTTTAAGCCATTTACGTCAAGAACTTTATTTACATCACCCAACGTCTTCGGATAAGCAAATATAACTCTTTGTGCGCCAACAGGGACCGCAACAGAAATTGTATTACCATCAGCAAGTGCTCTGCCAGATTTTGTAAGACCACGAATAATATCACTTGTTAATTCGCCCTTGGATTCAAGCGTACCATAGAATGAATTTCTATAACCGGTAATCGCTGCTGATGTCTTGCTAGCAGACCCAGCCGGAATTTGAATAACAGGGCTAGAATCGCCTCCAATGTTATCTTTAGCAACTGCGCCTTCGGTATAAGCAGCTGTAGCTGTTACAGTATAATTAATACCATCAGTTACTTGAAGGGCGTCAAATGTGCCAGTTGCAGTAGTCTTTGTTACATTCTTGGTGTCCTTGACTGTCCACGAAGAAACTGTAATGCCAGTATCTGGACCAAATGTGTAAGCACCCTTATTAAATGATGTGGTATATGAAGGTGTTACTGTTGTACCAACTTCATAAGCCTTAGCCTGAGTTAGTGTAACGCCAACAGAAGGATTTGTAGGCGTAGGTTGTAATTTCTTTGTTGTAATAGCTGTCATAATATCTTTTACAGACATTCCTGTGACAGCCCAATTCTTTGTCTCAGTCTGACCTTTAGTAATATTACCAATTTCTGTATAATTACCAGCAAGTGTAAGGTCGCTTGTGAAATAAACATTATCCGCAGAATAATTACCATCCATAGCAGCCCATTTTGAACCATCATAAACATAAGCTGTATAAGAAGTGCGGGCGCCCGTTAAAACGCGCTTAACTATAGCCTGATCACCAGGATTAAGAACTGCAGCACCTACAGCTGCTGTTATTGCAGCCATATCATCTTGTTCAGCAGTCGCTTCAGCCTGGAATACTTGTGCTACTGTACCAGCTTTTGCCCAAACGCCATCGCCTCTAAGGAAGAAGTCCTTTTCAGCAGGTTGCGCAGCGGGAACTAGTCCAGCTTCACCAACAGCATCAGCAGTAGCGCCTTTCATAACGCTAATTATTGTAGAAATAGAAGCATTTTTCCATTTCTGACTTGCTAAATCATAAACTAATATTTGTTTATCGCCAATAGTATCAAGAATTACATCTTGAAGCTCACTTATCTACGTGGCACCAGTGACACCAACACCATCTCCGATTTTCTTTGCACCTAAATACAATATACCAGAATCGGCGTTAGGCTCAGAAATAAAATACAACGTATCCGAAGATTTTGTTGTTAAATTATTAAAAGCCGCAGGGGTGCCTCGCATAAATTTAACATAATGTGTACCTGTTAATGGCATATAAAATATCTCCTTTCTATTAGTTTCCATTTATATTTCATTTTTTAAATAAATCGATTGAATTTTCTTGCCCTAAGATTTTTAGGTCCTAGGGCAAGAAATCAATTAGGGGAAAATAGCTTTATTAAACCATTGGGCCTTCACAAACATCACAAGTGCCTTTGGGGTTGCGATCATCTACACAAGGAGCGGCCTTTTTTACTGTTGCTCCGCATTTCCCACATGTAATTGAATGGGTGCCATTATTATTTGAATGATACGAATAATTCTTGGCAGGATGTTTACACTGATAACCACATTCACACGATCCCTCATTATTCAAAGTATGCGGTTCAGGCCAAGTTTTACCACAATTTTTACATGTTACTTGATGGTTTACATTATCACCATTATTTGTACGAGTTAAATTGCCAGCAACGTTAGGATGTTGACATTTAGTTTTGTCAGAATAATTGCATATCGTACATTTGCCATAAGCATCTAAATCATGCGGCTCTGAATTTTCTTTTCCACAAATAGTGCAAGCATAATAATGATACTCATCATTATAACTATCTGGATTTAACGTCCAAGCAGTAGAACCACCATGATCACACGTCATTAGATAACCACAAGTATCACAGGTACCTGTTCCAGTGTTAGAATTCCAATTAGAACACGTATGGGTATGGGATGCTTCACATCCAGGATGGCATTTGCCATCAGCATTATTCCAATTATGATCTTCAGGAACACTAGTTACAGCTCCACAATCTCGGCATGTTTCAATCCTATAATGCTAGCCCGTTGGGGCACCTATATTACTATAAGTTGTCTCTATGCTATCTTCAGGATGAATGCTAGGATTACGTTCTTCTGTTTCAATAATCCGATCACATTCACATTTATATTGTTCACCATGCATACAAGTAGCTTCTGCAATCTTTTCGCCCTGTGGTGTACAATTTTTAGTTTCAGAGTCAGTTTTATGACAATTGGAACATGTTGTCATTTTAGTATGTTGGCCTACCTATTGAGTTGTATCATATCTAACAGTTAATGTTCCTAAATGTCCAGTAGTAAAAGTAATAGAATTACTTTCATCTGAATCATTATAAGCTTTCTGGTCATCATGTGCAATAGCTGTTATCTTATAATTAGTCTTACATTCAGTAAAATAGCTAGACTTAATAGTTATAATAAGTACGCCATCATTATATTCGTGAGTCCAGCCTGTCGATTGAGGTATTATTGTTTTATTACCATTTACTTCACTATAAAAAGTACAAGAATAATGACCTAGCTATGACTCATTTGCAAATCTAGGATCAATATTAAATGAGAATTTACAAGTATCATTTGTTGATAAATCAGTTAATACAGGCGTTTCTAATTTTAATACATCTAGCTTTGGTATTTCAGCCGTTTCAGTATAACCACATACTCTACAAGTACGATGCTTAGAACCAGCAGCTTCAGTTGTAGCATCTTGATCAATTACCCAATCGTCGAAGTCATGAACATGTTGGGTTCTATCTAAACCACATTTATAGCAGATATCAGTAGGATTGCCATCTTTATCTGTCCAATCATGTGGTTCATCAGCTTCAACCATGCCACAAACTGAACATTTTATAGTATGACTAGAATAATTCCAATTTCCATTAGTATCTTGTGTAGCTGTCGGTTTAACAGCATTAGTATGTCCATCAGTCGTATGATCACACTGATAATCACAAATCACACATCCGCCTAAACCATTAACGCCGCCTGTATGATTATTATAATCATGTGCTGCAAAATCATTTTTATCAGTATGTCCTGATTTAGTACAAGCATGCCAGTGACCTGTTCTATCATAAGTCCATTCAGTATCATATACATGTTCAGATCCAGTAGCTGGAATAATTTCGTCTTCAATCTCGGCGCATACTGTACAAAATCTAGTTTTAACTCCGGTTGTTGTTTCAGTAGGATATTCTACAATTTCCCAATCGCCCCAAGTATGATCACCAGTAGCAGATGCGATTGTCACTGTTTTAGTACCTGGATTAGTTGCACTATGATTACATGTTGCATCTGCTCCACCAGTACATTGATATGTTATTGTTCCATCTTGTCCGCAAGTAACTTCTTGTCTACTAACCTCATGCCAATCATGAAGAACATTAGTATAAACAAGGGCAATAGTTAATCCATTTATCTATGTTGAACTATTATCACTCCATACCGCAGTAAACTCTGTACCATTCCAAGAATAATAATCTATTTTTTTTCCTTCAAGTACATTCTAAACAGTAAATGGTACGCCCTAAGCTCCAGAATACTCGCTGCCATTAACTAATATATTAGTTAAAGTGTAGGTATCTCCATCGTCAGTTGGAATAGTGTCAGGTACTTTAAAACCTCCGACATATCCATCCCAAGTACCATACTTTGGCTCTCCTTCAGATGTTGTTGTATCTTGAAATTCCCAAGTAACAGTTGTAGATGGAATATTCATACCATTAATTAATGGTGTTCCTTCTCCAAAAGTATAATTTATAGTACTTGATTTATCTATTAAATCCGCTTCAGTAACTGCTTGATAATATACTTCAGCTCCTAAATTGCTACTTACACCATTGATTTGATCGCTACCATTAGTTACAGTAACAGTATTGCTAAATTCACTATCAAAATACTAATAACTATCTTCAGCACTTGCCATAATACGATAGCTACCATTATATAGTAAATCACAACTAGATTCATTCCCTGCTAAAATGCTAAATGGATAACTATTTGTATCTTTAAATATTTTATATGACTTAGCATTTACAACAACTGGCCAATTAATTACAACTCCACCAGCTGCTTCAGTAGTTGATACCACAGGAGTAGCCAATTGCTGGAACCAATTAATTGTAATTGCATTCGATGCTACGCTTGTTAATGTATCTTCACCATGCTTACCTTGGGCAAATACAGTATAAGTGCCATTAAGCTCATTAGCTGATGAAACATTTCCTTTTGATAATACATATTGTAACGTTGTAACAAGGTCAGTAGTAATTGCTACACTATCTTTCTTTAAGATATATTTAATATCTGTTACACCTTCTTGTGTCACCGTAGTCCATGTTAATAACTGACCAGCCGCTTCTTGGTCACCAGGTTCTATTAAATAATTACCTACTGATAATACAGGAGCCGGCAATCCAGCTTTATAAACATAAATAAATTCTTTAACTGCGCTATCTTTATAAGCTTCATTATTGCTAATTGCCTTAAATGCAACCGTATAAGAGGTATTGGCATTTAATTTACCATCGAATAATATATCAAGATTAATTGCTGTGCCTACTATATAATTAGCAGGAGCAATTTCAGTCGATGCTACCATAGTTGTGTTAGAATAAACTTTTACTTCCACGCAACGAGCTTTAGAATCAAGAGCCACTTGAGGAGTAAACAAATGCTAATCAAGATTAGCACCTTGAGTTATATTAAGTGCGGCAAGGCCTTCCCGCATATCTATATCAAATATCTTAGTATTAACTGTCGTAGCTGTATAATTATTACTAAATTTATTATTATCATGATAACCAAGCGTTAATTTAAATTGTTTATTAGTTGGCAATAATGTATTATAATCACTGGTTTGTGTTAATGTTACTGTCTAAGACGTAATTTCAGCAATCTATAATGCTTTCTTAACATTAGTATCAATGCTTGTTGACAATGTCCAAATATCTTCTGTATCAGTCTCATCATTGTTACGCAATCTACCTTGATTAATTCCAAAGCTTAATGGACTAGAATCAGAAGTAATCCAATCAGTAATAACGGTACTAGCACCGCCACCTTGATTAGCTGCCCAAGTAATCCAATCAGCAAATGATCTTGTAATACCATGAACTGTAAATAATAAATTACCAGGGTCAACTCCAGTAACATTATTAGAATCCAAATGTCCTTTATTATCAATCTTAGCCGCCATTACAACAGCCTATTGTGTATTACTTAACTAAATTGTCGGTGTAGCCCAAATACCTTCAGCTCCAGGATCAGCATGTTCAAAAGTCACAGTTGGACTTACAGGGTCTGGCTTCACCTTAACATCAATCCAATTACCGCCACTAGGTTTAGCACCATGCATGCGGCCATACCCATCGACAATTAAGAAATCTCCAGGCTGCATTGCCGCAAACTTATTCAAGATATCATTCATTTGATTCATGATACCTTTAACCGTTGTATCTTCGCGCGTATTTACATTAGATGAATCAAGTGTTTGATTAATCTTTAAAATTAATCCATGTGCCGTATTAAGCTAGCGTGCAAAACTTTCAAGCTCAACCAATGCAGGCTTTGTATCTATAATATATAAATCTACTGTACTTGGAATTAAATTAGCATCAGCGTCCCAAATCGAATATTCAGGATAATAACCCGCTCTATCTTTAATAATAATAGATTTTTTAATATACCAAACTGTTGATTCAACAGATGATTTTGTCAATCTATCATCAAGTACGTATTGTCCATTATTTTTAATATAATATTTATTAGGCTAATAAATATATTTTATTGTATTTTCATTTGTTAATGTATAAAATGACCCAGACTATGCAATATCTTCTGCAGTAGCTTTTAAATAATTCTTTTCATTGTCACAAATATAAACATTATCTGCAACTAATGTATTACTATCTACTAGCTACTCACGATTATCAACAAAAAATGCAGAATATTCATAATCTGTATGAATACCTTCTATGCTAAGACTATAAATATTTTTAGCAACTGCTTTTGCGTAATCATCTATATTACAACTACGCCAGCCAGAACTAGGATCATTATAATAAACACTGTAATTTACTGACAAATTTTCATCTATTTTTTCAGTAGCATTAGCAGGATATGCAATTAATGTCGTAGGATAAAAACTTGTTGGATAATACAAATAAACAAACTATGCATTGTTTTCATCCCAGTCTAATTTAGGCTACCAATTTACACCTATATAATAAACAACTCCGGCCGCAAGCTCTTTAACAGGTTGATAGACTTTATCTTGATCTTTATAGAAGAAAACAGAAGAACTTTGCATGCCGTAAGATACGTCCGGCTTATTCAATAAGCTCTTTAATTCGGATAATATCTTTGTGCTAATTTCTGCATTATAATAAAATCTACTATTATTTGGCGAATTTTTTGTAACCCATGAACTCTCTTTGATGGAATAATCATTCTTATTCAATCTAGAATAATATTTAACACCTACTTGCATATTTTCTTCAGCTGCTAATTGATAACACTCACCATTTGTTGTACTCTTTTTGTAATAGGTATTAGGTTTATACAATTTTGGTGATGTCTTAACAGCAGTAAATGAATAGTAAGTTTTTCCCTCCGCAACTAAATCAGAAGGAACATAATAATAATTATTATTTATTTTTTCATAAATATCATTAGCCGTAGGATCTAGCATCTCTGTCCACGGTATATTAGCATAGGTTTTCCCTTTGCCTTTATCTGATAACACTTTGATATATGTATTATTCGCTGAATAGCTATCTAATGGCGTACCTGTAGACGAATAATATAAATTCTTTACAAATGTATCAGACGTTACATTATCTGCTTTCTTAAAATTAAAATCACCATTAGCAACTGTTAATTTATTAGCTTCATTGAAGTAAGGCGCTTGCTCTACACGATAAAATCTTTTTAATTTAGAAAAATAATAGATATATCCTAATCCATAGTTTTCTAAATTCGTTGGTAATGTATCATCATCTTTCTTGACAATAATCATACCCATAATATCGTGTAATGAATTAATGCATCCAGCTATTGTGTTAGCTTCTTGCGGCGAATAGGTTTCCCCCACAGGCAGCAATCGTTTTCCCGCACGTTTAGGATCATGACCATCTTCCCAAGCAATATTTAAATTACGCTCTGTGCCATAAGCTAAATTCCATAGCTCAGCTACTACATTACCCAATATAGGTAATCTCATTTGTAGTTCATAAATATCGGGCACATCATTACTTTCATTAACATTACCTGCAGCATCGCAAACTGCGTATCTTTGTCCAGAATAGCCAGTCAAATCACAAATCAATTCATTTGTTGTTTTATCATCAATACTATTCTTGGTAACATCAAATCCAGCTTTATTATAATAGATTGCCTTTTTCCCATCAGCAGCATCACTAACTTCATTAGCTTGCCATTTTATATCACTATTTGATCTTGTGACATATTGACCAGTAGTCTCACCTTTATCATTAATCTCAGGCACTAATTGACCATTAAGATCTTTTACTTGAACCGAGTCAGGAACAACATTACCCACTCTAAATCCATAAGGCGTAGTAATATGTAAATCATAAGTATCAGAAGCTGTGACATTTAAGTGCGGCAAACGGAATCCGCCTTCTGGCGCCTCGGGTGTAATCTTTAGCGCTGGCATAGCCGCATTTAATGAACCAATATAAATATATTTTTCTTTATATTTAGAATTATCTTCGACATACGTCTTCATCCAGATTGTGCCATCATAACCCTTAGATGATGCTTGCTAATCAATTGTTTCATAATTAGCTCTATCTTGCGCATAATGAATAGGATATAAATATTTAGATTTATTTTCATCATTTTCCTTGCCCTCTTGAATAAATTTAAATTGGGCAATTGATGTCTAATCTTCGTATTCGCCAGTAAATTCAAAAAAGAAATAACGATTCAACTTAGCTTCAAGGACTGCATCAGATGATGCAAAATGTGCTGCATAAATCTAATTAGGTATTAATCGTGGGTCAGTTGATCCCGCCTTAATAGCCTCTGTGCCCTAGAATAATTTAAATATATCACTAGCCACTTCTTGGCCAGTGACTAATTTACCAACTCGATCAAGGTCATCATTAGATAACGTAGCCACAGGAATTGCATTTTCAAGCTTAGTATCATACTTAACCAAAACATAACGTCCGGCATAAACACCATCATCAACAAACTTATCTTCTGGTGTACCGATCTAATCCATTTCAGAACGGCTACCAAATATACGGTCAAACTAAAATGGTGCTGTTGATGCTATATTTCCATATAAACTCATCTATTAATTCTCCTCCTTCTCATAAATTGCATCTACCAATAAATAACTATTTGGTGTAGCATTTAATCTATTGATAGATTCTTTATCAAATTGCAATGCGGTAATCTGTGATATATTTTCAACATTTAAATCAAATATACCATTCTTACCAACGATTATCGGAGAAATATTACCATTTAAATAAAATTTTATCCCTGGCATGGTTTGAATACCAAGCTAGGTAATGACGCCAAGATTTGTATCAACGAAGAAAATTGAACCAGTCTATAATGTATCTGCTGTGATAGTATTATTTTCTAACATAGGATAATTACGTATTGAACCTTCTCCATAATATCTATATTGTTTTAATTCTCGTGCCATTTCTCCTTAACCTCCTTCTCCATAATCTGCCAATATTCTAATAAAAGCATTTTTAATATTGCCATTAAATATTGGACTATTTTTACCAAATGTAACTTGTTGCACATTTGACATATCAATTTCTAATACGCCTCCAGGTCCAATCACAGTAAATTCTTCTGTAGCCGGTTTCCGCACTTGTACTTCGGTACCTGGGGTCGCTTGGATAGAAAGGCGTGTTAAATATTCTCCTTCAGATATTAAACCAGACAATAATTTAGAAATTACAAATGATATTTTATCTTCTACTTCCTTGTCTATATCAAAACCTGAATAATTAATTCCATCAAAATAATATTGTTTTAACATTTATTTACTCCTTTCCATCAATATAATCTTTCAGCTGCTTTCGTAGCCGTAATAGACATAGTTCCATTATAGGTTAATGATAATGTATACTTAGTCATAATATATTCACCATTAATCTTACTATTTTCATCATAAATTAAAATTCTTGTATTTGGCTCAAGATAATAAATAGGTAATGACGTAATACTAACACTTTCAGGACAATAGGAATAATTATACAACATAGTATCTAATACATCCTTAGTACTTTTGCCACGGGCGCTAATAGTAAAATCTACTTTACCGTCATTTCTGTTCAATTTAATATCTTTATCAGCTAAAATACATCTATAATAACCTGTAAATAGATGATCATCAACATCAGCCTTATTATCCATAAATAAAATAGTAGGAACTTCTCTAAAATTTATGGACGTAATTTTAGTATCATTAATAGCTTTTGCCCGATCGCCTATGATTTTAACTGCATACTTATTAATTGAACCATTAGTATCAAGAAATTCTATCCAGAAATTTAATAAACCAGGGTTGCGTACTACATTCATATTCCAAAATAAATACTCATCTTTAACTGCAAGATTATTATCTATCTACTTTTCAATAGCAATAATATCGTCGGCTATTTGTTGATCAGTCAATGAAACTAATGTATAATAAATTTCATTTTCTTTCCATTCAGTGGCTAATACATAATTAGCATGACTATCCCGTATATAGTAAGTATTTTCTTTAAATATTTCTTGTGTAATAGTTCCTACTTTTGTATATTGATATCTTATTTTTTCAATTCGTTCTGGAATCTCTCTCTTCTCTTGTTCCAATCGCTCTTTGCTTAAATAAAAATCACAAGACCAAGTAGTTAAATGAATTTTATTATTTACTTCAAGTTTTATATAGTATGTAGTTTTATCATCCCAAGCGGTAGCTAGCTAATATTCTTCATCTTTTAATATATAATATTTCTTTTCAATTATTCCCAGACGCGATGGTGTTTCAACTTTTTCATATTTTATTTCATCAGGAACAGTTGAATATTTCCAAGTCGCAATAGCATCTGGATTGAATAATTGACGCCAAAATCCTTGAATATCTTCATAATATTGCTCATAGCCAGTTTCACCAAATAAATATAAATCACCATTGGCTTGAATAATTCGTTTATAAAAATCATCAAGCTAATTAAATTTATAGTAATCACTAGCCATGTGATAAATAATTTCTCGCCAATCATCACCATTAGCTTGTGAATAAGTAATAGAATTTTGAATATACTTTTCTTTATCTAAGGGGAATAATTGCGGCAAGGCTGCTTTTGCGCGCTCTACATCTAGCTCTGTCATCTCAATAGTCGTATAAGATATTGGCTTTTTATCAATAGCATAGCGTGTGTGAATAGGCAATGTCTCGCCATTCGCGCCAGTACGCTAGCCCCAAATTGCATAGTCATTTTTAATGGCAGTTAAATTAGGATTATTATTAAATGCCGTAATCAATACGCTATCTTCAAAACTGTAGGTATAGGATGATTCCGCCAAGGCATCAACCGCATACTATGTACCATCATCATCAGACATAATTGTGTTCCATGATGTGTTGATATATGTTTTAGTCTTTTGAAATACAAAATGACCATCTAAATCATAAAAATATTCATAATCACTACCAAGCATATTCTTAATTTTATCAAGAATTGATGTTAATGATTCGCCAAGTGAAGATACAAGTTCACCGGTGTAAATTAAATCCGTAGCCTAATAACCAATAGCATCGCCAAAACTGTATCGACGAATTATACTAGGAGTGCAATTATTTTCATTATCCCAAACATATTTATAATCATTTAGCAAGAATAAATCACTATTTGCGGCCAGGGTATGCAATCCTTCAGGATCGCTGGTTACTTTCCAACCGTCTTTAAATAGCTCATGTTCTAGCTTCACATCATCGTAAATACCATTATGACTAAATACGAACAAATCTTCTTTACCACGATATTCTAATAATTCAAGCGCCTTATCATCTAAATCATTAATAATAATATTAGAATATTTTTCATGACCATACTAATGTACAGCTTCCCGAATAATCGTCTTCAAGGTCGGCCGCACATACTCCCAATTACTTACTTTTTGATAATATATAGTTTCAGAATCCCAAATTGTAGCTAATTCATAACTCAAGATTTTATCATTATCTTTAATAGCTATATAATATTCACCAGCTGCAAATTCAATCTGGCCTACTTGTCCTACTTCAATATAATCCTAGACCTCAATCTATTGTTTACCGAAGTCAACGGAGAATGGAAGTGATCCGCCGCAATCCCCATTCAACAAGCACATTTTATCTTTACCACTTAAACTAATTGTATAGTTATTTGTTGTCTATGATGTATTAAATCCAGTCAAAATAAATATTCCCTATTTAAACCAGATAATATCATCATATCTATCATCAACACGATTTTCCAATCCTATATCAATTTTAATTTTTGCCTTTAATCCCCAATAATAATCATTAATATTGATTTCATTGGCAATCATTGATAAATTGATAGTCCGGCGAACTGAAGAAGACCCATCAATATTGATGGACCCTCCAGTCACTTTGCCTTCTATTCTATCAATAGGATTTTCGTCTAGATTCAACGCGGTAATACGCGCGAATATAGTTTTCTTTTTATCTAAATCTAATTTCTTTAAAAATTCTTTGTCAAGTAGAGGATTCTTTTTCATTTAATAACCCCCTATCTTTTAAGTCACGTTCAATAGCACGATAATACGTAGCCAATGCATCACGATACTGCGGCCGTGCATTATGAATTTCTTTAGCTAGCTATTTATGAACATTAGCATCGCTAACTAGTCCGCCATTAACGCGCAATGATTTTTCAAGAATGCTATCCATGTCTAGCGTATCTTCTAATTCATCAATTTTTTGCTCTTTATAAACTTTAATTAATGCTTCATCAGATATTTCAACTTCATAGGTCTTCTTTAAAATCTCACAACAAATTTCAATAGTAACGCCAGCTCCGCAACCTATCTTAGTGTAATTACCTTCAGCTTGCTGGACGTAACCTTCAATATCTTTAATATTAAACTTACTTTCTTTACCATTTAATGTAAACCAACAATCAAATGCTTCAGGGTCATTAATAGAATCAATAATAGACCCTTCGGTATTAGCTAAAATGCCATAATTTAATTGTCTAGGCTCTGTGCGGCGGAATCTCACAAATCGCACTGCTGAAATACTATGTTTAATATCTATTAACTAATCTAAAATATTATTATTTGCACCAATAAACTACCGTAGCGGAATTGATTCAATCTCAACATTAGCGACACTTTGGAAACTATTATCAATTCCAGCTCTATATCTATAAGTTAACTAGCCCAGATATTTGGCATCGCCAGGTATTTGCACGCTAACTATTAAATCATTAGGTGAAGCATAATTAAATACACCGGTAGCACCAATAGCTACAGTTGTATAGTCTTTCTATGACTAGTTACGCAACCGCACAATAGCGCCAGGTGCGATATCTTCAAAACGAATCTCATACGCCGCTTCGCCAGTGCCTAATAATTCAACCCAGCTATTAGGATCTTGCGTATTCGATTTATATTGTACTTCACGATTATATTTTTCTTTAAAATATGTATACGATTTATCGTCCGCTTCTACGAATTCTTTCGCAGCCAATACTCGCTCAACCAGCGGCACCGTCTTCCAGCGGAATTGCATGAATTCTGGCAACGTAGTTTTTAATATTCCATATTTTATTAAATTATCATGCGTACAATCAGCTATTTCATACGCCGTACTCGTAAATGTATGTATCATTCGGCCAAGCTAATCTTCAGGCGCCAAAGAAATATTTGTTAATCTTACTAAATAATTTCCTTCACTAGGCGATCTAAATAATTTAACCTAGCCATTATTTAACCAGTCAAGAACGCTTAATTTAAATCTGCGTTCAGCCGCTACATTGTATCCACCCAGGTCATTGGTAGCACGAGGGCGACCCGCCGCAACTACTTCTTTATTATCAATTTCTTCACTAATATCAGGATCATTGTAATACTTCTTAATTTCTTCTGGGGTACGCTTTATAAGCTTCCCATCTTCATACGTCCAATATTCTGGCTCTATAGTCGCCGAACGACTAATTTTACACAACGATTTTGTAGTCAATCCTAATTGATCATCATCAATGAATAGATTGGCCTCGTCTGACATGTAAGAAAGCAATCCTGATAATGAAAATTCCTTATAATTAACAATTCCATTTCTAAAAATAAAAGGATGTTTACTACCAATAGTATCAACCTTCTACTCTAGAATATCAGTCTTAAAACTAGCGACTTTAGGGTTATATTTAATCTTCAGCTATTTTTCACCATCATACAAAAAAGCATGCTCAAAATCAGCCATAACCGCATTGGATGCTTCTTGGCGTGAATACAAATCTCTATCATTAAATTGCTATAAAGCATATTTGTAAGTCTTGCCTTGCTCAACAGTAAAATCTTGCCATTGCCATTTATCAGGATGAATACCATACAATCTAAATCTTGTAACTTCTTCCCAAGTGGCATAATTCTCTTCTAAACAACTACGCGTCAAAAGAAAAGCGCCTTGAATAAACTAGCTCTTGCTAATTTCAGAAGTGGCATTAAAAGTAATCGTAATACAACCTTCTTCTTCGTTATTTTCAGCATGCAATGGCAAATCGTAATCTGGCGCAATAGTCTAGCGCTAAATTAATGTATAAGATGGGCTAGCTACTGTTAATAAATTGTTAGTAGTAATAATATACTAAATTTTATATAATGAATGCTCATCAAGGTTAATATTAAATGTCCAATTATCAATAGACTCATAGCTAGCAGTATTATTTTCAATATTATGTATCTGTTCACCACTATCGGCAACGATAGCACCAGTGCTATCATAAATTACAAATCTATAATCATGTACTTTCTCGGTAGCATCCATGTATAATGAATTATCAGGCATCATAATCAAATGCCGCACATAATACTGTCTTCCTGCAGTATAAGTAACAGAAGCATCAAGTATATACTATCTATTAGCAACATAATAATAATATGTATTTTTCACATAATTGTCTTCATCAACTTCTACTGGCTTGTAGGTAAAGCTACCCTAGGAATATAATCCAACAAAAGAAGCTTGATTAAGATTAATTTTTCTGCGGCTAAGCATCGGAATAGTCACTTGCGGCAAGGAAGTAAATTTAATTACACCAACTGTTGAATAATACCCAACAGTTCCAGTTTCTGCATCAATGTAAGCTAACTATATTTTGTAAAACTAACCCATTGAAAAATATTTATTTTTACGAAGATAATAAATCTATGTAGTATTATATTCAATACCTTCGTCAAGTTTATATTTGTCTTCATCTATTTGCACATAATAAGTGCCAGCAATCCAATTTTCGCCATCTTTTAAATCAACACGTTGATAATCATAATATTCATCAACATTGTCAGCAGTAATAATATCAAAATAAGCGATATTATTATCAAAATCTATGCGGCTAGCCGTTGGCTCAAGAATTACAGTGTTATTTTGCACTGTCTTAATAATCGCTTTGATCCCGGCTACTTCGGTTTTATGGACCGCCGCATTCATAGAAAATGGTACTTGAATAGTTATAGCACCAAGATAATCAGCATAAAATGCAGGTAATGTTCCCGCTATTTGTGGTGGATATAATTTCATCCTTGTACCTCCTTTTCCTCTTTCATTTTTTTAGCCACCCAAGCTAAGCATTCTTCTTGTGTATACTCCCTTGTTGATAATGGCGTTACCGCACTTCCAGTATACTAACGTGGATTAATAAATACTAGCTCATTGCTCTCCAAGGGTTCTTTATTTTTATCATAAATTATTATTTTATAAGCAACTTGCGCCGCGTCTGGTGGAAATGAAACAAATATTGTACCCATAATAGCACCTTCATCAGTTGCCGCATGATAATAATATACTTCGGTCGCATTATAATCATAATTACTTCCAGCTACTCGCCGCACAACAGCAAAATCAATCTAATTCATCAATGATAATGGTATGCTTGGAGCTAAGACTTCCGTAACAGTATCATTGATTACACGTGTCCATGTAATACGCAATGGCTAAGCATTATTCCATTCGTATTCACTCAATGTTAAGCTTTGATTATCACCATAACGCGATATTACCAAACTATCTTTATCCCGCCCTGTGGCATCTTTAGCTGCAGCTGCATTAATACTGCCTATAATAAATTTCTATTCATCATAATCATGATTTGGAACCAATACATAAACTGTATCATTCTTTTTTAAATTTGTCAAATGAGTATAAGCATAAAATGACGCTGAACCATTATTTACTAAATATTTGCCAATACAAGCAAAATTATCATCTACGATACTGCATTTTACCGTGGTATCATACGACATTTGGGCCAGCCGCACTTTTAATATTTCATCTACCGCTTGACATATATTTTCTGCATAATCTGCCATTATATTGGCCTCCTTTGTCTCAAAAATATCTTTCTATATTATTTTCATTTTTTAAGTATTAGTATTGTTGAAATTAGACCAATAAAAAATAGGCGAGCCTAATTTCTTAGACTCGCCTAAAATGATATATTAATAATTGCGATTTGCATATTGCGATGCACGATTAATAAGTGTATCGAATGCTTCTTTAATTTCATCATGATAAATTGCATTCGGGAATTGTGCTGTAATTTCAACCCTTTGTTCTAGATTAGCATGCGCCAGTGTGCCTATCTTTGTTGCGCCTACACTCAACAGACCAAATGATTGCATTAAAGCTTGTAGATCGATTGCGCTAGCTATTTGACGAATCAAGCTGACCGCGGCAAGAATATTCTAAGTATCTTGCTTATTAAGCACTAGCTCTTTTTCGTGAAGTGTAGCAAGTTTACCTTCAGGACCCCACTTACCAGTGTAACCACCAGTATCGTATGAAGGTAGGATGGGATTATAATGAATCAAAGCTTTATTTGGTAATTCATACCAAGTATCTGTATTTTTTATTTTAACTTTGTAGCTATTTTTAAAATATTTAGATTCCCCAATTGTTCCGCCCGATTCTCCATACCATTTAGTTATTCCACCCTATTCAATTGATAAACTTAACCAGCTTTTACCTCCATCTGGAGTGTAAAAATAATTACCTAAATATTCCGCAATAACACCACTGTCTTTTGCAAAAGAATAAAGATGATTCTTAACTATTTTCTCTGGTGCTTCAGAAATAACGACGGGCTTATATTCTATATTGTTTTTCTGATCTTCAAGAAAATCTTTAATATTAGCATATTTTTCTTTCCAACTCAATTTAGTATTCTTAATCTAAGCATTAAAGATATATTTTTCATCCTAATGTTTCATATATTTTTCATAAGACATATACAGTTTTTGATATTTTTTTTCTTCAGCTGCAGCAGCCGCAGTTTGTCGTGCCTGTTGATCAGCTTCAGCCTTAGCATTTGCTTCATCTTCTTTAGCTTTATTATAAGCATTTTTAGCCGTATCTTTCTTAGTATCTATTCGACCTTGTTCATAGGCAAAACCTTCACGCTGTTTATCATAATTCCAAGCAGGATCATCACTAATTGCTTTATATTTATCATTAATTGTTAACTCTGCATCTGCTTCTGCGGCAACACCTGCGTTATATTTATTACGCTCATCTTGATAAAGCGAAGCATAATAAGCACGTTCACTATCGCTAATACCTTCTTGCTTAGCTTTATCACGATACTCATTCATCTTCTTATAATGTTCTTTGGTATCATCAGAAATATTTGTTGACTATACTAAATTACCATTATAATCATAATAATTTATTTTTTCACCAGCACTATCAGAATTCCAGTAAACTTCTTCACGAGTATCTGCATTGCCGGTCGCCGCAAAATCTGCTACTGCCTACATAGCCGCTAACGCCGCATAAGCTTTATTAGCTATTCCTTCATAATGTAAAGCTACATTACCTAATGCATCAGCAAAATCTGCGTATTTTGAAGTTTTTGTTACAATTTCTTGCGCCACTTTTTTTAAGGCTTCGACGACACCACCATTACCATCTTCACCAATTAAAGCAATACGGATAGCATCACTTTCTTTAGTAATATTTGACATTTTCTTTTTTAAATCATCAAATTTTAATCCGGTATTTTCTGTAACTTCTTTAACAACTTTATACCAATCATTTAAATACTTACCACATTCTTCTGTATATATCTAATAAGCTTCTTGCCAAGAAGAACATTTATTAATGGTTTCTTCAAAAGTCATTGACCAAGCATCGCGCATGATTTTAGCAGTATTTTCTTCTGAATAAGAAATAGCCATATTTCTATCATTAGTTAATGCTAATATATAAGGAGAATATTGTTGATAAATTTCCTAAATACGTAATTCGCGTTCTTCAGTTGATAATGTTAAATCATTATTAATTTCCTTAATTTTATTAAACATTTCTTGTTGAATTTGCACAATTAATTCAGCATTTTTATTAGCAATTTCTAGCTATTTATTATACAAGTCATTTTCTGCATCTTGAACAGCTTGTTGTGCTTTAGTAATATTTTCTTGATCGGCAGTAAATACATAACCATAATTGCCTTCAGCATCGCGTGTTAGTCTAACAGTAGACTTAGCATTCTATGCTTCTTCAAATGCCGCACGTGCTTGAATTAACTTAAATTCAGCATCCATAAGTGCAAGCTAATTCTTACTTAACTTTTCTTGCTTTTGCGCATTTTCAAGCCGCATTTTCCACATTTTTAATTCATTTTGATAATTTTTATTGGTAGTCTTAGCCAATTCTTGTGTAACATTATTAATGCGCTTTTGTGTTTCATAGACTTGATTAGTTGTAGTATAGAACAATTCACTGAACTTGCTCATCATTGACATTGATTGATTTAGTCTTTCAAATGTTGTACCACCCGTCAATGTTTTTTCAAGCTATGCGGCCGCACGGTCTAATCCATTTTTAACTAGGTTCTGTGTAGCTTCAATCTTCTCTTCTAGCGTTTCAAAATAAGCTTCAGTTTTTTCTTGTAACTAATTTGTTACAGCTTCAACGTCTTCTTCAAGTTTATTGGGCTAGGACATTAAGAAATCATATTGTGCTTGTGCCGCATCCATTTCAGCTTTAGCAACTTGCAACTTATTATCAATATTTTTTAAACTAGCAGTATATAGTAATTCCATTTTATCATAGTCTTTACTATTACCAGTCAATTCCATAATATTTTTATAATGTTCAGTTAACTTAGTTAGATGCTCGAAAGTTTTAGTATATTTTTCAATTTCTTCATTCATATTAGACAAGAAATCTGTATAATATTCTCTCATTTCTTTATCTAATTCATATAAAGCATCAATATTATCATAAATTGCATCATAAATTTCTTGTAATCCTGCAGCATAATCAGCCTAAGTAATTTCTTTATTTGCCCATTTTTGCTCTAACTCACCATAATGATTTTCATAAGTCTATAATGTCGTTAAATTTAAATCTTGTTTTTCGTTTAATAAATCAAAAGCTTCAGCTGCCTTATAAACATTATTTTCAATGCGACTAAAATGGGAATCAAGACGTTTCATATCTCTATCAATAAGATCTAACTTTTGTTCTAATGCCTCTGTTAATTTTTCATAATTCTTTTGTAATTTTTCAGTTTGTTTATCAAATAAATTATCTTCAGCATCTAATAAAGTTTCCCATAATTCTTGATATGCATCTAAATCTTTTTTTGATATAATGCCTTCACGATATAATTGCCAGCCATTAGTCATCTTTCCAGTAGAATCAAAATTAGCGCCTTTAGCTTTTAATAATGCCATACGAATTTTTAATTCCTCTTTTAATGTTGCAATTTCATCTTGTGTGCTAGCAATTACCTAGTCTATTAATTTACTTTCTTCTTCTAGCGAAGCCAACTTATTAGCTCCATATAATGTTTCAGTAATTTTTTGCTGACGCGATAATAATCGATTTAAATATTCGATTTCTTTTATAATATCTTTAGCATATTTTAAACTTTCTTTGGCCGCATCTTTTATATAGTCTAACTGCTCTTTATAGGTTTCTTCATCAATCTCACCATTTTTTAATTGCTCATTTAATTTCGCAATATCTTTTGCATAAGAAGCCTATTGCTGCATTAATTCAGTACTGCGTTCACTAGCCGTAAATAAATTATTATATAATGTCAATAATTCATTAATCTCATCTCTAGAACGCTATTCTCGGAAAAATCCTTCATCATATTCAGGATTATATTTCTTTAAAATACTCCATACGCTATCAACTGGATTACCCTAAGAATCTGTGGTAGCAGAAAATATTGCATCAATAGCATGTGCTCTGCTATTAACTGTTGATATAGAAGCTCCCTCTCCAATCAATATCTAAGAAGTTAAACGATCATTTTCTTTTAATTTTTTACTAATCTCAATATACTATTTTAAATCATTAAGTTCTTGCGCAGTCTATGCTTCAATTGATTTGGTTAATTCAGCTTTATTGCCATTAAATCTAAATTTATTATCGCCAACATATTGAAATAGTTTTTTTAATTCAACATTATAGGCAGTTAAAGCCTCATAGTCTTCTCGACTAATCGTTTTACCAAAATCAATATTTTCTAATACTGCATCAATATTATTTAAATTAGTTAAAAGATCATTAAATGTAGGTATTGTATTATGTGTTTGGCGGACAGCTTTAACCCAATGCTCAAATTCATCTTCACTCATTGATAGTTGTACGCCTAGATTTGCTAACGTATTTTTAACTTGGCGACCAATATCATAAGAACTATAATCTAGTTGACTTAATGCTTTTAAAGCTTCATTAGAACCTCCGGCTAACTATTCAATTCCCTATGAAATAAAATTCGCATTCTAAGAATATAATGGATTATTCTTCATTTCATTCATTATATTCGCAAAACGTTGAGCGGTTTCTAAGTTAATACCATTTACATATGCTAAATTAGCTGCCGCACTTGTATTAAACGATTCCCAAGCCTTGGCATTATCTTCTTTAGCTTTATCAATTGTAGCTAAATATGTATCCCAAGAATCTACCCCTAAAACTTCTTGAGCATATTTATTTAATCCTTCCGAACTTGAATCTTTTACGCCTAATGCCTAAGCCATTTCTGTATTAGATAATTTTAAGAAATCTTCAAATTCTTGACGAGTTGCACCTTCAAAGTTTTTATTAACTAAAGCAGACCGCGCTGCCGCATTGTTTGCAGTTGCGCTATAGGCTTCAATAATCTAGTTCTTATTTTTTATTAATGCGTTCTAACCTTGCTGAACTTTATAAAAACTCTTTAAATCTTGTTCATCAATTTTAGCTTCTTTATATTTTTTAGCATCAGTATCATAATAACGATATTTTCCATTGCCTAAATAACTAACTTTCTCACCCAACGAATCTTTATATGCATTAAAATAATCACGTCCAATATTATCTTTATTATTTGCATACGTATTTCTCCAAGTTGCTTCAGTCTACTCTTGTGCCTTTGATATAATATCTTTACCAATATTAGCCAAATCTGGTAATGCGCCAGAAGCCACTAAATTTTCATCAGTACCTAGAGTATTACGCGCAAGCTATAAAGCCTACTATTGTTCAAGCTCTTTATTAGTATTATAAGATTCAGCTAACTAATCTAGGCTATCTTTATTATCATACAAAGCCTAAATCAATTTTTCATCTTGAATACCAAGTGCCTCTAATTTTTCAGAAAATTCTGTATAGGTTGTATCACTATTAATATTTAATTCTCCAGAACGCAAAGCTTCCATTACAGTATCATAACTAGCTTCTTTTTTAGCAATATTACTATCTATCGCTTCACTAGCAGCAATGGTACTCGCTCCAATTATTGCAGAAACTAAAGGTCCTACAACAGGAATAAATAAAGCAGCTGTGGCAGCTATACCTCCACCAATGCCCCACCATAAATCATTTTTAGCCTGATCACCAGCAATACTACGTTTTAACTAAGTATTCTAAGCCTTATCAGCCGCTTGCTATGCGCGTAAATTAGCGCTATTTGATACATCTTCTGCTGTAATCGTTTTTTGCTCTGCTTCATTAGAAATACGACGCAATGATTCTGATTTAATAATTATACGACCATCGCTTGTAATAGAATAATCAGCATCTTTAATTAATTTATATTTACTAATTAAACTTAAAGCTTGCTTATTAGCTTCTTTCAATGCTGTTTCATATTCTTTTGTTCCTTGTGTTAATTTATCTAATGCAGTCTAACCATCTCTATAATCTGAAATTGATTTAAGCATTTCATCATAAGCTGCTTTAACACTCTTATAAGCCTCTGCCAATCTTTCAGCTGATTTAGCTGCTTTTTCAGATTCAATCTTATCTTTATTATACCAATCAGAAAACTTTTTTGCGACTAATGTAATTAAACCAATTAAAAGAACAAGGGCAGCAACAATGCCAGTAATAATCCAACCAATGGAGCCTAAAGCTATCTATGCCTTAAGACCAGATTTAACTGCCTCATCTCCAACTTCTTTTTCACTCTTTTTTAATGCTTTATTGGTTATTATCTAAGCAAGTTTTTCTACCCGCAATATTTTAGCCAAAGAAATTATAGTAGGTATTAACATAGCCATTGAACTTAATGACTAAATAATTTTTTGTCCCGTTGTTAAATCATCATTCGACCAAATACTTCCTAACTATTGCACAGCAGTAATTGCCATACTTAAAGACATTAATCCAGTAGTAATATCTGTAATGGTCTAAGATATTTTAGCATTATGATTTATATCAAGAACATTATTTTCAGGATCTTCTTTGCCAAAGCCTTTATGGAAAGCATCATCTGCTTGCCCTTCTAAAATCCCCGCTGTTCTAGCACTATCATCTACGGGATTAAAATATTTACTAGGATTAGTTACACCTTTAGCATGATATTTATCTATAATATCCTCTTGCTATTTGCTATATGTACTTGCCTAATCGGTCATAGCTTTATAACCAGTTTTAGTAGTTTCTTCAAATTCTTTAAAAGCTTTTTCAACATCTTTGACTGTACTTTTACTATCTTTAAGTACTGTCTAAAATTTTTCTATTGCTTTTAATTGTGCCTCATAAGCCTAAGTATTTCCAAAAGAGCCTTGGCTCATTCCAATAGCTGATTTATAACTCTCACTAAAGCCTAGCATATCTGATTTAACTGTTGCTAGCTAAGCTTGTTTTCCATGTTCAGATATGCCTGGGGTATTAACTAATCCAAGCTAAGTATTATAAGATGTAAAAGTTGTAGATGCATTACCAGTAATATGATTTAAATATTCTTCTTTCTAAGCCGCTTGACGATAAGTTTCAACATCTTGTTTAGTTTCATTTCTAATTGTCCGAGTCGTTGCTTCATCTGCAGAACCACCCATACGTTGAATACGATAATCAGCTAATCGAGTTCCCTAAGCTTCTGCAATTTTTTTAGAAGTATTTTCTGCGGCTTCAGCTTCTTGTGACATTTTTACAATTTCATCTGCAATAGCCTAGCAGTTTTTAATGCGTTGCGCATATTCTTCTTTTTTAGCATTAGTTAAATTCTTGGTTTTATCAGCCATCTCGGCTGTTCTAGTTGCAATTTCAGCTGTTAATATAGCTTCTCGCTAAGCCGAAGTAGCATATTGGCTATTTCCATTAACAGCTAATGCATTTTGTTTAGCTAATGCAGCTGTTTCATTTAGCATAGCCTGTTTACGTTTATCACCTAAACCAACAAGAATACCCAAATCATTAATCATAGATGACATAAAAGCAGGCAATTCTTTAGCATATTTTAATAATACAATCTAACTAATCATGCCTAAAATACCCTTTAAGCCACCTAAACTTTCCATTACAGCATTTATTCCATTAAGAAATTTACTAAAACCATTAGTTAATGAAATAAAAAATTTATCATCTAATAATGCATGATAAATTTCTTCAGCTGAAGCTTTAACACGATTTTTTGCAGCTTCCCATGATTCAGCATAAATTTCTGCTTGTCTAGATAAAGTACCTTCAGACTCTGCCGCAACATTAAGATTTTCTTGCATATAATCCCAGTTGTCAAGAATAGCAATTAACTGTTGATATTGGCGTGTACCGCCAACTGCTTGAGCAACAGCAACTTGGGTACCGCGATCAATTTGATCCCATTTAGCACCTAATTCATTTAAGATATCGTCCATATCTTTTAATTCGCCATTGGCATTTTTAATATTAACACCAATTGCTTTTAATGCTTCAGAATACCGACCAAGAGTAGTACCATCATCTAATGTTTTACCTAATTCCAAATCTTGAATACGAGCGAATAATGTTTTAAATGCTGTACCTACAACATCAGCACTTTGACGAGTTTTAGCGACCACTGTAGCTAATGCAGAAGTAGCATATTCATAAGACAAACCAACTGTTCTAGCTATAGCTGCAAATTTTTCTAGACCTTCGGCAATTTCAGTTGTGCTAGAGGCAGTTGATGCACCTAATGCTGTAATTACATCAATATAAGATTCAAGAGAACGAGAGCCGTCATCAAAATTATTCCAAATAGCAGTTAGTTGTTCTGAAACGGTCTTTGCTGTATTACCAGTAACATTTGCCATTTTGACAGTTAAGTCAGTACGTTCTTTAACTTGTTTATCATCCAAACCCTGTTGATAATAAATTAATGCAGCTTTAGCATAAGTATTAGTTGTTGTATTTAATGCTTGTGCCGCTTTATTTGCTTCTTTAGCAAACTTAGCCATTTTTTCTGAACTAGCTTCAGTTACTATCTATATATTTGTTAAAGATTCATTTAATTTTTGAGCATAAGTATAGGCACCCGAAATTGTACTCATAAATCCATGTAAAATACTAGAAGAAATTTGCCAACGAGCTGTATTTTTTAAAGTAGTTAACAAGCCACTTAATTTCGTGCCTAAATTTAAAGCCTAATTATCAGCCAAAGCAATGCTACGAGTCAATTGTGTAAAAGCTTTTTGACCATTAGCACCACCTTGTAATAATCGCTAGCTTAATACAGTAAGGTTTTGATTAGATTTAGTTAAACTAGCCAAAAATTTATTTAAATCTAATTTTCCAGTATCTACATTGACAGCCTTTTGTAAATGTGTCTAAAGATCTCTGGCTGCTTCTTTTGCATTATCTAAATTTAAATTTTTAAATGCCGCACTGCTTGTATTTTGAATAGCAGTTAAAGATTGACTCAATCCTTTTAAAGCCTATTGCGCAGCTGCAGTATCTGCAGATACTTTTAAATTAACATTTAATTGTTTTGCCATATATTTATTGCTCCTTTCTCTCATATTTATAAAATGAAAAAGGGGAACTAAGCAAGAATAAAACTTACTTAGTTCCCCTTTTATTCTCATTTATTTTTGAAAAATCAAATAAATGAATTAACCTAATTTGGTCAAAGTCTCTTTCAAAACTGCTAGATTTTTTTCATCGCCCAGCTTCTTTTGAATCTCAGTAGCATCAAGATTAAGATTATCATAATCATTCTTCATAGCATCTAGAATACCATACGCTGAATTACGATAATTATAAATCTTTTCAATTTGCGCATTTACAAGTGTATCCATAAAATTCAGTTCATCTGGACCAATCTTACTCTTTACTATACTTAGCAATCCACTTGCGATACACATATCATACAATTTACCAGGATCAGATTTTTGTTTGTCCGTAAAGGTTAAATTTGTATAATAGAATAAAACACAAAGATCAAACCACACTGTTAAACTAATCTCATTAATAAACGCGTTTTCAGATTGTACATTTGCAATTATTTCTTCCATAAATTTTACTCTATTGTCCGTTGTTAAGCGCGGCAATACTTCTATATCAATTTCGCCGAATTGTGCATTAATAGGAACAATCGCTGTATTTTTTATATTTAATTTACTAAAAGGTATTTTAGCCATAATCAAATCTCCTTTATCTCTTTTCTATAGTTATTATAACAAAAATTTTTTGTTATGTCAAATTTTTTATTTTAACATACTATCATACTAAGCCTGTGTAAGCTATAAAGTAGCTGTATATTTAATTGTTGATAATGCTCTAAAGGCAGCATTATTTAATGATTCGGTTTTCGCATATTTTTTGGGAGATTTAAGTGGTAGTCCTTCTTTTGTCTCCCATGTAATTTGCAACATATTTTTATGTCCATTTCGCCCAAAAAGCAATGGTATTAATTTATCATAAATAGGAATTACCCTAAAAGGCTATTGTGATGTTCTAACAACGGTAATTAAAAGCTATGATTTTAATTCATCTAACCCATGATGACCAGAAATACTAACAATGCCCATCAATTGCCGTAATGATTTTAACTAAGAAAAAATTCCGGCTTCACTTCTTACAGTAAAAAAAGTTCTCCAAAAGAAATTTTCTTCTGGCGTTTCACTATTACTCGCACCAAATAAATCACTATTAGCTATCATAGCAACAAAGTTAACATGCTAAGCTACATTAATGCCCTTATCTAATCCATACATATTTTTAGCACTAATACCTAACTATTTTACAATATCAGTACCATTCTACCATCCATCTACATCAACAATAGCATCAGATTTCTAAGCTGAACTAAAACGCACTTTTTTATCTGTACCATTAAAATTTACGATCGAAGATAATGATTTACTACCTGCCGTTTTAGTTAAAGATACAGCATTAGAATAATTTTGCTACCCCATAATTTCATCTTTCTACAACACCTTTAATACTTCTGCTATTGCTTCGTCAGATGCTTCATCATACATATTAGCTAATACTCCTACAATACGCTACAATGCCGCTTCCAACAATTTACCGTTTAAACTTTTAATATTATTTAATAATGCAAAAAACGATTGCCCCGAATCTTCTAATCGTTGTTTGCCACTAGCAGTAAACATATCTGGATAAGAAACCGATTTTACACCTAATAATGTAGAATCTAATTCAAAAGTATCTTTTAACTAAGATGGACGCCTTCCTCCACTCTGCTCTGCCTAAATAATCGCTTGTTCATTTGCTTTCTGTAAACCAGTCAATAAATTAGACATATATGTTTTCATATCATCTGTTTCTGTAAATAACTTATTCAATTCATTCTATATTTTAATAGCCCTAGCTGTCGCATTATTTAATCGTATCTACGACTATAATCGACTAATAGCCTATTTAATTGCTGAAGCAGGATTTGTAATTCCCTATCCTTCGGTTATATTATAAATCGTTCCCGCATTAAAATACATACTTATCCTCCTTTCTCGCAAATAAAAATAGGGAAGATAGCTAAAACTATCTTCCCTTAAAATTTTTATTAGTCACTCGTAGGTCTGATTACTCTATCATAATCATCTACAACGTCAGTAGACTTTGTTCTCGGGCGGTTAAGTTCAACCGCATTCTCACCATCAAATACCTGAATAGCAGCAAGAACTTTCTTTGTCTTGTTAAATCTAGTATAATCCGGGAAAGCATCCATCGTGAATGTGAATGTAGAAGGGTCGCCAGTAGCAGCCATCGTAAATGTAAAATTCGACTGAACCTTGCAATTAGGAATTATAAATTCTGCAGGATGATCAACTCCGGCCTGATCACGGAATAATGTAGAAGCTTCAAGATAATAATTACCACCAAACTTGTCAGGCGTAATATTAATCTGCTGAACGCCACTCTTCTTTTCTGTGTAATAGTCAACAAGAACAACACAACCAGTTACAAACTTATCAAGATCATCAGAATCTTTAAGTGTTAAAAGGCCATAAGGAGCATCATGTGTAGCATCTGCTTCTTTTTCAACAATCGTTGCAGGAATATAAGGCTCAGAACTTACTTCACCATTGTCCATAAGCATAACATAAACCATATCTTCACCATCGCGAGTATAAGGAACCTGGTCAACTTCAATTTCAACTTGGCCACCAGCTGTAACAGTTACATCATCTGTCTGTTCAACTACATGGACCTTGATTGTTTCATTTTCATTAGCTTCAATAAGTCCAGCACCAGAAAGAATCATAAATCCAGCAGGGGAAATAAGTGCATCTTCCATTGTGAACGTAACTGTACGCTCACCTTCCCAAGCTATTAATCTACTATTGCCACGACCACCTGTCGCATAAACAGTTGTAGCAGCACCTTCCATGCTAGAAGTCTTCAATGTATCAAAATATATAACAGGTTCGCCCTTATAGAAAATCTTATTACCAATCTTCTGAGCTGCCTTCGCCTTCAACACAACGTCGCATATTTCGCGCACACCTAGTTTCATAAGGTTTTTCCTCCTTGATATAAAAAATTTTTTTAATGTATGTTTTTCATCCAATCTTCAGGTTTCCCATCTCCAGATGCGCCAGCCAAACGAGCTTTAATATCAATATCCCAACTAATATACATCTGAAAACGTTCAACTAAATCAAATAATTGAAACAAGGTTAAATCTAAACAATCTTGTAAAGACATTGAAGGTATTCCAATGGTTAATACAGATATATACTAAGTAAAAATATTATTTCTTTGTTCGCCCTTTTGCGCAGCGACCCTTTGGCGTCCTCTAGCCAGCTTCTGTGCGATTTGACTCGCCGCCGCATTTGCTGGATTAAAAGAACTAGAATCCTAAAGATTAGAATTTAAACAACAAATCTATTTTATTACTTCCTACAAATATTCAAAATTATTTTCTTCTACTATAATTGGATTATTTTCACCTATTGGTAAAAACATCAATGAATTAGGAAGAAAAGAAATTTTATATTTAGGAAACAATATTTGTAATAATGTCATAACTATTGCTTTTTTGTCAGCAGTAGTCTATTCAGTCATTATCGTCATAAATACTTGAAAATTTGAGGTATTCTATAGAATAGTTTCGCCCTCCGGTATTAAATTTTTAGATACTGTAAGGCATTGTACTCCAATAAAAAAATCTGACTCGCCAATAAAAGCAATTTCTCTTAATGTAGGCTAATGAATTATTAACTAACATTCAGGAATTGGAATATCAGCACCAGCCATTAATACCAATGATGAAATCATAATTCATCCTTAATATTAAATATTGTATCAAAATTCTCTTTCATTGCCTATTCATCTGCCGGGTTAGGCATACCCACTTTGTCTTCTCCGCCATGAATAGCTATATATCTAAGACAAATACCATGAAATTCAGCGTTTATATTTACTCGTGCTGCGCCTTGAAATTGCAAAGTTCCTATACCAGTTAATTTCTAATCACTAATCATAGAATCAATTTCAGCGGCAATACGGTATGGCCGTAATTTCATATCATCCAACTGCCACTAGTCTAAATGACAAATAATATCAAATTCAACTACATTATCTCTAAATTCAGGATTAGTTGCATTTGGAATAAAAGTATCAAAATCAATATAGACATACGCTTTTACAGAACCATCAATCGGTAAATAAGGTGTAATTTGAATTTGTTTACCCATCATTTCAACAGCATCATTAGTAGACACTACTGGCTTAGATAAACAATCAGGCGTTGTATAATACAACAATTTCTTTAAATTATTATTTTTTAAAAACTAAGAAACAATAATTTCTGTGTCTTTTTCTACCGACAGAAAGCTAGAGTGCGGAAATTTATATTTTTCTATTTTCATACTCACTACTCTCCTTTACCTCTTTAGAACAACGATTCAACTACTATTGTTCTTTTATAATCATTTTCAGTGCCAGTACCATACATTAGATCAAACTATCCATGATAAGAAGTTGTCCAACGCAAACTAGCACATTCTTGCCCACCCGCATTTTTAAACGTTTTTATTTCTACTGGAACTTTTTTATCTTTTCCTAAATAAAATTTTCCAGGTAGCGTACCTAAATATATATATTCATAAATCTTTTTAGGCTTAATAAATATTTCACCATGAACCAATGAAACACTATCTTGCGGATTTGGGTCTAATGGTTTTGTAATTAAAGCACCCACAAGACCATTATTTATATCATCTTCTTGCTCATTTGCATAATATTCTTTAGCATGTACTTCTAAAATACCAGGGGTACTAATCCAATCAATTGCTTCTACACGCCAACAAGTTTTATCATTGTTTAAATAAAATTTAGAATAACGATTAAAATAACTTTTGGTATGCTCATTATTAGGTAATAATAATTGTAAAGAATAATTAGGACTATCTACTGTAATAGAATGACTAACTCTCTAATCAAGCTACTCTTGTTTTGGGCCAATAACTGCTGCATAAGTAGAAGTTACTTTTCCATCTTCTTCCCAAGATATCTAATATGAACAACGTCTAATTTTTCCACGAAAATAAGCAAGTTCTGTCAAATCCTGTAAATAAATTAGCCAATAGCTATTAGTTCCAACCCATTCAAAAATATCGCCAGGTTGAAAATTAAATTCATATCCAACCGATACAATTTTTTCATCATAATCTTGACTAATTTTATTGGGATTTATTAATGCACGTACAGGAGGACGTTCAATTTCCCCCTCCATAACTTCATCTGGATAGGGGATAAATTTCTATATTAAAGCTCCTTGATATGAATACAAAGTCGCTTTGTCTAAACTACGACGCTTATCTTTTATCATACGTTCTTGCTGAGTATAGCCACCAGAAGTATGAAGCATTTTAGCCATATCATTAACCCCTTCAATAGGACTAGGCATATTTTTCATATACGGCATTAAATTTTGCATATGATACTAGAAATTTAACTAGACCAATTTATCTTCAAGTTCTTTGTTCGGATAAGACATTATTTTTTATTTCCTACAATAGACTTAACGATTCAAATACAGTTTTTCTATATATTGAAAAATCAAGTTCTATGTATTCTTTTAATCCTTCTAATTTACTTAAAAGCTATAAGAAAAGCGGTATTTGATAAAAAATTTTACCTAATCCCGCAATTTCTAATATTACCGTATCTAATTGCTTGCCCCAATCTTCGCCATGCTCACGCATAGGAATTAATTTCCATAATTGATTAGTTAATCTAGTTACATTTGTCTCAAAACTTTCGTATGAAAATTCTATATCATATTTACTTAATAGCACTATTTTCTCCAAATTTATACCAAGTAGAACGATATATACCGGTATCTGGATTTTTTTCACGTCGCTTATACAATCTCTAAAAATGATGTGTCTATCTATGACACTCAGTTTTTAAAGTAATTAATTTAGCTAAATGATTAGCCTATGAAGTCATTTTAAAATCTGACCCTGAATATTTCATACGTGTATTTTCAATTGAAGTAATTTGACGCTGTAACCAGTTTTCAATCATAATAAAGGCTAAAATATTAATTTCTTCAGATGATAATTCAGCAGCAAATGAAGACTCTTCAATTAAAACCATCGGAGGTGCGTCTGGATCTGCATCTCCATCTAGCTCATTCCAAAAGACACCAAGGATAAAATCCTCTGGTGTAACTTCATTCTCCATTACACGCAATGTCTTAATTTCATAATCATCCAAATTTACACGAGGATATTCAAATGATGGTATTGCGCTAATTAGCATTTTCTGCAAATCCCGAACAGTGTCTTGCGGCGTTAACTCAATATACATATCATCTGTGATATTCCCCAAAAAGCGGTCGTAGATAGTTGCAAATTTAGTTCCCAACTATTACGCCCCCTATCTATTATTCAGTTTTAGGCGTTACAACTTTATAATTAACGGTTGTGCGGCGAGTTGTCTTCTCGGCGTCCTTAACCTCGGTTTCATCTGCTGCACGGTCAGCCGCAATATTTTTCAAAGCTGCTAATACATCGAATCCAGTCTTCTCCTTTAACGCTTCAATCTTACGATTATCAGTTAAAGGAAGCTCAACTGCATATTTTTTAACTAGATCCATTACACCCATAGGTGCGAAATCTAGACAATCAAGAAATGCTTCATAAGTACCATTCTTCAGCAACTCAATAACCTGCTCTTCTGACATATAATACTCAGGTTCAGTAGGAATATTAAGTGCTTCAGAAACTGCGTCATCCCATTGTAAAAAATTAGCCATTAAAGCTTGACCGCCGCTTTGATAACTTAACTTTGTAAGCTCGTCTAATGAAATCTTTTTAACTTCGCCGGGCGCAAACTCACGTCTAATATTTTCCTCAGGAATACGATATATAACCATACTCGCACTTCTGTTTTTTACATTGTAAATATTTGCCATAATTTTATCTCCTTTTTCACTTATTGTAAATAAAAAATGGGGGAGGGGAATTTCCCGACTCCCCCATCACTGAGTTTTCAATTAAGCCTTGCCGTAATCTTTAACAGTCTTATAACCGCTAAGATTCCATGTCTTCATCTGACCTACAAGACTTGTATCAACATAAGCGCAAATGTTATTAGCTAACATAGCAACTACGCCGACTTTCTTATAAACCTGAACTTCACGAGAACGATCAGCATTCTGGAATTCATCGACTATTGTATTGCCTTCAAAAGCAATCTTTACAGGCTTAGAATCAGCGCCTGTAGGAAGAATCCAGCAATATCCAGGATCAATTACCTTTGTACTATTCGTTTCATCTTCAAAGCCTTGCTCAAGAATAACTACTTTGTACTGCTTATACTGTGCAAGACGGCCTGTCTTCCAAAGCTCATCTTTCATAGCTTCTGTGTATCTCCAAGCTTGCTGAGGAATCATCTTAACAGCGAATTCCTGTGTACAATAAATTGTAGGTACACCATAAGCAGAAACTATTGTAAGAAGTGTATCAAAAGCTTGTTCATCAAAGCCATTAACAACAGCAGTGTTGTTAGCAGGAAGCTGGTTAATAGAAGCCTTAAGAGCCTGTGCAACTTCCTTGTAAACAAGCTCATCCATACCTGTCATAACTGTGTCAAGTACTTCAGCAAAATCAACTCTGCCATCAAGGAATTCCTCAAGACCAATTTGTGCAGCACCGCCGATAGCGCTTGTAGGAACTTCAAAGCTCTCTGTACCAGCACTAAGCTTAAATACTTCATAGATACCAGCAAGACCAACACGTGTTATAAACTGTTTAGCTCTCTTTGAACCATTAAGTTTTCTACGGAATATCGGCTTATCGCCCTGCTTAAATGTCTGAACTTCAGCAAAGTCACTATACTGTTCAACAACTTTCTTAGGAAGTACATCATCTAAAACTTCTTCAATTATAGAAAATATAGTATTTCTATTTTCTCTATAAAGTGCATACGTGCCAGCAAGTTCATTAAACTCCTGACGAAGTGTTTCATTCAATGCATCATAGCTAAGCGACTGGCCATTCCAGCTATATGCTACAGGGGCAGAAGAATCAGCCTTTGCAACTGTCTTAGCAAGTGCAAGTAAATTTTCATGATTTAACATAGTTCTTCTCTCCTTTCATTAAGCTATGCGCATGATTTTAACAGCGCGCTGACGATCCGGCATTGTATAAACTTTAACGACTTGCCATTTCATTGTGTCACCAGCACCAGCTGCGCCAACATTTGTAAGATAACCATCTGTACCAACATGAAGTATATCGCCAACAGCAAGACCTGTTTCAACAGAAGCTACCTTTATAGTATTAGTTGTGAAGATATCACCAACATTAGTCTTAAATACTCTAGGAACCATTGTAGTGCCAGTAGGCATCATAACTGCCTTAGATTTAGACTCAATGTGGAAAGGATCATCATTATAAGTAGGCTCATAGTAGTCGCCAGAACCAACTGTTACTCTATCATAATTGTATGTAGTAGCAAACGTAATAGAATCAACCGTATCAGCATATTCTTTGCCATCTACCGTAAATTTATTTTCAGCTACGGCATATTCTGTGCCATTTACATAAGCCTTAGACTTATCTTCATTATAAGTTACAGGATATGTAGGACCAGGAATTGTTATGGATGTGTTGCCAGCTGCGTCCTTGCCATTATAATGACGAGACTGAAGTGTGTCAGATTCAGCACCAGCAGGGCTATAAACACGACCATTGTAATGATCTTTTACCATTGCAAATTCGCAATCAAGCTGACCATCACGATATAATTTTATTTCATTGTAAACAAGCATCCATTCACCAGCGCCCGTGAAATTAACAACACCATTAGCATAGTCATACTTTACGAACTGACCCTGTTCAAGTTTGTCAATAGCTGCGGCAGCAGGTAACTGGGCATAGATCTGGGCAGTGCGCTGTGCAGAAAGATGGTTAGGTTCAACCTGGCCATAACCAAACTCAACATAGTTAGCGCCGCTAGTAATATTCTTTTTTAAGAAATCACCTATCATTGTAAGTTATCCTCCTTTAAATTATTTCATTTCTTTTTCTACTGCTAGAGCACGTTGTACCCAGGCAGGTGTTACATCTTCGACTGTCTCGATAGATGTAAGATTATATGTATTAGCTGCGGCTGCTGGCTGCATTTCTCCCTCATCAGAAGACAAGTTGAAATTAACCTTATTGCGCACACATATAATTGACAATTTTGCTTCGATGTCTGATACAGAATAATTATCTATATTATCAATAACATCTTTCTTATCAGCATCGCTTAGCATATAAAAGCTATCAATCATAGCAAGTTTCTGCTGTTTTTCTACATTAAGCTTAAATGTTGTTAATTCAGCAATTGTATTATTTAATGTATCATTTGTAGCTTTTAATGCATTATAATCTGTAGATAATGTATTATATTTTTCCATTAATTCTACATATTCCGGAATTTCATCCAGATTATAAGAAGTAACTACGGCAGGCTCAGCCGCAGTCGGCTCAACCGTAGGTTCTTCCCCTATATCTTCTTGATTTTCTGTAACTACTGTTTTATCAGTATTGTCCAAATTTTCTGTAGAATTTATAGGCTCTTCTGTAACAACATTCTCGTTTTCATTTGTGACCATCTGAGTTGTTCCTCCTTCTTCAAGAAATTCTTTTATTGTATTTATCATTGAGTAAATTTGTGTTTTAAAATCTTCATCCATAGTTAAACTATAAGATGTAATATTAGCGCCTTCAAAACAAGGCTCCACATCTTCACCCAAAATACACAATTTGGAAATTAACCCGTCATTAATTATGCAAAATCTTTTACTACCTTTTTCAAATTTTGCCCAACTTACTTGCAAAGTTTTTTCGTCCAATTCCATAGATTGCGGATTTCCTTGATCAATGACTCTTTGGCATTCTGGATACTGGCCAACCCATAGATACCCTTCTGTAACCAAATACTCACGATCAACTCCATCGTCATCAGTAAACCACTAAAACCACGCTTTAGCATTCAAATCTACAAAACCATAAGGTCTAGTATTTTCAGCTAATTTAATCTCACCATCTTCAATTTTTAAAAACTTATTATGATTATCAAAATCTTTAGTAGTTTCATCATAATAACCAACAATAGGACTACCAGGCAAACTATTAGCTAATTTTTTAGCTGTTTCTTTATTAATAATAGTTCCATTGCGATTAGGTTCATCACTAACATACAAAACCTTAATTTGACATTTTGCAATCATTGGATTAATAGGAGTTAAATTGATAATTTCAATGGGTTTATCTAGACTTAAACTAGTATGCATTTAACTTCCTCCTTAACTTTGTGATTCTATGTTCTAAATTGTTTTATCACTTTTTTCATCGTCAGGCTTAGCTGGACGACCAGCTTCGCCAGATGAAACTTGTGCTTCTATAGATTTATCATTTTTCCCAGTATTGGATTTATTAGAATTGTCCGAATTATTTGAACCACTCATAGTTGAACTTAATGCAGGCGGAACCATAAATTCATTCATATTAAGCACTTGATTTTCAAATCGCATACTATTAAGTACAAAACTTTGGGAATGCCCTAGAGCAATTTGCGGCAACATTTTTGCAAATCCCATCTGGGTTTGCTCTTTATACATTTTAGCTAAATCTTTATAATTATATTGTGTTGTTTCTAACATATAAAATCTAAAAGAATACTTTTTACGTGCAGAACTATGCCCCGCCGCAAGCGCATTGAAAAATTCAGCAAATTGCAAAATTAATGTTCTTAATGAAGCTTCATCGTTTAAAATTGATTTTTCCAATGACATATTACCATCAGTATTAAACAGATTACGTGAAATACCAAGAGCATTATAAACAGTACGCTCTACCTTAGCTAAATCATCAGTAGTCGCAGTAGTATTTTTATCAGCCAAATCGACAGCATCAATATCAGCAAAAGTTGTTAAAATATCAACCCCTACCGCGTTGCGCAACATTTGAACGGCATTGTTATGAATATCTCTAGCTTCATCACTATCAAAAATCAAATCACCATTTTTATCTCGTGGCAATTTTTGTATTAAAATTTTCAATAATTTTTGCATTTGTTTGCGGCGATCCAGATCTTGCGCTGCATCGAGATCAAGCAACGTAGGAATTGCATGTACAAACAAAGGCATATCATAATTATCAAAAGCAAATTTAACACACAATCCTGGAGTAAGTAAATACCAGCATCCAGTATCGCCATTAAAATCAGCTTTTAATTTTCCCTATTTATATAATAGATAGCCTTTTTTAAATTCATCAGGGAATAAATTTAAAATTCTAATTCGCTATTGTGGATTTGCAATGGTATCAAAATATTGCATATTAAATTCTACAGCTGGCATTCCATTAGATTTATATCTAGAACGGCAATAGCGCACTGGCAATTGCTGTAGAATTACCCCTATTTTGGAAGGAACTATATAACCATAATAAGCACCATCTAAAATTACATTTAATGCTATTTCCCCACAAATTTTCTTTATATGTGAATTATCAAAATATGTCAATGCTTTATAAAAATCTTTAAGCATGCGATCTTCTGGTATTTCAGCATCTAATGAGTAATCAGGCGTTACATACCAATCATACCGATATAAATATGCAAAATAATCACATGTACGGTGATAAATACCATTGGTTCTATAAAATATCTATGAATACCAACGAAGTTTTTCAACATCACGTGCTAACAATGCCCGCATAACTTCATCTTTAGTAATAATTGGCACATTAGCTTGACGCACTCGTGCGTAATTACCTAGGGTTAGCGTAGCATTATCAAGCTGCCGCACACCATTTACCTTAATTTGTTTATATTCACCATTAATTTCATAGATGCTTTTTGAAGTTCCTGTCAAATCAAATCCTTTAGCATGAATATCGGCTTGTGTTTGAGAATTATTCATTAGTCCTCATCCTCCTTAATATCCAGCTCTAGTCATTATATAATCATAATCAATTAAATTTTCTTCAGTATATGGAATTTCTATTAATTTATATCCACTCATTTTACAAAATCTACGTTTTTTATCGTCATTAAATTTTTGTTGGTAAAATCCTTTTTTGCCTCCAAATTTTGCACTTGGTTCATAATGTTGTTTACCTTGATATTCTATTAAAAAATCAATATTTCCATCATCATCAAATACTGCAAAATCAAAACGCAAAGGACGACCATTAGAACTATTAAGACCAGGAAAAATATATTCTTCTTGATAATTTAATCCTGCCATTTCTAAAATTTCTTCAATCTTGATTTCGCCTCTTGAACTTCTCATTATTAATATATTTCTCCTTTCTTAATTAATTCATAAATAGCCAATCAGCCGCATTAAATTTCTTTTTCTTGCGGCTCTTACCCTCTTCTTCTTGTGTTATATAATAAATTCCATATTCAAAAGCTGAAAATTTATCTTTTTTGATTCCTCGATTAAATTGTTTCAAAATGATATTCTGCGATGTATCATTTATTTCACGCAAGTTCATCCTTTAATCTACTATTTTTCAATAGCAGCCAGACTATATCTTCATCTTCGGCATTACCCGGTCAGAGCTTCCCATTTCGACTAATAAAATTATTAGCCTACGTTATAAAACTAGTCGTTGAGCCTTGCATTAAAATTCTTTTCATTATTTTATGAAAAATCTTTTAATACCTTGGTTGCGAATTGCCCAATTTTTTTAATTTTTACCATCCAATAAATATTATTTTATCTGCTGCGCTACATTAGCCGCGGTATAAAAAACTTTAGGGTGTTCCCGCAATTAGAGAAGTTTATTTTTCTATGGATTTCTCCATAGCGAGACAATGAACTACTTTATCTCTTCTTTTAAAATCGAGGTTAAGGAGAATGGCTGAAGAAATAATTTACGTTCTTCAGGCTTCATATTCTATCCAACTTTTGTGCCAAGTAATTTAGCTTTTGCTTGACGTTCATCTATCAAAAATTTTAATTTTCCTGTAGTCATCTAAGTTTGTACTGCTGTATGCGCAACTGAATTAATTACTGCATTAGCTTTAATTAAATACATTGCGTCATCTTCACAAATTTGACTACGATATTTTTTATATTCACCATCATTATCATTATAAACGCCAAAGTCTGGCAAAGTCTCCCCAGTCTCAGGATCAACTTGTGACTTTACCATATAATCTACAAGACCTATACCTAAACCATTTGCATCTATAACTATACGACGCGCTTTATATTTATAATATAATTTTTTCAAAGTAATAGCCTGATCTTCAAAATGTCCATCAGAAATGGTATAAATATTAACCAATGATTTAATTGCCGCACCTTGCGCTTGCGGAATACATTTAATAATACAAGCTACGCTATCACAATCTTTACGTCCTACATCGACAGACACTATATAATAACTATTCTTAGTAGTACGCCCAGAATACTCATTTTCTGGTAATTTTAATATTCTATTTCTATCAAAAATTTCTGGATTGAAAAAAGCATCTTCAGAACTTCCAGTCCAACGTGACATATACTCTCGATCAAATGCGCTTTCATTAAATGTACCATCGGCTTTTAAATCTCTGACAAATCCCTTATCCAAAAGTCCTACTAATACAGGTACACGATATGTACCTCCAAGCACAATAGCTTTCTCAGGTCGAACAATAGACCAAACCAATAATTGAATTAATTTATTATATGGAAATGTATTTTTATAGCCCGCAGTTGTAATATATAATTGTGCTTTGTTTAACGGCTCATTGGGCTGAATGGTTCCGTCCATACAACGTCGTGATATATTCATTGTAGGAATAACAACTTGGCTCAATATATCACCATCAACACCAACGCATTCTTCTACAACTCCGGCATGTCTACGTTTACCACGGGAACTTTCTCTCGCCGCAAGAGTATCAAAATAAGAACCATTTTTAAATACATATTTACAATAATCTTTACCTTCCAAAGTCATACCACGATTACGATCGATTTCTAATTCAAACCCAGGAATTAACTGACAAATTTCACTAACTTTTTCACGCATGATGCTTGCTGCTTGCTCTTTACCACCAGAAGTAACGAATAATTTGCAACCAGGATAAAGTACACATTTAATCATTAACGTCATCATAGCTAGAAATGATTTAGAATATGCTCTAGGAAATACAGCATACATATACTAGTAGCGCATTGCTACTCTTAAAAATATTCTTTGATAAAAATAAAAATGAAATTTACTAGGGCCGCCATCTTTTCCAGCTAAAAAATCAACAAATAAATCAGGATATTCACGCCAAAAGGCAATATACTACCTTGCGATAGGAATGGCGGCCCGCACTCTTTCTTCTGTTAATTCAATTTCACGTTTTTTCTTACTTAAATTTAAAATATCGGATAAAGCCATTATTCCTCATCCTCCTCGCTTAGCGCAGCTTCAACGTCAGCCGCAGACTTAAAGTCAAGAAATTCGGCAATATCTTCATCATTTACTTCATCAATATCATCATCATTATCAACAATAGGTTCTTCCGCGTCTTCTTTTTCAGCTTGTTGCATTTGTTGAATAGCGGTATCAATAAGATTGCCTAGATTCATTTCTTCAGTTACTAATGTTTTGAGATATCCTTGAATATCGGCTATTGTTTCGTCAACCTTATCGTTAGGTTGTGTAATATAATATCGTGGAATAAATCCTTCACTTTCGCAAATAGCTACAAGCTCACTAACTGAAGTAATAAATTCGCCATCAGTATCTTTTACCTAGGCTGCTGAAAATTTTCCTGCTTTTAATAGTGTATCATACATTTTAAGCATTTTCTAAGCGCCTTCAACGTCATTCATATCCAATAGCTAATTAGCTTTTAATGAAGTTTTACACATTAATTTTAATGTATCTTCATGGCTCGCGGTTTCTATTGTGTAAGATTCCATCATTTGTTTATATAAATTTTCAAGTCGTACCCATTCAGACACATTATAACTTCGACCCCATTTAAGGCATAAATACGTTTTATCTTCATCAGTTAAATCGTATTCTTCCTCAGGATAATCATTGGCATTTGCGGCGGATGGCTATTGTGCCTACATGTTCTAGTCATAGTAAGCTTCAGGATCGTCCGCAAAGTCTGGAGGCGCCATAGGTTTATCAGGCATTGGAAAGGTTCCACGTTCAATCTATGTAGCGATTTCAGCGGCCCCAAATCCTTGAGCTTCCATAGTAGTACGAATTTTATTTTCAGCCTATTCCCGCAAAAAATCATTATCTTTCCAACGATAATCTTTCCATTGTTTTAAGGCCATCTTTGCCATGTATCGACCAAGGATACTAGTACCATTCATTTTAGATCGATCTCGACCATAAGTGGCTAATAATTTATTCCATTCATCAGGAATCCAGGGAACATCTAGCTACTCTAAAATTGGTAAGAAGGTAGAAGGATCCCAGTTATCAACATGCATTGTTAAACACTATTTGCAAATATCTATTTTACCTAATGGGTAATGCTCTAAATCATTAGATTTATAAAAATCATGTGCTTTAAGTACTTTATGACATTTAGCGCATACTAATGATTGACTTTTATCTACCATAACATCTCTCCTTTCTTTATTCTATTTTTATTTTAGGAGTATTATGATTTTTTTAATCTGGCCTTGGCATTTCTACATTTTTTACAAATGCTATAATATCCATCTTTTGCAGTTTTATTTTTAGTAAAATAATTATTATGTGCCAATTTAATTTCGCCGCAGCAAGAACAACGTTTATATTTGCCCTTTTTTACGTTTAAATAATAATAATCTAAAAATTGATTTTCAGCTTCTAGTGCTATTAGTTTAGGAATTTTATTTCGCCATAAACTAGATATATATTCTAAACTATGTTTAATACCAAATTCTTCTTGTATTGCTTGTTGAATATATACATTTGTCCTTCCATCTATCTTGAGCTCGACTATGCGCGCATAGAGGTCGTTTGCCGCAAGTGCTTTAGATGAAATATTATCAAAATCTTCCATAAGATAATAAGTATCTTCTGATAATTTATCCCAACTATATTCTTTTAAATCGGAATAATTACATAAAATTGCGGAACATACCCTAGGGTCCATCAAGGAAAATCCCTCAACTATGGGGCGTCCACTGTCGGGATCAAAGGTATGAGTTTTGTCATCAAAATGTATATATCCCCGCATAGATCGTGTGCTTGATACATTAACTGGCATTGTATAAGCATCTTTTAATATATATTGCTCTTTCCGCAAATCAATAATAGTTTTTTTAATTATATATGCATCGCGACCATTAGCTCGTTTTAATGAATCTTCTAAAAAATGTATCGATTCGCGCAATTGTTTCATATACGGTATTGTTTCTATGTCTTGCTATGTAATTGTTATTTTAGGCTTAAATATTGTTTGTTTATTATTTTCGTTAATTAAATTATATAGTCCATCTTCTCCATTTTCTAATTGAGCGACTAGACCTTCGTAGGAGGTTTCACGACGATTAATGGTGGCTAAGCGATTTTCAGTGATGATTTTCTTTTGTCTTTTTTCTTCCTTTTCCAAACATAAAACAAGATAATTACCTAGCGATTCCAAATAAGCTGGTGAAGGATCAGGAGTCTCAGCTAATATTTGTTTCACTAATTCATTTCTCTATTTTGGATCGGTGATTGTATAGTCTAATTTCATCAGTACAAATACCCCCATTCGTATATAAATATTATACTAAAAAATTTTTGAAAAGTCAAGAAAAATTTTTTTATAAATTATGAAAAAGAAGTTGTGCCGTTAAATGGAATTGAAAAATAGACTTGGTAAGAGTTGTGAGCAGACCAAATCAAATCATACATCATAATATTTTTTATCCCATTATACACCCCCCTACCTTGCTATGTCTACTGTTACGTGTTTTAAAACTAAAACGGCTACTATGTAAAATACCCCATCCTCTACACTACCTAGCTTATCATCCGTTCGTGATGGGGTGTCACGAACGGAATTTCATTTTATTTTTTGTTCACAGAAAATTTACAATTCGTTCACACTTTGTTCATAATTTGTTCACATTTCCCGTAATTACCATTTTCTCCCAGCCTATTTACTCGATTACAATGTTCCGGCAATTAGTTAGCAGACTCCGGCTGTGAGTGCTAAAAAATTTTTTTATTTTTTTTTCAAAAACCTATTGACAAATCCCCCAAACTATGATACAATAATAATGGGGAGAGGGAAAGCCCCCGAGCAAGAAAAGAGAGGTAAAGAAAGATGAAAGAAAGAAAGATTGAATATACAGTAGTCGGAACAATTGAAGGCAGAGGAGATTTTTTGATTTGCCTTGCGGGAAGCGACAAAGCAAGAGCCGAGGAAATTTTGAAGGAAACAACAACAGACCCGAAGAGAAGAAAAGAGTTGCGACTTGATGAATACAATTACACAAACATTCGATTGAATGAAGAGTATTCGGACGACTGCTGGTGGAACTACGGAACAAATTAAAAGGCGGACAAAACCGCCTTTTATTTTTCCCCTGAACGCGAATAAAAAAATTTTTTATTTTTTTTTCAAAAAGGTATTGACAAATTGCCGGAACTATGGTATAATAAATACAGAAAGAGGGAAGGCAAGGCTGACCCGAACAAAAATGAAAGAGAGATTAAAAACTATGACAAAGACCATTTACAGAGTATTCCACCTGAACGCTACAAGTTGGATTGACGAAAGAACAAAAGAGCACAACGATTTTAACACATTGACAGAAGCAATAAACTACCGCAATGAAGCAAAAAACTACCGTGACAGATACATTGATGTAGTTGTAAAAACATTTAACCCTGAAACATTTGAATACACAGAAGAAACAACAGACAGTATTAAAGTAGATTAAGCGGGGATAAAACCCCGCTTTATTTTCAAAAAAATAAAAAAAAATTTTTTGTAAAACCTCTTGACAAATTACCGGAACTATGCTATAATAAATACAGAAAGAGGGACAGAGAGTCCCCGAGCAAAGAGAGGTAAAGAACATGGATTTTAGAATGGATACTTACATCGGCAATGAACACTACTGGATAAGATTTAAGAATGGTACGCATGAAGTACGCCGTGCGACCTCCGAGGATTGCCCCGACAATGAAACAGTTTTCACAGGACACTATGAAAAATGCGTTGAATGGATAAAGGAAGCGGTCAATGCCTACCTTGATGAAAGATGGTAAGCGGGGCTAAAACCCCGCTTAAACAATAGAAGAAAAGGAAGTAAAAACAATGTGTAAAATAACAATGATTGAAAACGGTGCTATTGTTGAGATTGAAACGCTTGAACAAATGGCAAAGGAAATAATAAAAGCAAGTGAAAGCTATTTGATAATCAATGAAGAGGGAACGATACTTAACAGCAAAAACGTAAGCCGATTGATTGACGAAATAAAAAGATAAAAACAAAAGCCGGAGCAATAAAAGGACGTGCGGCAAGGTGACTTCCGCGCGTTCTTGTTCTGGAGCGGGCGAGCCTTCAAGGCGATTGCCGCAGGCGGGCGCCAAGCCCCGAATTTTTACCATAATTTACCAGTTCTACCATTTTTGCCAAAACATGCGCAACCAAAATTTACCAGTAAAAAATCCCATTTTCCGGCAGTAAATGGGAAAAAATTTTTCAAAAAAAAATTAAAAAAATTTCAAAAAAGGTATTGACAAAATACAGGTAATGTGCTATAATAATAATGTCAAGAGGGGATAGAACAAAGTCCCCGAGCGACAGAAAGAGAGAAAAAATTATGAAAAAAATCGTTTACAGAGTATTCAACCTTAACCCTTGCGCAATGTTTGATGAAAGAAACGGACAGTACAAAGATTTTGATACCTTGCAAGAGGCAGTCGCACAGTACAACACCGCAAGAAACTATTTTGACCGTGACATTGACGTAATCGAAAAAGCGGTTGACCCCGAAATATTCATATACACGGAAACAAGAATAGACAGAATAGACGCAAGAAACGTATAAAAAGAATAGAGCGGGCAACCGCTCTTTTCTTTTTTTTTGCCGCAAGCGGGCGCCAAGCCCCGAAATTTACCAGATTTTGGTAATTCAAACAATTTTTGGAAACAAGAGCAGAAAAAGGAAGCCCGGCAAATAGTCCCGAAAAGGTAAAAAAAAATTTTGATTTTTTTTGAAAAAACTATTGACAAATTATCCGGAATGTGATATAATAGATACAGAAAGAGGGGAGAACAAAAGCCCCGAGAAAGAGAGATTAAACACATGAGAGTTGAAAAAGATTTATCCAAAATGACCAAAATCGCCGAAAATGAAAAGTACGATTTCTATGTACGCAAATTCGGGAAAACAGACTGGTACGCATACGCAATGGAAAAGGGAACAAACATCGCCGTAACAATGGCAGGAACAACCCGAATGAAAAGCATTGTTGAAATAGTCAATTCATGGGCGGGCTGGATGAAATAAACCAGCCGCCACAAAAGAAAAAAGAGAGGTAAAGAAAAATGAAAAGAACATTGAAAGCATACAAAAACACAAAAACCCTTGAAGTAGTCGCAGGGTATGGCTCGCGCAAATACTGGAAACAAATAAAAGAGTGCGACGGCAAGCCGAGCGACTGGAAACGCATAGACCCTAAGGGCTGGTATTGATTACCAGCCCCCCGGAGCAAAAAAAAATCAAAAAACCCCTTGACAAAACCGCCGGAATGTGATATAATAAAAGTACCAAAAGGAAAGAGAGAACAACACAATGAACAAACTTGAAAAACTTATCAACCGCATAGAAAACAACACCGCGAGCCGCTACGGCTTAGAGGCACGCCGCACAATTCGCGCCTTCCGCTTTACCGCCTTCCTTCGCTTGTTTGTATTCCATAAATACACAGGCGTTGAAATGACCGACAATATAGACGGAAAAACCGTACTTGTGTATCACAACGGAACAGCAATCACAGACTAAGCCCGCCGCAGGGCTTTTTCTTTTTCCCCGAGGACGAACGCCGGCGCCCGAAATTTTACCAAATTTTGGTAATTCAGGAATTTTTCCCCGGTCGTCGCGCAACAAGAGCCCGGGCAAAAAATCCCGAAAAAAAATAAAAAATTTTGAAAAAACTATTGACAAATTGCCCGGACTATGCTATAATAGATACAGAAAGAGAGAGAAGAAGAGAGGAAAGCAAAATGATTAACATTCGCACAATCCGCAAACTTAAAGACAACGAGGGCTTGACCTTGAAAAAGGGCAACCGCATAACTTACAAAAGCGGGTATCAAGTAGCCACGCACGGCATAGAAGTAACAACAGCCGAAGAAACGATATCAATAGTAAAGGCTTGCGGCGGCACTTGCGGCGTATGGTATTCAGGCGGTATATATTATATAGACTATTCAAAGCGCATAGCAACAAAGCGTGAAGCGGTTGCACTTGGCAAAGCGTGCAATCAACAAAGTATATTAAAATGGAATAATATGGCATTGGTTTGGTTGACTTGACAGTCAGCCAAATCGCCCGCAAGTTTTACCTTTCACTTGCGGGCGCTTTTTTATATGGCGGTACTTCCAACTACTGGTTGCAATTTGAGCGGCGCGTGGTGGGACGTCACGCGCCGATTTTGGTATTCACAATTTGTTCACAATTTTTTAATAATTTGTTCACAAAAAATTTACAATTTGTTCAAATTCCCAGAATTACCAGCTTTTACCAGTTCCACCGGATTTTCCCTTTCGTCATTATGCACAAAAACATCGCCGCGAATTTGTGCAAATTATTTTCGCATTTTCTATTGACAAACGCTCGCCCCCGTGGTATAATAAGGTGTACCCTGAAAGAGGGACAGAAAGAGAGGCACACACCATGACCACCATTCAGACAAAGAACATAAGCACATACACGAACGCGGGCGCGCGCGCGGAACAAAATCTTATATACACCATATGCGGACAGATACGCGCACACGATAGCGTCCCCTTTGATAAAGGTAGCGACTATCCCGAGTGGCATATGTCCATAAAGTCCTCACGCTTTACCCTTGCAAGCGGTCATATGATGCAGTCAACCACTTTCAGCGGACAGATTGAGGAATACTTCGAGCGCACGGCGTCGAAAGTATGGGCATATGTTACCGAGCAGGGCACGGCGTATATAATGAATGAAACCGAGTTCCGCACATTCCTTTACACATTCGGCAAATTTGAACATGACAGCACACACAACGGCGGAAAATATAAAGTCCGTTTTCCGAGAGAAACAAAAGCAATGCTTGCGTGGCTTGCTATGCGGGCGTGAAAAATCGCCCGCCCGCAATGGGCGCAACGCCCGACCACCCGAAACCGCACTTAACTCCAACAAAATTTTTTGAAAATTTTTTCGCAAAACCCCTTGACAAATCATTCCCGATATGATATAATATGAATGTAAAGAAAGAGAGGAACACAAAAATGACAATTTACTTCGATATGGACGGTACTATATGTAATTTGTATGCAAACCCCACTTGGCTGGCACAGTTGCGTGCATATGACCCCACGCCTTATGCAAACGCAAAACCCCTTGTCAATATGTCACGCCTTGCAAGGCTTATCCGTCAACTTCAAAAGCAAGGGCATAAAGTAGGTGTTATATCGTGGCTGTCAAAATGCTCTACCGCTGAATATGACCGCAAAGTCACAAAAGCAAAAAATGCGTGGCTCAGTCAACATCTCCCCTCTGTATCATTCGACGAAATTCATATAGTCACATATGGCACACCAAAAAGTACAGTAGCCACCGACAAAAACGGCATATTGTTCGATGATGAAAGCAACAACCGCCTTGAATGGAATGGCAACGCATATTGCGAAGATAGAATTTTTGAAATTCTCAATAAGATAAAGAAGGAAAATAAATAATATCGCTAACTCCCACCCCTCGCCCCTCTCTCTTGGCGGGGGGATTTTTTTCTTGCGGCGACTGGGAAGGCCCGGGCGCCCCTAGCCGCAAGCAACTACCGGTAGCATAAAAAAAAAAAATAAATTATTTTTCACAAACCTATTGACAAGTGCGGGAAAGTGTGATATAATATGAATGTAAATGAGGGAGGGCAATAAACCCCCACCACAAAAAAAAAAGAAAGAGAGAAAAAAATTATGGCAACTATCACATTCGACAAAGGCATTATCACTTATACAGACAATGAAAACAATTACAATTATTCAATTGATATCAACAACGGCATTATTACAAACAACCGCACCAACCGCAAAAACAAATCACTTCCTCCGAAATTCATCAATGCTTGTACAGACTTTATGAGAGATTGCTGGACAGGTAAAAAAGCTACAAATAATTGCCATCTTAACAATATTATTTTTTATTTCTACATGAAAGGTAACAGAGGATATAGCTTTTATCAATTGCGCATAATTGATAAACTTTCAGCAATCGGTATATATCTTACCACACTTCCCACGGATTATGAAGTGGTTGAAAAAAATATGGCGCGTATAGCCAAACGCCGCAAAGATTTTCCTAATAGTACACTCCAAGATATTTTATATGCAATTCAACAGGAGGATATCGAAAAAATTATAAGAAACTATTGTTCCCCCGAAAGTCCCTATTATGATTATTTCCGTACATATTATAGAATTTTTTCCCAGAGCAAACTTTCTTTTGTAGCATACTTTTTAGCTCACGGACTTTGGGATTTTTATGTCAGAGGAGAAACGAAAGAGATAGAAGGCTGGCGAAAAAATGATATCTATACAAATATTACAGATACTTTGAGAGATTATTTCCGTATGTGTGATTATTTCAAAAAGCCTTATGAAAAATCAGACTTTTTCAAACAGTTTGTAGCATTGTCAAAAACTTACAAAATCGAGGAGACAACAATAGAAAACAATACATTGAAAGATTTTTATTCACGCTACGCTAACAAAATTTCTTTTGAAAACAACGATTTTGAGGTCATACTTCCCACTTGCAGAGAAGATTTCAAAAAAGAGGCAGACAGTCAGCACAATTGCGTATATACAACCTATTTTCCAAAAGTGCTAAAAAATGAAACAATTGTAGTATTTATTCGTCGTAAAGCCGAGATTGCAAAAAGTTATATTACTTGCGAAATAGGTATAAATTCAGGTCTAATCAAACAATATCTTGCAACATATAATCGCCCAGTAACAGATGAAAATGCAATAAATTTCAAAAAAGATTATCAGGATTTCTTATACACTAATTTTTAATCTCTCTTTTGTAGTAAAATGCCACTGTTAGTTACCGCAACTAACGGTGGCGCGCCCGGGCGCTTGTGCAAATTACATAATTAAAAGCCCGCTCCAGCAAGAATTTTTGTACACCTTGACGAATAAAAACCTATTGACAAATTTTAATTTTTATGATATAATAAGAATGTAAATAAAGAAAGTGAGGATTTGCTATGAAAATCGAAAGAGAAAGGAAAACGAAAAACTATGCCACAATCAACGATATAAAAGTAGGCACGGTTTTTGAACTTCGTGACAGCATGATACTTATGAAAATGGTTGATAATGGCGAAACAAACGCAGTTAACCTTGAAGATGGTGAACAGTATTTTATTGATGATGATGAGCCTATTCTACCAGTATTTGCCACTGTGACCATTAAAGAATAAAAAGGGAATTATTTCCCTTTTTATTTTTACGACAAAACGAACAAACGTTCAGTGCGCCCGGGCCCCAGTTAGCGTGCGCTAACCACCCGCGCCCCCGCAAAAATTTTTTAATTATTTTTCAAAAAAGTATTGACAAACCGCCCCCATTGTGGTATAATAATAATGTCAGCAGGGGAATGAAACCCATGGCAGAAAGAGAGACTAAAAATGAATAAAAATTATTATCTTACCCTTGATACGGAAACAGTAGGCGGTATCAACAAACCAAAAGGTTTTTACCACATCGGCGGTATTATCCACGACCGCACAGGCGCAATCAAGACTTGTTTCAATTTCATTATTGACGAAATGTATTCTGAAATTGAAAAAGACGACTACGCAAAAAAGAATTTTCATTTATACGAGGAAATGCGCAACAATGGCACGGCAATCGTAATCCCCACAGAGGAACAGGCACTTGCTATTATCAATAACCTATGCAATTATTATAATGTGCGCTATGTAATGGCATTTAACACAGGCTTTGATTATTGCAAAACAAAATGCAGAGAACTTCTAAAAGACAGAGAATTTATTGATATTTTCTTGATGGCTTGTCAGATTTATGCAAAAAGGAAATCGTATATTAATTTTTGTCGGAAAAATAATTATTTTTCAAAATCTAAAAAATCAATAGCAATAAGCGCAGAAAGTTTTTACGCATTTTTAACAAATAATACAGAGTACGCCGAAGAGCACACCGCACTTGAAGATAGCAAAATCGAAATGGCAATTTTCCTTGCTTGCCTTAAAGCGCACAAGCCGTTTACAAAAAATCAACATTATTTTGATTATTGTAATCGTGAGGGTGGTAATCGTTGGGAGTTTTCAATCCCAGCGATTGCCAAATAAAAAATAAAAAAATTTTTACAAAAGTACTTGACAAATTAAAAAAAATGTGCTATAATAAGTATACAAACAAAGAAAGAACGAGGTAAACAAAAATGGTAATGGGACACAACATAAGAGACGCAAGATACATTCTTACAGGTGATTCAATCGAAGACCTTGAAAAAGGACTTGCGGAAATGAAGAGACAGATTGCCGCAGGAATTACATTTTCCGTATGCTACGGCGGAGACAAAAGTGAGCTTGAAAAAGAGTGCGACAACGATGACCCAAACGACGATTGCAATGATTGCGACTATGACATTATCGACAGCTATGGAAATTACGATAGCGAGTATGAATGCGAAGATAATGACGACTGGGACATCTGTTACGAAGATGAAGAAGAAGAAGAAGAAACCGAAGTCAAGGAAGAAGTCGACAAAAACAAGGCGATTACGGAAATGACAGAGGAAATCATTGCAACAATCAAAGATATCCTTGGAATATAAAAAGGGAAGGGCAAATGCCTTTCTTTTTTACCCTAAAAACGAACAAATGTTCGGCGCGCAGGCCCCGGGCGCCCCCAGACCTTGCCAAATTTTTTAATTATTTTTCAAAAACCTATTGACAATCTGAATAAAATATGATATAATAAAATCAGAAAATAACAAAACACTCAAGGGAGAAGAATGAACAATGTGTAAACTCAAATCTGCAATAATCTTAAAAGACAAAATTTTTATGCCGGACTACAACAGTCATTCAAAAATGCTTGAAGAGCTCGGAATAACGGATGATTATATCAATGCGTCAAAGGTATTTGTAAGGGCGGAGCTTACTCCTGAAAACGGAGATGTTTTTTCTGATATCGACGGTTGGCAATTTCGTGTCGACCAAGACATAACGCCTGAATGGTTTGACGAAAAAGACTGTGCTGAGAGGATGAGAAAAGCCGTCAAAGAATGGGCAAAAACGCACATTTTTGTCGGACAGAATGAACTGAAAATATCGCATGGCGAAAATATTTTCATAAAGGATTGTAAGAACGTTGATATCTGCGGCGATGCCACAGTCAAGTACATCTACGGCAATGCCACGGTCAAGAGTATCTACGGCAAAGCCACGGTCAAGTACATCTACGGCAACACAACGGTCGAGAGTATCTGTGACAATGCAACGGTTGAGAGAATCTGCGACAATGCCACTGTCAATTACATCTGCAGCGATGCAATGGTCAAGAACATCTGTGGTGATGCAACGGTCAAGAACATCTGTGGTGATGCAACGGTCAAGAACATCTGTGGTGATGCAACGGTCGAGAGCATCTACGACAAAGCAACGGTCAAGTACATCTACGGCAAAGTAACTGTCAAGAACATCTGCAGCAATGCAACAGTCGAGAATATTTGCGGCAAAGCAACAGTCGAGAATATCTACGGCAAAGCCACGGTCGAGAACATCTATGACAATGCGACGGTCAAGAACATTTGAGGCGATTCTATGGGGCGCGATGCCGATGCAATCGTTTTTGACTATCTTTGGAAAATCATTTGCAATTAACCCAATAACTACCAGTGCGGCAACCACTGGTAGCGCGCCCCGGGGCTAGGTTGGTAAATTCCGGCGGCGGCCGCAAACCCCTTAATTTTGCCAAAATTTGGCAATACCAACTTTTTTTTGTCAATGCCGGTAATAAATGGCAATGCGACTATTTTCCTATAATTTTGGTGGTCGGGGCGATTTCCAATTCCTGGGCTTTTGTTGATTTTGCACAAATCCCGCTCCGGCAATTATAAAATCTTTGTGCAACTTGACGGAAACTTTTTTCACTTTTCCTATTGACTTTTTACTGGACTTGTGATAAAATAATAATGTCAAGAGGGAAAGCCAAACACTAAAAAATCCCTGAGCAAGACTTGTCAAGCCTTTCGTCTGAATTGAAAAATTTTTTAAGAAATTTTCAAAAAGGTATTGACAAATCAAGCGGAATGTGATATAATATAAGTGTCAAAGGGGAAAACCACTTGACGAAAAAAATTTTTATAAAGGACGGTGTTCAATATGACGAACAAGAAACCCACAAAGAAAATGAACTATGAGGCAATCAAGAAACTTCTTGCAAATGCAAACAGACCTGACCTGATTGACTTCTGCGACCACGAAATCGAACTGCTTGACAACCGCAATTCGGCAGAGCGCAAGCCTACCGCAACGCAGATTGCAAACGCAGACCACAAGACCGCTATTGTTGCGTACCTTGCAAATGTAGCAGTCGCCAAGACGGTGACAGACCTTATCAAAGAGGTTGACGGTTTTGCAGATTTTTCCAATCAGAAGGTATCAGCCCTTTGCAATGCACTTGCCAAGGACGGAAAAATTCAGCGTGCGGTTGTCGGCAGAAAAACCTATTTTGCCGATAATGCGGTAACGATTGCCACAAAGGACAAGGAGTAAAATCCTTGTCCCCCACAAAAGGGGGTAACAATGGACGAAAAGCGAATAGCATTTTTAATGGCAACCCTTGATTGCACACGAGCGGAAGCAATGGACATAATTGCCAAAGACGCCGAAATTGACAAAGGCGGGAACCCATTCCCGCTTACAAAAGAAAAAGAAAAAGCATCAAAGGCTATGCGGTCGGCGGGTCGGCGAGTAGTTGACCCAGCGGGAAAAGTACAAGTGCGGGAACGTAAAAAAAATCCTGACAAGGAAAAACTCATTGCCGAAATTGTAACCGCCTTGTCCTCTATCGCAAAAGTTGAAATTGACAATGCAGAGCGTGAAATCCATTTATTTTACAATGATAAAAAATATAGGGTTGTACTATCAGAGCCACGAAAATAATCGTGGCTTTTGATTTGGTAAAATTTTGCCAGATTTGGTAAATTTTGCCGGCGGGGGCCCGGGGCGAGTTACCCTAGGCTAACCACGCGCGGGAGCGGGTTGCCGCAAAACTTTTTTCGAGAATTTGCAAAAACCTATTGACAAATAAAAAGATTTATGATATAATAATAATGTAAGAAAGAGAGGTACAAAACAATGAAAGAAATCAAAAGAAAGAAAAAAGAATATTGTCCTGACCCTGACCTTGAATTTGATTGTCCTTATCTTGACACTGAAACAAACGAATGCACTATTGGCAATCAAAAAGAAGAATGTGCCGATTTTGTCTGGGACGATGAAGAAGAAGAGGAGGAAGAAGAGGAATGAAAGTAATAATTTTATTTATCATTTTAACAATAGCAAATGTAATAATACAAACTATCAAGTCAATTTGTACGATAAAATGCGGCAAAAGCATTGCGGCAATCGTAAACGCGGTTGCGTATGGACTGTATACATTTGTTATTTTCTATACATCGGCGGACGGCTTGTCTATCTGGTGGAAAGCAATAATCACCGCACTTGCTAATCTTGTCGGTGTTTATCTTGTAAAATTATTTGAAGAAAAAGCACGCAAAGATAAATTGTGGCGTATCGAATGTACATTGCCTACCAAAGAAGCGGAAACAATTCACTGGGCTATGAAAAATGTACCGCATAACTACATTAAAATAACAGATAAACATACATTATTTAATTTCTATTGTGCTACACAAGCCGAGAGTGCGGAAGTCAAAAAAGTGATTGACGCATTTGGCGCGAAATATTTTGTGAGCGAAAGCAAAACATTGTGACGACTGGGAAAAATTCCCAGCCGCCCCGGGCGCGCCGTCATTTTGCACAAAAAGCACGCCGGCAAACAACAAAAATTTGTGCAATTTGACGAACGCAAAATTTTAAATTTCTATTGACAAACACCTTGAAATGTGATATAATTAATAACGTCAAGAGGGGAACAAGTCAATCGTATGACCAAAAAAAAATTTTTTCAAATATTTTTGAAAAACCCCTTGACAAATCACACAAAGTGTGATATAATAATAATGTCAAAAGGGAAAGCCAATCCCCTACGACAAAAAAATTTTTTAATGAGAGGTGTTCATTATGGCAAACAAGAAAACAACCAAACGCGAGTATTACGAACTTATCAAATCCAAACTTGCGGACAATGCCGAAATCGTAGCCTTTTGTGACCACGAAATAGAACTTCTTGACAACCGCAAGAAAACAGTAGACGGCGAGAAAAAGTTGACCCCCAAACAGAAAGAAAATCTTGCTCTTGTCGCAACCATACTTGACAATATGGAAGTCGATACCATTTATTCCATAAGCGATATGCAAAGGAAAATCGAGGTTTGTAAAGAACTTACAAATCAGAAAATCTCCTCCCTTATACGACAGGCGATGTCAGATGGCACTATCGAGCGCGTGGAAGTAAAAGGCAAAGCATTTTTCAAACTTGCCAAGGTCAAGGGATAATTCCCTTGACCCCCACAAAAGGGAAAGAGAGGTAATCATATGGCACTTACCCCATTACAACACCGCAACAAAATCGCAAATCTTATGTTACATCTAAAATGCACAGAGGCGGAGGCGGAGGATATTATAGCCTATGATGAGGCGGTAGATAAAGGCGAGCCTACCAAATATGACCTTACCGCCGAACAAATGAAAGCGACAAAAGAATATCGTATCACAGGCACACGAGAAAAAAAGCCTACTACATACGAATTTACACAACGAGAGCGCAAAGCCAATCCCACAAAACAGGCGATAATTGCGGAACTTGCGGAGACCATTAAAGCAAGCACCAAAAACGCATATGATAATGTGGTAATTACTGGCAAAGAACGAAGTATTGACTTCAAAATAGGCGATACAGAATTTACGCTCACGCTCACGCAACACAGACCGAAAAAGGCATAAAAAAAATAAAAAGTTAAGGGGCGAAAGCCCCTTGACTAATAGGAAAGGCAAAAACTGGGAAATGCGGTAAAATGCCCCCGGGCGCTCCTACCCTAGCCTATGCAAGAAAAAAAGTGCCTTTGCCGCAAACTTTTTTTTCAAAAACCCCTTGACAAATTCCTTACTTTGTGATATAATAAATACATCAAGTGAGGGAGGTAGGCAATCCTTCCCAAGAAAGTAGAGGAATTAAACATGAGCATTAAATCAGACCTTTTTAAAACCGAAATCGACAATATTCAAGACCTTGACCTTCAAGCGTTCGTGCGCGAGTACCTTGAATATCACGTACCTGACTACTTCTTCGTCATAGGCGCGAGCGCAAGCGGAAAATATCACCCCGCATTTTCGCAAGGCAACGGCGGACTTGTACGCCACACAAAAGCCGTTTGTATGTTTGCGGAGGAGTTGCTTCGTATGTCGTCCTATATGTATTTGCCTGACTGGGACAAGGATATGATACGCGTTGCTTGCATTTGTCATGATACTTGCAAATATGGCATGAACAACGAAATGACCAAGGATGAATATGCTGACCACGCGTGGAACGCCGCGGTTTGTGTTGATAAAGCGTGGAATGACTGCTACAATGAAAAAGCACCTTACATACTTACACACGCGATAGAAACGCATATGGGGCAATGGTCAGCCGACAAGAGCATAAAGATGTACACACCGCACGACCGTTGCGTGCACATGGCGGATTACATGGCGTCAAGGTCATTTATAGATATTCCGCAGATAATGGCGGATTACAACGCGGTAATCGCAAGCTACGAAAATAAAAAAGAGGGAGAGGCTGAATAAGCCCCTCCCAACAGGAGAAAAAAAGAAAAACAAAACGTTGCGGGAGCCCGTCTTCGTGCGGACAGGCGCCCCGGTACAGTGGAAATATTTACTAGTACTACCAAGTAATAGTAGTCGTGGATTTGAGCGGCGCGTTTACGGTAGTAACACCGCCGAATTTGTCAATAGTAAATATCACCAAAAATTTTTGTCAAATCATCATCATTTTTATGCAAAATCACCATTTTCCCAAAATCTCCCATCTCTTCCAACTTCTCCCATCTCGCGCATCGCTAACCTAGCGCATCTCTACAATATGGCCCCATATCGCCTAACTCTAGCAACCCTAGCCTTACCTTTTGTTTTAGCTATCTTAATTCGCACGGCCGCCCCCGGTCGAAGCGCTTGGTTCTAGCCCCAGCGCAGGCCCCACCACATAATATGGCCCAAGTACGCCTAACTCTAGCGCAATCTTATTTTTCCCAAAATTATTCACCCGGCTCGATTAGCCTTTCAGTTTCATTTAGCTAAGTATGAGCCGCCCGGCCAGGGCGGACTCCATCGTCACGCGGGATCGGTGCTTGACTCTAGCTAACTTTTACGCTCGCTTGAGCGGGGCCGCCGCAAATATATATTTCCTGGAACTCCCTAGGTTGGATTGCGTAGCAAGCCTAACCATGCTTCCTGGAATTAGGACTTTTCTCTTGACTTTATAAAATTTTAGTCATTTCGTAGAAAATTTAATAAAATATTTTCAAAAATTCTCAAAAGATAGCAAATTTTTAAAAAGTCAAGGAATATATACTATATCGGGCCGCCGCATTTCCTAAATATTCAACTAGGAAAATTTATTTATATGTCTATTATACCCTAGAGCAAGTGAGGACCTTAAATAAGGTCCGAACTTAGCTCATTTCTCATTCTTAATTCTTCTTGTATTCTAGGGTCATCGACAGAATACCATTTCAATTCATCAGTCAACGATCGTACATATATTTTATCTTCATCACATAATCTATAATATGCAATACCGTCTTTGATAAATGTTTGTGTGCGCTTGACCGCATGACCGATTTGTCCAGACAAGGGATCTAATATCTCTTGCTTAAAACGCGCATAGGTTAGCCGCAAACTCTCATCTATTTCTTCTCTTGTTGCGTCCGGATCAGGGTTCGCCGCATTATCAATAGTCAAAGCCATTTCTTCCGTCAACTAGTTAGCTTGATTAAACAAGTCCCGCATAACCTAGCGTTCTTCCTTGGTTAAATCGCGGAAATAATAGCAACGATTTTCCGTATCATATTCTTCTACACGATACCTAGGCTTATCACGCCAACCCATTAGCCCATCTTCACCAAAACAAGGACCAAAAAATTTCTTCGCGCTCTTAGCCGCTTGATACGGGGTGACGCCAGCTATATTGGCTATATTAGCGTAGGTATTATATGTTTCATTTCCTGGGCCAATGGCCGCAAGAACTTTCAAATCAACTGTGCGGGTATAGGCTTTATCATAAACATTAGGACCAAATATTTCATAAATTTCAATGCCGCCACGATATTCATTAAATCGACAAAAATCTTCGACTTTGCGCAATTGTTTAATTTTAGAATTGCTATACCATTTATAAGAAATACCAAGCCAAGCAGCAATTTCACGACTAGTCATTTTTCCAATATGCAATTTTACAGATTCCATAAACAAAAACTCCTTTCATAATTATTGGGTCCCGGTTCTGCAAGATTATCCCTGGAATTTTTTCGTTCATTATATATATGAAACAAAAAAAACATGGCACAACTTTTAAAGTAAATCTTTTACCAGTTCCCTCACTATTATCTAAAAAATTAAACAATAGCCCAAACAATATTTGACCAAAATTTTTTAACCTTGCGGCGAGCCGCCTATGAGCCAGTCCTTGTAAAAATAATACCCGTAGGTCCAGCGAACGAAGTGAGCTAGGACCAAAAAATAAGACTAGTAGAATAAATCTACTAGTCTTTTATTATTATATATAGTATACTAGAAAAAAAAGGATATGGGTGGGGATGAGTGAGACTAAGGGAATTGGATGATATGCTGGGGTCTGAGCTAGGGTCTGAGCTAGGGCCACCTCATTTCCACATAACACTATAATATTACTATAATACCCCATACCAATCCCCATCCAACATTCTAATTTACTCCGTATAAAAATCTGGCAACTTATAACCAGCTTCAATTAACTAATCATGTAACGCATCCGAATAAACCTTGCTATCATCTAAGACTATCCTACCACTAAAAACAAAAGCAGTAGCTAGTATCACTTTCCCATCAAGCTCAACGCCAAGTGGAAACAATACATCATCATAATATCTTTCCCTTAACTCTTTTTTTCTTCTATCTAAAAGCCTTGGGTCTTCATCTTCATCTATCGCCGCTAGTACATCTTTAATCTCATTAGCCCAAATATAATGCTACTTAGCTAGCTCATTCATGCGGCTTAGCTCTTCTTTGGTCAATGGTCTATAACTATCATCTTCTAATAATATAGCCCAAAGGCGCTCTTTATGCCCCATTATGCCGCCGGCATTTTCTTTTTGCCCAAAACAAAGATAAATAGCTTTTCTTACTGTATACAAAGATAACTCTAGATCTTTAGCAATCTGCCGCATGGTAGTAATATATCCTGGTTTATCTAAGATATAAGATAAAATTTTAAGATGGGATTGCATAATAAATTCTTTATTATACGTAGACTAATAAATTTCCTCTATCTCTATACCGCCCCGAACTTGTTTATACTAACAAAAGTCATTAAGCTTTTGTAGTTGTTTAGTAGGATTACGTTTATAAGTAGAATAAGCTATTCCTAACCAATCTGCTATTTCATGACCAGTCATTTTTCCTAATTGTAGCTACATGTCTATTCCTCCTTTCATCTAGGTCTAATACGCTTGGTGATGATTTTCGAACGTCCTATATATATAGACATCAAAAAAGTATCACCTTTCTCACCAAGCAATATATTTGGTGATATCCACCATAATTATATAATTTTTTTAATAAAAAAATTATCAATTCTTGCCCAAAAGGCACTAATATTCTCCTATTACCTAGCTCACACACGAAGTTGTGCACTTTTTCGCACTATATATATTATTAGATATTTCCAAAAACTGCACAAGTTCTGCGGCAAGCCAGCTTCTATTCTTCACATGATCTAGATCACGCAAGATTTACCCCAGAACCTCATGATTATCTATATAGAATCAAATTGAGTTTTTCTTTGGGCTAGCCTATCAAGCGCAAGCGCTTTCAGCTATACCAAAGAAAAACTACGCTTCGCGTTAGACTTCCTTTTACCCTTTCAGGGTAAAAGGTCTAACGCTTCGCTTGGGTAACATTTTATATTTATATAATTATACAATATTTTATCTATACTTCCTAATCTATCTTGACTTAATAAAAAATTTATAGTATAATAATAATAGAAATAAATATAGGAGTAAATATAAAAATGGATAATAATAACCAAATTTGCGGCGATTGCCATAGAAGCTTGCAGAACCTAAGTACTGACGGGGTAATAGCTATTAGTAGAAATGGCAAAAAAGCTAAAGCCCTTTGCCTTTCTTGCTTGGCTTCTTATAATACTTGCGCTAAATGTAAAAATAATATCACTTGCGCTTTCCAATCTTATTCAGGACCAGAACCTAAAATAATTAACCAAACTATACGCCAAGGAAATATGGTAATGCAAACTCAAGTGCCTAATCCGGCTATTGTAGAAAAGACTTGCGGCAAATGCCTTTGTAGCTATGAAGACCTAGGTTGTATGCGGCAACAGGGCTATTGCGGCAATTTATTTGTTGAAGGTTGGGATGAATTACCTATCTCTACTAGTGATATACCGAAGACATCTACTGAAGCCTCTACCACCGATGAAGTTACCGATAGCAACGACTCCGACCTTGGCGAAATTTTTCCACCAGAAGATACTACTATCAATTCTACCAGCGATGAAGAAGTAAGCGGAATCAGCGATACTATGCGCGAAACCAGCCAAGATGAAACACATGACCCCGATGAAGACAGCAGCATCGCTCCCCAGCCGCAGTGCCAAGAAAATACAAACGCCGCAAAGGACTCCGTATAATAATAAACTAATCCAACTCGTCTCTATTCTCGTGTCCATAATTTCATTAGCTCTAGCTATTACTTCTTTATCGCCAAAAGCATTATAAACCATACCCGAAAACATCGTCCCTAGACAATTTCCTACTAAAATTTCCGCTAATTTTCCCTCTTTTATCGTCAAATCGCATAATTTTCCCGTATATAAATTTAGCCCAAATTTCGCTATTGTAAATAAACCAATACCGAACAATAGACTACCTACTACTCCTCCGACCGATAAATATATGATTGCGGCAAGGGCTATCAAACACCCCGCTAAAAAACTAGATACCATTGTTGTACTCCTTAAATAATTATTCGACTTTCCGTCGTCTTCTATAATTATTATACCAAAAAAAAATTTGAAAATCAAGGGGAAAGTAATATTCCTCGGAAAGGATAAACATTATGACTTCAAATGAATTTAACCAGCTCCTGGCTCAGCACAAACTCTATCTCTCGTCGAAAGGAACAAAAGGACTATCTCTCGCTATTGTTGGTGAAGATTTCTCTAATAGTAAATTTCCTAAGATAAATTTCTCTAAAGCAAGTCTCGTAGAATGCGATTTCTCGAATACGACTTTTACTAACTGTATTTTTGACGGAACTCTTTTCAAGCGTTGCCAATTCAATAATACAACTTTTGTAAATTGTACCTTTACCAATAGTGAATTAGTAGACTCTATTTTCTCTAATACTATATTTGACAAAAGTACAATTAGTGGTTGCGATGTGCGGCATAGTCGCTTCTTTGGTGTACAGAACCTGGGCTCTGTGGTAAAATTTCTTAGGGTAGGTAAAACTCCTATAGAAACTCCCGATTTTTTCTTGACTTAATAGAAAATTTTTGTTAAAATATATATAGAAAGAAAAAAGAAAGGGGAATTTAATGCAATATTCATTACGTGCGCTTAGTCGCGCAAATACTTATAATCAATCTAATTCATTATCTTCTCCTCTTGTTAAATACTACCATATCAAAAATAAAACATTTCGTAATCTCAATTTATCGTATCTCGTCTTCCAGGCTTGTACTTTTGATAATTGTAAATTTATAAATTGTTCATTTGAAGGTAGTGTGTTCTATAATGTATATTTTAGAAATTGCTATTTCAAGAATTGTAAATGTAAAAAGATATATACTAAATTTTCATTAATCCAAAATAATATAATAAAAAAATGTGATTTCCATAAATCAACCCATGTAGAGTTATACAAAAAAAATAATATAATTGAAAATTGTGATTTGGATAAAATAAATATTTATTAGATAATGAGAGGAATGGAGTATGAATCATACTTTTAATCTAGGTTCGTATCGCCGCAAGGCTTTCCGCAACAAGAATTATTCCAATAGTTCGTTTAAGGATATGACTTTTACACTTTGTACTTTTGTTAATTGCGATTTTACAGGAGCAGAATTCCATAGTAATTGTTTATTCAACCATTGTACTTTTAAGAATTGTAAATTCGACCGTTGCACAGCCGTTGGTTCTTTAAGCTTTTGCGGCAGCACCTTTAAGCGCGTCACATTCCAGTGCGCTAATCTTAATTATGCTAGATTATGTCATACTGTTTGCCGTAACGCTGATTTTTCAAAAGTAAACTTTACTAATGCTATTATAGCATCTATTGATTGGCGTAATACTAAATTAAATGATGTAGTTGGGCTTAATTTTGACTTGCTGAATGCCACTTGTAATCCCGCTAATCCTACTTGCGGAATCTAACCTAATACCTTTCTATGCTAGAAGAGTCGGTGTATACCGACTCTTTGATTTTTATAAAAAAATATGATATAATATATATAGAAAGAAAAGAAAAGAGGAAAAAGTTATGATAAATATAAAGGAAATGCTTAGCGAGGAAGATATTGAAAAGATTGATAATTACAGAAGATATTATGCCGATATGGTAAGAACTTGCGACAGAGAGCAAATGGTTGATATAGAGACTATACTTCAGCCTTGGGCAAATGCTAAATCACAGTTTCTTGCCAGACTTTTTCCGGAAGGTCAAACCATCATTGAGAAGGACGTTACAATAGCCCAGTTCAGCAATGAAATAAGCAATAAAATATATCATACTTTAATTAGTCCTGAGCATGCTTTTATTACTAAATATACTGAATATGTTAATGAATATTTTTACAAAAGACTTGGTGCTCCGTCCGAAAATTATTGGAATTTGAAGTGTTTTATTGACCCAGATACCCTTACCGATAACACTTGGAAAGGATGTGACTTTGAAGTTAGCTATGAAGAAAATGGTGCTACTAAAACTTACAAAATCCAAAGAGGCACTAAGATAATGAAAGCACTTGCTAAACTTGCTAAGATTTGGCATATTGATACAAATTTTGAAGATTTCCGTATCAAGCATAGTCAGATATTGAATGAAGCACATTTTACCGGTAGACTTTGCCTTTCTATCCATCCTCTTGACTTTATGACTATGAGTGATAATGCTTGCAATTGGTCGTCTTGTATGAGCTGGGAAAACGAGGGCGAATACCATCAGGGTACTATTGAAATGATGAATTCACCTTATGTTATGGAAGCATATCTTAAGAGTTCTACTGATGCTACCCTTGGTGGGGTAAAATGGAATAATAAGAAATGGCGTGAATTGTTCATTGTGCATCCGGCTGGTATATTTGCCATTAAAGGATATCCTTATTGGAATAGAGAGCTTGAAACAATTTCCCTTGAATGGATACGCGACCTTGCGGCAAATGTCTTTCATGCTACATACACCCCGATACTGATGACACATGTCGACAGATGTAACAGTCTTACTTATATTTACAATAATACTGTATACGATTTTGAATTCAATACTGGCCATATGTATAATGATTTTTGTTATGACCATGCGGCTATGATTGCCATAATGCCTAACGATGTTCATGAAAACATTTATTATTCTGGTGATAGTGAATGTATGTGTTGCGGTAAACATGGTGATGATAATCAGATGATGATATTTAACGATGCAAATATTTGTTGTGAATATTGTCAAGAAGCACATAGATGTTGCATTTGCGGCGAAGTACTTTATGATGATGGCTCGTATTGTGATGATGATGGTAATTACTATTGTGAAGATTGTTGGAATGATAAATTTACCTATTGTGAAGATTGCGGACAAGATGTACCGTCTGAAGATGCCTATACAATAGAGCTGCGCCGTTACATACCTGGCAGAGATTATGTAGAATATATTTCATCTACTACACTTTGCCGCAGGTGTTTCAACAATAAATTTACCACGGAAAAGAAAGAATGGTTAGAAGAAGTTCTGAAAAAGAATAAAGAAAAATATAATTTCTATGGTGATTACCATTTGTATATCTTGATAGTTGATGAAGATATAACGCTTGAAGATTGGGAAGAAATGACTAATCAGTGCTTGCGCAAATGGTGGAACTAAAATAAACTAAAATAAATAGGTATGCGGCGAGTCGTATACCTATTTTTTGATTTTATAAAAAATTTTTGATATAATATATATAGAAAGAAAGAAAAAAAAGGAGAAATCATTGATGGTTGCTAAAACATTTCAAAACCTAGAACAAGTAGGAGATATATTTGTAGAAAATGGGCGCAACTATGTAAATGTGCGGACGAAGACTGGTACATTGCGCAAAGTGCGCTGGTATAATGACCATGAATACGCCCGTTTGTATCCCTCCGATGCTATTAAAGAACCTAAAAGATTGCGTCCATTAAAGGACACATTAGGATTTGTAAACGGGACAATCACGGTCTATTCAGGCGACTGTGAGAGTGAAAGAGATTGGTTCATTATGAATCATGCGCAATATAATAGATATTGGGGTTGGTTCTTTCCTTCTGATATGCAGGTGCCAGAAGAATGCCCTGAAGGACTAAAACCTGTTATAATACGTTGGGAGGATGTATTTGTGGACGAAAATCATACGCTACCAGAGAGTGTTATTGCGGAAAAAATGAATAAATTTAGAAGTGCTAATTCAATTTCGCAATACGTCGGCGAAGTAGGTGACAGAATATCACGTAATGTAACAGTTATGTATAGCGGTTACAGAGAAGGGCTTTTTGGATCGAGCTACTTTAATATTTTTAAGGATGAGGATAATAATACTTTGGTTTGGAGTACGGCAGCCCGTTCTTTTTCTAAAGGATGTAAGATTCGCATCACTGGCACTGTTAAAGAACACAAGATTTATAATGGTGAGAAAGAAACATTTTTGAGAAATTGCAGAGTAGAGGAGTGGAAAGATGATGAAGAAAGCTAATATTGTAAAATTCGTGAACACAGACACCAGCGATGAATACTATTATACAATAGGAAAATCAAAGTCAATAAACAAGAAAACAGTGATGATTGCGGCAGGGGTACTTGTCGGCGTACTTGGTCTAGTCACTACAGGAATTATAGTGGCTTGCCGCAAACATAAATCTAAATAATTTACCTCGCGGGACGGAAGAAATACCGTCCCTTTTGATTTTTATAAAAAATTATGATATAATATTTATAGAAAGAAAAAAGAAAGGGAAAATTATCTATGAGTTATTTTGTAGCTAAAGTGTGTTATTATGATGAAATAAATAAGCAAAATCAAATGGCGTATCATATAGTAACCGCTAAGACAATGTCAGATGCGGTACAACGTCTAGCTAATTACTATGATGAGTCAAATATTCTTGATGTCACAGTATCTTACATTCATGATGAGGTTTGTATTATACCCGAAAATACATACAAAACACTATTAGGATGGAGGGAAGATTAAAATGGGCGATTTATTCAATATGTATTCTGGTTCATTGTATAATATTGGTAAAGAGATAGGACAGACCCCGTCCGCATGGAACGATGCCGATGAACAGGATGAAATTTGCCGCAAGTGGGGTCGTACACTTGAAAATTTGACTGATGAAGAAGCAAGATATGTACTTGAAGTAGCAAGAGAAATAATGTCGAAGGAGCTGTGATGAATATGGGTAATCTTTTGTCGCGTTTAACAGAATACGATAGAAAGGTAATGAACCGCTATATTGATTTATACGCGGCAGATGATAACCTTGGCCGCATTAAGCATAAGAAATCAATTGATACTATTTTTAAGACTTGGGCGGAAAAGAAGGAAACGCTTGGCAAGATGTTTCCTGACAACGCACTGACTATTGAAGAAGACATTTCCTATAAAAAAGATGTCAATCAAATTTATGCAGATATAGACGCCTCTGAAATTATTCACGAATTCCGTGTCGCAATGCGCAATGCTTGGACAAAATATATGGATGTCAATCCCAGCGCGGGAGATAGAGATACTCGGTATTATATTTCTGATCTTCTGGCTAATAGTTCACTGGCTAACAACAAATATGAATATGAATCTTTTACCATTTATCCCCCGAATAAACCTATTACTATTTCCAGTGGTATGAAAACAAGCCGTGCTATTATTAAAATAGCCGAGACAATAGGTATAAATCCGCAAATGATTGAAGATTTTCGTATCGAGCATAGTAAATTACTTAATGACACAGAAGTCCACGGCAAGATGGTATTTTCCATTCACCCAATGGATTTTATGACAATGAGTGATAATAATTGCCGCTGGCATTCTTGCATGAGCTGGACTAATTGCGGCGAGTATCGTCAGGGCACGGTAGAGATGATGAATTCGCCTTGTGTAATTGAGGCTTATATCACAAGTGATGACCCTTATTGCTTTGATGATAATGACCCCTATATGACTTGGAATAACAAGAAATGGCGCGAGCTTTTTATTGTCAATTCTGATTGCATTATGGGCATTAAGGGATATCCTTATTGGAGTCGCGACCTTGAAAAAATAGCATTAGCTAAATTGAAAACTTTGGCTACGGATAAACTTGGCTATCAGTATAGAGATAAGATACAAGAACTTTATTGTGAAGATGATTATTGCAGCCCAGGTGACTTGATAGATTACAATGGTAATCATTATTTCTTTGAATCTGAATATATGTATAATGATTTTAGAGAAAGTCATTATGGATATCTTTCTGATGATTTCTGTGCGGATAAAACTATCAACTATTCAGGACCTAGCCAGTGTATGCTTTGTGGTCGTCTATGGGAGATCGATCAAGCTGATGATATAACTTGCAATGATTGTCAGCAAGAAATCTATCTTTGTTCTGAGTGCGGCGTGGAAACAACCGATGCAGTATATAATCCTTATACAAAATCATATATGTGCTGGAATTGTTTTAATGATAGATATGTCTGTGACGGAATTTCGGGAGATACTATTCTTAAAGAGGACGCCGCAATGCTTGAGGTTCATTCCGATTACGGACTTGCGCGTAAAGTCTACGTTCGCACAAGTTGGCTATCTGACCATTGGGTTGACGGAATCCAGGAGCTTGATGATGGTCAACGCCTAGTCATTACACCTTCAATACTACGCACATTACAAAAAATCTACGTGCAAGAAATATCATATAACGATGATTTACCCTTCTAATAAAAAAATTTGACATAGAAAAAAATTTTTGATATAATAAAACTACCAAAAGAGAAAAAGGAGATTTATAATTATGACAGATGTAAAAGTAACAAAGGCAATGAGACTTGCTGAAATTAAGGAACTTCTTGCTGATAACGCTGATATCGTAGCATTCTGCGATAGAGAACTTGCGAGCATCGCATCTAAGGCTGCTAAGGCTAAGGAGAGAGCTGCTGCTAAGAAGAATGAAACTGATGACCTTTATGACGCAGTAGTCGCCGCACTTTCTGATGAACCCGTTACAATAGCTGATATGACAGCTAAGTTTAATGATGAAGACATTACGCGTTCTAAGGTTCAGTATCGTCTTGTTAAGGCTGTTAAGAATGGCGTTGCTACCAAGGTTGAAGTTACAGTTGACGGCAAGAAAGCTGCCGCATATGTAGTTGCCTAAAATTTATTAATCGCGGTAAAGGTAGGGCGTGCCCTACCTTTTTCCAGTAAGGAGCTAAATCAATGAAATTTAGTATTTCTAATCGCCAGCCCAAGGAATTGCGTGCAATGGCTGACGAAATTAAAATGGATTATCGTGACATAGATACGCTTGTTGACCTAATGGATGAAAATATCACCAAGAAACTAGTCATTGTCGTATCGCAAGACGATAAAGTTGACTATGATAAATTAGCAGTATACGCTAAAGGATTAAATATTACAATGGCAGTGTCTGATTTATCAATGGGACGAGAGTATAATGTCCGCGGTATTCCTTTCTATTGGGTTTACCCTATTACTTCATATTACGAGCTAAATAGCGCATTAGAAGCGGGAGTATCCGAAGTGCTACTTAATGCCCCGCTATATTTTGACTTGCCGCAAGTAAAAAAGATTGTGAGTAAGTATAATGCCGAAGTGCGTTTAATAGCTAATATATGCTGTTACAACTATTTGATGCGTGCGGACGGGGTCTGCGGCACATATGTGCGGCCAGAGGACGTGAGCGCATATGAGCCGTATGTTAATACAATTGAATTTGTCGCTGAAACATATTCAAAAGAAGCTGTATTATTTGAGGTCTACGCTATTAAGAAAACATGGCCTGGCAATTTAAATCTATTATTGACAAATTTTAATTGCCAAGTAGATAACAGAAGCATAGCTGATGAATTTGCGGCGGCGCGTATTCAATGCCGTCAGGATTGTATGCGACGTGGCGGTTGTGATTTTTGCAACACAATAATGAAGTTTGGCAAAGCCCTAAGCGCGCACAAAAACGATAAACGCTAAATAAAGGTTCCCTCTATTGATTTTCTATAAAATTTATGATATAATATTTATAGAAAGAAAAAGAAAGAGGGAATTTTTATATGAAAAAAAGCATAATGCCGCCAAATGAAAAAAGAAAATTGATTACATTACTGCAAGTAACTGAAAATGAGTTGCGTAAAGGTTTATCGACTTGGATAAAACAGTTCTATAATCCTGACAAAATACATGAGACAGACCAGTATATCTATGTAGAGGGAGAAACCCAAGAAATTCTTCTTGTGGCGCACATGGATACTGTATTTTCCACCCCACCGCAAGAGATTTATCATGACCAAGAGCAAGATGTTATGATTAGTCCTTATGGTCTTGGTGCTGATGATAGAGCTGGAATATATGCAATTACAAGACTTGTTAGTAAAGGTTATCGTCCCAATATATTGTTCACTTCAGGTGAGGAAAAAGGCGGAGTTGGTGTACAGCTTTTCTTGACAGATTTTCCCACCGCACCCAAGGATTTGAAATATATCATTGAAATTGATAGACAAGGTGAAGATGATTGCGTATTCTACAATTGTGACAATAAGGAATTTGAAGAATATGTTGAAAAGTTCGGATTTGTTACTGATTGGGGCACATTTACTGATATTAGTTATATATGTCCTAGGTGGGGTATTGCCGGAGTAAATGTTTCAATAGGCTATTGGAGAGAACATAGCACTGCGGAAATTTTGAATTTACGTTGTCTAATGAAGACTATAAGTCGAGTAGCCAAAATGCTTGATGATGTAAGCAATGCGAAGAAATATAAGTATATTCCCGCTAAATTTTCCTATGCGAGTGTAACACAGCGACTTTTTAATTCAATACCCGATGATACCGATGAAGCATGGAATGATAATTCAGTAGTGCAGTGTGAAAAATGTAAGGCGTGGTTTGATGAATCAGAGACATTTCCTATCAAAGATATAGAAGGTAAAACAATTTATCGTTGTTTTGATTGCATTGACGGAGAAGTGGCATGGTGTATAGAGTGCGGCGAGCCCTTTTTACCCGCAACCCCAGATGCTGCGTTCTGTCCTGACTGCCGCAAACGCATGTCTTATAATAACAAAGGAGGCGCTAAAAAATGATAGACTATGAGCTTATCAAGCGCCAGGTCGGTGAAGTATTATGTCACGCCGCAAATTTGTCAAGCATTCCCGCATTAGATGAATATATGCACGAATGGGAAAAGAATAAGGCACGTTTTATCAAGCTATTTCATGACCAGTTGATATTGGAAATGGAAGAAGATGTCACATTTACATTAACAGAACAAGAAAAAGAAGATAAATTTGACGCATTTCTAAAATTTGTGCGCGAAGACGCGTATTATCGTCCCGATACAGTCAATCCTGACATAGTTGATTTTATTCAGAATAACCACGATACATTCTATGACAATCAGGTTTCATGGGCTAAAGATTCTAACCATATCGGCATGAAATTAACTCGCGCATTAAAATTTTATATTTCTGATAAAGGTTTGCTTGATTTATACCAGACAGAACTTAGCCGCATTTTGCAACAGAACAAGCTTACAGGAAAATTGTGCCTCTCGGTACATCCTCTTGATTATCTTAGTTCTAGCGAAAACGTTTCCAATTGGCGCTCATGCCATGCGCTAGATGGCGAATATGCGGCAGGTAATCTATCTTATATGATGGATTCGTCAACAATAATATGTTATTTGCGTAGTAGTGAAAGTGAGGATTACCATTTGCCGCATTTCCCAGCATCAGTAGGCTGGAATAATAAAAAATGGCGTATGTTGTTGCACGTAAACACTTCCAATAATGCACTTATGATTTCACGGCAATATCCATTTTTCACATCAGAAGGTCCGGCATTGGTTAAACAGATATATGAAACAGTAACCGAGCGTCATTTTACAGATTTTACATACAAACCTTTTAGTAATATTCGTGATTATAGGGGAGAAGTATTATATTCTTTGCCGGAAAAATATATTATTGTACGCAACAAACCCGTTCCGTTAAAAAATGTAGTGCATCAAGTTAAAAATAGTATGAATTATAATGATGTACTATATTCCACAGTATGTGACCCTAGTATGGCAATAGAAGTTATGCCTTGGTATCTTGAGCCTACTGATATTGAGCCTTTTGAGATAGGTCATGAAGTTAAATGTTTGGCGTGCGGCAAAAGGCTACTTGACCCTGACATGGGCGGAATGAGATGTTCACGCTGTGCCGAGCCGGCTGAATATTGCGTATATTGCGGCGATGCAATCCTTGATGATGATGATATACATTGGCTTAATGATGAGCCATATTGTGACTATTGTTGGGACACGCATGTAAACTACTGTTCGCATTGTCAAAGTTATGTCGTTGATGACGATATGGAGCACGGTATGTGTGAGAATTGTAACAAAATAGAAGAAGAAGAAGGAGAAGAATGCTAATGGCAGCAAGAGGAACAATAGCCAAAACTAAGGTAATTACTAAGATAGCCGATGCATTTGGCGACAACTGGATCGGTGAAGTTGGCGGTAAATATTATGTATGGTCAGAGGAAAATGGACAAAAGGTGCAGATATGTATTGCCCTAACATGTCCTAAGACTGAAGTCACTAGTGGCAATACTACGGTAAGTGCGGCACCAGGTGATGAGATGAGTGATTTCGCTAGCCTTGTCGGGAAGACACGTGGTCCCGCACCGGAAATCACATCTGAAGAAGATAAAAAAGCCGCCGAATTGCTTGAAAGATTAAATATGATTTTTTGACTTTATAAAAAATTTTTGATATAATATATATAGTAAAGAAAAGAAAATTCCATTTTGTTTTTTCACCGCGGTTTCAATACCGGTTGGGCCGCGGTGAGTCCTCCTTAATTGATTTTTGAAAAAATTTTTGATATAATATTTATAGAAAGAAAGAAAAAGAAAAGTTTCAAAATGGGCGAGTGGCGTAATTGGTAGCCGTGGTAGTCTTAGAAGCTACTGAACTAAGTTCGTGCGGGTTCAAGTCCCGCCTTGCCCACCAATAGGTTTCATTGTGAAATTCAAACGCTTTCCATATACTTTTGCGCCGTGAAAGTCGGTCCTCTCTTTCTTTATACTGCAGGTGGGAGGTTGGAATCTCAGGCGGCCTCATAAGTCGTTTTAACCCAGTTCAATTCTGCGGACCCTGCAACCAAGCTCATAGAGCTTTCTAGGTTAGTAATAACCGTCTTTCATCCTTATTTGATTTATTTAGCGCGTTTTTACGCGCTAAAATGGAGAATTAGTTTAATGACAAAACCATAGTTTCTACTATGATGTGAGTTTAATTCTTGCATTCTTCACCACCCCGCAAAGGGGAGAAAAAAATTACAGGCATATTAATCCTAAACTAAAAATTGCAAAGATTGTTAAAATCAGTTTGGCGCGTCTATTTGCTCAGGGCGCGCTAAATGGGGAATTGTTGGAATAGTAGACAAGATGGTCTCAAACACCATTGCCCTAGGCGTAAGGGTGCGAATCCCTTATTCCCCACCAAGTTTTCCAATATGAGGTACCATCCTCCTTATTGGTTCTTATCGCTTCTATTGTTGACTTCCCTTATAGGAGCGTTAAGTTTATATAGGGATTGACAAAACGGACTGTCAATCCCAGCATGGGAAGATAGCCAAGTGGTAAGGCAATAGTTATATTTGGGTGACTAGTAACTTTTAGCCACGCTCAGCAGTTTCTTATTAAAAAGAAAATATTAAATAGTAAGGCACTATGTATCGCAGGTTCGAATCCTGCTCTTCCCACTACAAAATTATTACGTCGAGAAAGGATAAAGTATGAATTCATTTATTGAAACAATGAAAAATTTTGGCGAAACCGAGAATGGCGCGGTTGCCTATAATTCTACACAAAGCGCGCTGTTGGACGCATTTGGCTCTCTCGGCGCAATGAAAGATTCTTCCGAAGAAGATATCATAAATATATTTTCTAAGGCCTATGATGAAAACCCTGATTATGCTATGAAGCTCTTGTTCTATATGAGAGATATCAGAGAAGGCCAGGGTATGCGGCGAGTGTTTAGGATATGCTGTAATTGGCTGGCTTACACACACCGAGATGCCCTTTGTCGCAATCTTCAATATATCAGTGAATATGGTAGATGGGATGATTTAATCAGCTTGTTTTATAATCAGCCCGATGTTAGAGATGAAGCTGGTAAGATTATACTTAATCAGTTAAATGCCGACATAATTGCTGCACGAGATGGTGGAAATGTTTCTCTTCTTGGAAAATGGATGCCTTCTAATAATGCATCTAGCAAGACGACTAAAAATATGGCTCGTATACTCACTACTTATCTCCATATGACACCGAAACTTTATCGTAAGACTCTTGCTTATCTGCGAAAACATATTGATGTTGTAGAATGTAAGATGTCGGGTAATGAATGGGACAAGATTAATTATTCTACAGTTCCTTCTCATGCTGCAAATAATTATGCTAATGCCTTTGCAAAGCACGATATAGATAGATACCAAGAATATCTAATAAATCTTGTTATTGGTAAAGCTACAATAAATGCGAACGCGCTTTTCCCAAAAGATATTCTTTATAAAGTCTGGAATTATTCAAGCAATAGAAATGTTACAAATATGATAGCTGATGCTCAGTGGAAAGCATTACCTAATTATTTTGGTGACTCTATTGAAACTGGCATTTGTGTCGTAGATACTTCAGGTTCTATGTGGGGTGACCCCCTTGAAGTAGCTGTATCTCTTGGCTTATATTGTGCAGATAAGTGCCGCGGTCCATTCAAAAACCATTTTATTACATTTTCCTCTTGTCCTTCTCTTCAAGAGGTTAGAGGTGCAACTTTCGCGGAGAAAGTAAATAATATACGTTGTTCAGACTGGGATATGAACACAGATATTGAAAAAGTATTTGATTTGATACTTATGACCGCTAAGAATTCTCGTTGTAAGCCTGAAGATATGCCTAAGAAATTGTATATTATTTCTGATATGCAATTTGATGAAGCAAGAACAGATTATGGTTATTATTCAAATAAGCCCGCTTGTACTACTCCGTTTATGCAACAGATGAAACAGAAGTATAAAAATGCAGGTTATGAAATGCCGGCATTGATATATTGGAATGTGCGGGCAAGTCATTGTGCAATGTTCCATGACACTTTTGATGGCGAAGATTGTTGTTTCGTAAGTGGTTATTCTCCTGTTCTCTTTAAGAATATTCTTGAAGGTACTGAGTATGTTGAGGTTACTAGGGCTGATGGTACGAAAGAAGTAAAGCAGAAGATAGACCCTATGAATGTAATGATGACTACACTCAATAGTGAACGTTATGCGCCTATAATGGCGTATTAAATAAAATAAAGGCGCGTACAGCAACCTTACTAAAACGATTAACTGATAATTAATAGTGTTTGAAAAAAAGCGCCTTGTATTATTTAGAATGAGGCTCTCACAGCAATAATTTTTCTATGGAATTATAGTAAAAATGAGCCTCGATTTATGTCGGAATACCCAAGTGGCTTAAGGGGACTGCTTGCTAAGCAGTTAGGCGGGCTATTCCCGTGCGCTGGTTCAAATCCAGCTTCCGACGCCATTAGGACAAAAATAGTAAATCTATTTGTCTTAAAATTTATAAGATATGTAGATAGAAATATCTATAAATCTAAAAAAAATAAAAGGAGTGCGCTATGAATAAATTTAATTCAATACGTATTTCTGAAAGTAATTTGACGGAATATTTACACGCTAAATTTCCAACCGCAACAAACTTCGTGTATTTAGCACCAGTGCGGCTGACCGCTGTACCGCAATTGCTCCAGCGTGATTATGGAAAAGCACTAGATTGTACTCTTACTTCTATTACCGCAATAATGATGTATTATCTGCCACATAAAGGCGATAATGAAATTTATGATGAAGTAGAAAAGGTGGCAGAAAAGTATTTTTATAATGGCGACAAGAAAGGGACGAATCCCATATTCATTCGTTCAATTATGAAAGATGTCGCAAAGCATTTTGGATTGAAGAAATCAATGAAAGTTCGTTATTTGAATAGTATTGGTTTTAATTTCAATTCTATTAAGAAAATGATTGGGAAGAAAATTCCTGTCATTATAAATATATTCAAGGATGGTCGTAAATATTACGATGACCACTCTATTACTATTACTGGTTATAGAGAAGTCAAAGTAGATGGCAAGACGAAGAAATTCTTGATAGTTCAAGATAATTGGGCTAAGGATTATTCATATCTTGATTTCGATTGCCTTGGAATGATTGCCAGTCTGAATTACGCGGACTGACAATCTCGCGATGCGGAGTATTCTAATTGGTTTAAGAAAGCGGTCTCTAAAACCGTAGGAAGCTAGTCTTTGACGCTAGTCTGTGTGGGTTCGAGTCCCACCTCCGCAGCGGTATCATGCAACAGCCTTTTCGTGGCGATACTATTTCTACTAATGTTGCAAATTAAATTGATGATACAATAATGTGAAACTAGCCGGGCTTATACTTGGCTCGTTACCTATACAACCACGGTGGCTGCTGCTAGTGCTGAAGGCGCCTTGTATCACATAGTAAATATGAAAAACCTCCCACAATTACTACAATGAGTGAAAAGATATATCTCGTAGTCGCTTGGCAGCGTTAAGCCACATATTTACTATGCGTTATAACTCTACCAATACGTTAAATTGGGGAATGGCTAAAGTGAGAATATTATTATTATATTGTTATTATATTGTAAAAGGATTGTTTGGTAGTATGTTAGTTTAGCCGCTAAGATATGTACGAAACAACACCTGGCTAATAAACGAAACATATCCCATTGAAAAATGAGGGATTGGACTGAAGGAGTGGCAATGATTGACCCCTGAATGTATGTCAAGTCATTGAGTAGTGGAGTAAATGTGATAGTTCGTTTAAAGGTTAATAATTATAATACCCTATTGAATTTTCAATAGGGTATTTTTCTATCCAAAAGGAGGAAACAAATTATGGGAAAAAATTATATAGAAGCATTTGGCGCAATAGAGTCTAAGATTGACGTGCGCGATTATCAAGTTGCATGTGCGGCCGCACCTAATGTTGAATTACCCGAAGTATTTGAGCTAAATATGCGCGCTGTGAAAAATTAGCATTCTGTTAGTTCATGCGTTGCACATGCCCTAGCCGCAGTGGTAGAATATTTTAATTTTATGCAAGAGAAGACCGATACCACGATGAGTACAGAATTCATATACGGCAACCGCATTAATCATACCTATACTGACCAAGGTATGATCATTAGAGACGCACTTGAAAATTTACGAAAGTATGGTACTTGCCCTAATAGTAGCATGCCAGGTAATATTGAAGTGCCGGAAGCCATTAGGCGTTTTAATCAAAACGCGCTTGGAGTTATCCCTGTTGCATATCCTAATCGTATTACCAACTATTGTTCATTGTACAAAAAAAATGATATGAAATTATGGTTAATGACAAAAGGACCAATCGTATTTTCGGTTAAATGGTATGAAAATTATTGGTTGACCGTAAATAATGAATTACATTTTGATGAAAAAAGTGAGCCATCCGGCTGTCATTGTATGGTTATTTATGGCTGGAATAAAGAAGGTTGGTTATTTCAAAATAGTTGGGGTAATACTTGGGGTGACGGCGGTAGAGCTGTGTATCCCTATGATGCTACGATTAGAGAAGCCTGGGGTGTTGAAGATACTTGTTATAGTACCTATAAAGATGATTTAGTAATGCAGCTGAAAGACCAAATTAATGAATTAAATACAGCGCTCGCGGCGGCTAGCCTAAAAGTTGACAACGATCAGGCGCAAATAAATGAATTACAAGCTCGCATTCAGCAACTATTGGAAACTAATGCTATGACCGAAGAAGAACGTGCACAACTTGAACTAGACCAAGCACGCCTCGTAGACGCGCTCGCGCAATCAAAAGCTGAAGTAGAAGATTATGCTAAAAAGTTGCAAGATGCGCAAATTCAAATTAATTTATTAAACGATACAATTATTGAAATTAAGAAGCCATATCAAAACTGGCCAAAGTGGTTAGTTGGTGTTATTAATTTTGTATTAAATTTATTCCGCAAGAATAAGAAAGAGGTTGGAAAATGAAAATAAAAATTAAATTACCAAATTGGTTAATGACTATTGGCAATTATATCTGGTGTTGGTGGAGTAATCTACGCTGGTGTAGAGCTACAAAAGAATATCCATTGTAGGAAAAGGATATTGCTACACAAGACGAGGCTGATAAAATTGATAGATTTTATGAATTTCTATCAAGAGCTGCTAATAGAGTAGATGAAGGTTTTCATTATACTAATGATGGTATAGATGAATTTGGCGATTCAATGCGGCCACCGGCCCAATGCTACAAAGATCTAGTTGAAGGTAGCTTGAAAGATGATTGTGATGGTTTTCATTCGGCATTATATTATATTATGTCGCAAAAAGCATTGCGTGCCCCTGTTTATATGGCATCTATTGGTTCACGTGATGGCAAGAGAGGTCATGCTATCTTAGTCGGGGTGGATCCGCTTGGAGGCTGGTTCGCGCAAGATTATAGAGCAACATTAAATATTGTGGCATTTAATCAAGAAGAGCTGGTTAAAGAATTACAGACACATTATGCTACACGTGGATATGGTGAAGATGCGCATGTTCAATTATATACTTATGATAAGAAAAAAGGTTTTCGTGTTAAAAAATAAAATTTGATTTTTATAAATTTTTATGATATAATATTTATAGAAAATAAAGAAAAGAGGAAAAAAGAATGGCATTAACAGAGAAAGGACGTAATGCGGTAGAAAAAATTATTGATAATTATCCGCATGGCGCATTTAGTGCAAAAGATTTAAGTGACGCATGCGGCGAAAAAATTGTTGCTGCTACATTGAATAGTGTTGCTAATAATGGATATATCAATAAGCTTGGTGGTAGTCCTGTTCAATATGAAGCTATTGACAATTTGGTTGAAATATTTGAAAAAATAAAATCTGAAGATGTATCTAAGGGTTGTGATAATAGTAATTTGCGAACAGCTAAGGGGGTAAAAAATGATGAATTTTATACCAGATATGAAGATATTGAAGCTGAAGTAATGAAATATCGCAAACAATTTCGAGATAAAATAGTTTATTTGCCTTGTGATGATCCCGCGGAAAAGAAAAGTGAATTTTGGTCATTTTTTGTGAACAATTTTGATTCGTTCGGATTAAAAAAATTAATTGCTACACATTATAACGAAGAAGGTAAAGCCTATAAAATCTGGATTGATAGCGATACAACGAATGATGGATTCATTGATGATGCCGATGCTATGCAAGAAGATTTAAAAGGCAATGGCGATTTTCGTTCATCTGAATGTTTGGAAATTATGAAAGAATGTGATATCGTATGTACAAATCCGCCATTTAGTTTATTTAGGGAATTTGTTGATGCTATTATGACTGCCGATAAATCATTTTTAATCATTGGTAATCAAAATGCATTTACTTATAAAGAAATTTTTAAGCTAATTCGAGATAATAAAATTTGGACTGGATATAATATGGTTAAAAAATTTAATCAACCAGATGGTAGCATAAAAACTTTTGGTAATGTGTGCTGGTTTACTAATTTAGATACAATAAAACGTAATGAAGAACTGGTATTAACCAAAAAATATTCATCTGCCGAATATCCTAAATATGACAATTACGATGCAATTGAAGTAAATAAAGTTGTAAATATTCCTAGTGATTATTTTGAAACGATGGGAGTCCCAGTAACATTTATTGATAAATATAATCCTAATCAATTTGAAATAATTGGTGGATTTAATGGTTATAAAGAATGCGATATTCCTAATGGATTAATTTGTGGGACAGAAACTTCATATTATGATAAAAATGGTGATATAAAAATATGGAGAGGGCCTACTATAAATAAAGTGAGTAAATATTTTCGTGTATTAATTCGTCGCAAGAAATAAAGAATTTATTGATTTTTAATAAAAAATATAGTATAATATTTATAGAAAATAAACAAATAATAATATTTTTCAATTATACAAAAGCTAAAGTTATTATATAAAGTGCTAAAGGAGATTTGAATTATGGAAATTAAAAGAGTGTCTATTAAAATTGTTGACTTGTGTGATGGTTATAAGAATGATTCAGAAGAAGATATTGAACGTGGTGTGTATGCATATCATGGTAAATTGTGCGTGCGGCCAGCGTTTCAGCGCATGTTTGTCTATGATAAAAAGCAGGAAAATGCGGTAATTGATACTGCGCTCAAAGGCTTCCCGCTTAATATTATGTATTGGGTTGATAATGGTGATGGCACATATGATTGCCTTGATGGACAGCAGCGCACAATTAGTCTATGTAATTTTGTAGATGGAATTTCTAGTTTTCAGGCTCCTTGGCTTAAAGATAATGCGCGCATATATATACATACACTCAAAAGAATTGACCCTGATTTGTATGCTAAATTTATGAATTACGAATTGGAAGTATATATATGCCGCGGCACAAAAGCCGAACAGATGGAATGGTTTAAAACCATTAATATTGCCGGGGAAGAATTATATCCGCAAGAATTGCGTAATGCCAGCTATGTAAGCAGATGGCTCACCGATGCTAAACGTTATTTTAGTAAAGCTAATGCATCATCTACCGCAAAATGCCCCGCCGAACGTCTTGGTGGTCAGTACACCAATAAGAATGCTAATAGACAAGAAATTCTTGAACAGGTAATTTCTTGGCGCATTGGTAGTAAAGAAGATGTTGATATATGTAACTATATGGAAGCGCATATCAATGACGAAGATGCATCTGATTTATGGAATTATTTTAATAATGTAATTAACTGGATAACTACGGTATTTTATGAAACATATGATAAAGGCATGGCAACGGTCAACTGGGGTAAATTATATAATGATTATCATACCGAAGATTTTGATGCTGATGAAATTAGTGAAAAATTTAATGAACTAATGATGTACAAAGCAACCAAAGAATTGGATATTTCTGTTGCAAAAATTTGTGAATATTGTATAACACGCGATGAAACATTGTTGAAACATCGTGAGTTCAATGAAGCGCAGAAAACTACGATGTATAATCAGCAGCGTGGTATATGTCCTGATTGCGGCAAACACTATCTTAAGGCAGAAATGCATGCGCATCACATTGTACCGTGGTATAATGGCGGTGTTACAGAACTTGCAAATGGTGTAATGTTGTGCGAAGAATGCCATAGACAGAGACATCTATAATATATAAATAAGTAGCTATTAAGCTACTTTATCGGGGTATAGCGCAGTTGGTAGCGCACCTGCTTTGGGAGCAGGACGCCGGGGGTTCGAGTCCCTCTACCCCGACCAGTCTATACCAATAAAGAAAGAAGGTTATAATTTGTTAATTAAACTAAATACTATTCAAGATGTGAATGATTTCACAGAGCTAATGCGTACAGTAGATGGAGAAGCTATTGCCGCACAAGGCAATTATAGAGTAGATGCTAAATCTATTCTAGGTATATTTAGCTTGGATTTAATGAAGCCTATTGATGTTAATGTTAATCTTAAAGAGCTTGTACGATTCCAGGTAAAGTAAAACAATTTGATTTTATAAAAAATTTATGATATAATATTTATAGTAAGAAAAAAGAAAAGAAAAGAAATTTGAAAAGAAAAAATAAAATTAAATATGCGCGCGTGGCGAAATCGGTATACGCAATGGACTTAAAATCCATCGGCAATGAAGCTTTGGGGGTTCAAGTCCCCCCGCGCGTACCATAACCTTGATATGTTATAAAACTATCAATTTATTCATAAGTCGGGTAAAGCCGACATTTACATTGGGGTGCCTCGTTCTCAAAACTCTTTTTAGAGATTACGGTTTGTCGAGGCTGACTGTCGAACAAAAAGATTCGTCCAAAGCTTGAGTATGGCAAGAGTAGCATTGAGGGTGATTGCCTATTCCCTTAAAAATTAAAGTCGTGATTGATTGGATTGAAGAGTACAAGAAGTTGTACGAAGTAAATCGAAGCAACACTCCCAACCGAGAAAGGTAGTGAGCAAGAATGAAAGAGATTTTGTTTAGAGGAAAACAGATTATCAACGGAGATTGGGTAGAGGGCTACCTTGTCAAACTTGGAAGGGAAAGTTTTTCAGACCCTGAAAGATATGGAATCTGTAACAAGGCTATTCCTCTTGGTGGAAGTGGGGTTTGCTACAATCTTAAAATTGACGAAGTTATCCCAGAAACTGTAGGACAGTACACAGGCTTGACCGACAAGAACGGCAAGAAGATTTTTGAGGGGGATATACTTTCATTCAGCGACAGATTAGTCTATGTGAATTGGCACGATTATTGCGGCTGTTGGGATTGCTCATACATCAAAGCAATAAAGGGTAAGGCAACATTGCATGAAGACAGAAGTCCGAACAAGTGGAGATATAATGCAGTAGTCGTCGGCAACATTCACGATAATCCCGAATTATTGAAAGGCAGTGCGGAAGAATGAAGGTAAAAGTATATAGAGTCGTTCCAAAGGAAAATCCGAATAGCATTTTCTATATGATAGATGCACTGAGCAAGAGAATTAGATTTAATATAAAAAATTTGGGTTGCAGGGGATGTTCCCCAGTGTAAAATTCGCAATAGAATTATCCCATTTTTATATCACCCTTAATAGTAGCGCAAGGTGCAATTCCTTGGAGGGTGTCGGTTGACTACCGAAAGTCATTTCTTAAGAATGGTGAACACTACCATAATAAAAGTGTGATAGCATATATTTTGACTGATTGCAGAGAAATATATTGTGATGCTTTTGAACATCTAAAGCTTGAAGTAAGATGTTTGCATGTGATAAATCCCGTGGTGCATAATTGATAGCTTAAATGATAGGGGAAGAACCTATTTCCCGCGGGTACAAATCTTGGTGCCACGAAGCCTAAATTGATATGTCATATCAAGCCTCCCATCTCAGGTTGGAGCAGAAGGTGGTCTCAAATGTTTCTTGCAAAGCAGCAGTTGGTTAAATGGAGTTGGATGAACAGCCAAGATATATTAGCTGATCTACTTAGTGTAGAAACAGTTTCTTTGGGCGGTAAAACTCGCCTAATATAATTAATTAGAATGCAGCTGACTAAGCGTTCGAGACACAAGGGCAACTTTGTGTGTATCTTGGGATAAATAAATTCTAGATGCTTTATTCTCCCTGAAGTCAGAAAGGCAGCACTAGGGGCCGCTGTCATAGTGGGTGTGGGTATTCCCACATATATGGCCCGGTAGTTCAGTTGGTTAGAACGCTAGCCTGTCACGCTAGAAGTCAGGGGTTCGAGTCCCCTTCGGGTCGCCAATGTGCCTTGTTAGCTCAGTTGGTAGAGCATGCGGCTGTTAACCGCAGTGTCATTGGTTCAAGTCCAATACAGGGCTCCAATATGTGTCATTAGCTTAACGAGTAAAGCAGTTTGGTTAATATTCTTATATTTATTGGTGCAAGTCCAATATGACACACTAAAAAATCAATATTAAATTTATCATAGGGTAGGACCTACGAAGCTCTCAATTCGTAATTAACAGGATAAGGATTGATCCCCTTATGAAAGTTCCAGAATAAAAACCAAGTGCCCTGTGGCTGGTAGAAAGGTTTGATAAATTTGGTATTGTTAGTTACTAATATATTAACTAAATCACTACATACTAGTCTGTGATTAAATCCTCACTGCAGGAGGAAATATATTAAAATGCTAGCGTAGCGCAATGGCAACGCCCTTGATTTGTAATCAAGTTATTGTAGGTTCGAATCCTATCGCTAGCTCCAGCTGTCGGAGAGTTGCCGCGACAATAAAGGCTGAAACCGCCCAGAGGTAGAAGTGTCATCCCATTTTATAAATTTTAGTGGAGAAATAAAATTTCGATTATGGTGGCAAATCCATAGGGTAGCATAATAGTTCCGTCGACAACTAGTTATGCCAAGAAGGGACCCAGACACCTTCTTTTTCTTTTGATTTTTATAAAAATTTATGATATAATATATATAGAAACAAGAAAAAGAGTGGTATTTAAATATGTATGTATGTCCGACTTGCGGCCGCGCCTATAAAAGTGAAGAGGCTGTGGCGAAATGTATGCTAGCGTGTTGGCGCAAAGAGCATCCTTATTACCAATCTAAACCAGCGCCACGAGGCGAAGATGTCAATACAAGAGAAGTAAATAATGACATTATGAATTTTTTCAGTTCACTACAGAAGGAGAATACATAATGGAAGAAGTACTTGTAAAGTCACATTTAATAATTACGGAAATTCACGATGAATATTCCATGAATTGGTGCGGCAAGGTATATGATACTAAACCGCTATTCAAAGATGATAAACCCGTATTTGTAATTATCAGTAGTTATGCCCGCACGGAATTGGCAACTACTGATATGATAAGATTGGAAGAAGTCGCTAAGATGCTGACTAGACCGAAGGGACGTGCGGCTGTGACTAGTGATGTAGCGCGTATCTATATCAAGGAAGTAGATGGTAATGAAAAACTACTGGGCATAATGACACATAAACATATCAAATCGTATGCGCCTATGTACGACAAAGTTGGATATAGGCAATAATTAATGGGATATAGCCAAGAGGTAAGGCACGGGACTTGTCAGATTCGTCTAAGTAAGACAAGTTATCGAATAGTAGTGCAAATCTATTATCTGGCACCATGACTCCCGCATTCGCTGGTTCGATCCCAGCTATCCCAGCCATGCACTGAAACGGTTCAGGTCCAATCGGCCGACTGAGTTGGTGAGGGAAGTGAGGTTGGTTTACTCTGAAAAGAGTTGTAAAATCCTCCGCCATTAAAGTAGTTCTGAAAAATGAACTCGCTCAGTCTTTAGTGCAATTTATATAGTGGCGTAGCCAAACGGTAAGGCATTAGACTTTAACTCTAGTATTTCGTTGGTTCAATTCCAGTTATCCCAGCGGCATCAGGCAAGGAGCCTTTACGCGGTGATGCTATTTTAACTAATCCTTGCGCAACATAAGAAGGAGAATGTAATCGTATGAATAAATGTGATTTTTGTAGTTGGTATGATCCCGATAGTATTGGCTGCTATAGACGCGGTTCAAAAGAATGTGAGCGTGCGGCAGAACGTTATACCCGCGTGATGCTAGCTAAAGAACGCCGCAATGCCAATAGCCGCACATACAATACCACCTATAATACGCGTTACAATAGTAAGAAGAAAAGGGGTCGGTATTAATGCCAAAAAAAGATATATTGCATAAAAGTCCAACTCCGAGAGCATTAACCTATATTCGTAAGTATTTCAAAGACAAAGAATTTACACAAGGTGAATATAGCAATATCACGGGTGAAAAAATTGATCGGTCTACATTGAAAGGCTTAGTAAAAAAAGGCTTCTTACGCGAAGACATTGGCGTAGTCATACGATATACATATACTGGAAAAGAGGGGAATAGCTGTTAAGGCTATTCCCTATTTTTGATTTTATAAAAAATTTATGATATAATATATATAGAGAAAAAGAAAAAGAGGAAAAATAAATGAAAAACAGATATTCCGCAAATGACCCAGAGATAACACGCATTTTAGCTAATTGCCGCACAATCTATCTTATAGGTCATTGGGCGCAATATGGCTATTTGCCATTGCCTTTTTCAGGTGAATATAAATTTACTGAACCATTGGTCTGGATGTTTAATGACCATAATGGTACCTATGATGAATTTATATTAATTCCAATCACTAAGATAACTACGGGGTATGTAATTGATTGGACTTTTGATGAAGAAGAAGCTAAACGAAAGGTTAAAGAATTAAACGAAGGGAAGGTGCAGCTATGAGTGCATATAAGTATTTTTTTATAAAATCAAATACCAACGAATTTATACCAATAGGTGAATTTAATCGTAATACAGAAGTATATCGTTATTGTAATGCGCCTTATGAAAAAATTAAACCTTTGACTATTGATAATTTAAATCAGATTATATGCGATATTGAGCAAGGTATTGAATGTGTAAAACGCGGCATACAAGCCGACAAAGATGAGCGAGAGTTAGTTGTCAAAATGAATAATTCTCTTGACGAAAAAATGGAAACGCTTCGTGAGATAGGGCGTAGTATAAATGAAAATACTTATTATCTTGATGACTTGAAATGGGCATGTAATTATTTCGCTTTCCTTATCAATATAATTGATTATGCAAAATTCAATAATAACTATGATATAAATAATTATATTTATGTGGGCGAGGAAATTCCTGAGCCGACAGTAGATGATATTGTGGAAAGCAAAAAATAAAAAAATATTATTGATGAGCAATAACAAGGAGAAAATATAAAATGAATAAACAAAGAAAAGTAATGCTGATTTTTGACATAATATGTACAATTATAACAGCGGTGCTCGTAATAGTGAATGTTTGCACGGGTCGTTTTGGTGCGGCCATATTGTGGAATATGAGTTTCACTTTGTGGCTTTGCGACATCGCACTAGGCTTAGCGCTTAGAGAGAAAGAGAAAATAACAGCGAAATTGAAAGAGAGGGATAATGAATAATGAAAAATGAAAAACTTGTTGTAGATATTGGTATAGTTGAAAATATAGTTATAATTAAAGTAATTGATATTCCTAGTGTAGTTTTTTCTGCTACGGAAATCGAAAGATGTTCTAATGACCACAGTGAAGATGTAACCATAACACTTATTACTAGTACTAAAGATAGAAATTTAACAAGTGTGTATTCTTATTCTGTTGAGGTAGGAGACGATTGGAGATTTCTTTTTCCTACTGTAGAATATTGTGAAAATATTAACATAAAAGCACTTACATTCAGTGATGCATTTAAGGCTAAACAATTTGTTAAGTGTTTTAAAGCAGCAGTAGCGAAAGTTAATTCACAGATTGAATCACCATTATTTGAAGAAGAAACCGTAATAACGTGGGAAAGGTGCGAATAATATGACTAATTGTGAACACCTCATAGAAAATGCGCTTCTTGCTATTCGCGCAGGCGATGATGATTTTAAAGAGTCGTTTGATAAAGAAATGGAGCTACCAAGCAATCAGATAATGCTATCAGAAGTGAATATGACAATTGATGAATTGTGGGAGATAGTGCAGTACTTGGCAACGACATATTATGAAAAAATAATTTATTCGTCTGAAGATTGTGAAATATGAAAGATAAATATTTAGTACTTAAAGTCAAGCAAGATTTGAAAATAAATGAGGTGGCAAAATGATAGAAACATTTATAAAACCAGTGATTTACGATAAAAATCGTTTAGGAAGTACTGAGCAAATAGCCGCCGGAACATATAAAAATTTTGATTACTATGTCCTTAATCTGCGTACACACCCGACCGCTTATGTTGATGTAAGCGATTCTCCGTTAAATGGAGTGTGCTATGACGATATTGATATATATTGTCACGGTGGGCTTACATATTCAGAATCCACCCTTAAAACTGTTGACAAAAAAGGTTGGTTTATCGGCTGGGATTATGCACATTATGGGGACTATATGGATTATGGAGATACCTCTCTCAACAACATGTTTTCAAATGATAAAAAATGGACAACAGAAGAAATCGTTGAGGAATGTAAAAATGTAATTAATCAAATTGTAGAGAAATATTGCAAATAAAAGGGTGATGTAATATAATGAGAATGATGAAAGTTTTTTATATAGAAGAAATAACCGATAAAGATGTCCGTGATGTTTTGACAGAGTATATAGGTTCTAATGATAGTTACATATCTTGGCACGTCAAAGAACGTGAATATTATGATGAATATGCTAAGTCAGAATTGATTGCAATCAATAATGGCTTGATAGCACTTGGTTGCGATCCTGGCGAAGAAGTGTTAATAACGATATAAAATGGTCAATTCAATTAAATTGACTTAAAATAAAACCCTTATAATATGAAAGGGTAAAACCTTAGACTAAAGAGTAGCTTGGATTGGCGATACTATCGGCCCCAGCTAAAGCCCGCTTAAGGGCTCGGGCGCAAATGGCTAAACCTTCACGTGGTGCGCCTGTTAGTAACTAATTAGCCAAAATTAAAAGGAGAAATATATACCTGGAGTAGAAATATTAAATACCACAATATATTACAAAGACGTTTTGCCTACTTGGGCTATCATATTTATAATAGCAATTCTTGCAATTCCAATGGTTTTAATAATTATTGGTAAAACATTTGACATTGATAGTATATTTCGATATGGAGTAATATTCCTTGCTATTGGAGTGCTTGCTTGTGTTATTGTATGTTTATTGACTTGTCAACCCGCCAATACAATAGATTATATAGAACATGAAGCATTTATAAATGATTCAGTTTCATTCGTTGAATTTAATAAAAAATATAATGTTATAGACCAAAAAGGTAAAATATATATAATAAGAGAAAAAGGAAAATAAAAACTAAAAAGGAGCATTGCCTATGAAGACAATAATTGCATTGATTGCGCGTATGCTACTTTTAATATTATGTACCGTAATCATTATACTGATGCTAATATAGACAATACAAAGTCCAGAAAATTCAGTATTAAATAAAATAGCAACTGCTGGGTTAGCAATTATAGTAGAAATATTAGCTATTATTACTTGTTTAATACAATCTATGCCCAGTGATTAGAATAAAAAATAATTAGTTTATTAAACCCTTATTCAAGGGTTTTTTAATTTGACTTAACAAAAAAATTTTGTTATAATAAATATAGAAAGAAAATAAAGGAGGAGAGTGAATTATGTATATTCAAATTCTTGATGTTGATACCAATATAATTGTTTATGAAAATACTATAGCTACTTGGAATAGATTTTAGATAATTTCACGACATCGTTTAGGTTTAGATAGTATCTTAGGAGTAATAGATACAGATCCTGTCGACAGTGATATAGAAGAAATACCTGAAACAATTTTCCCAAAAGCTTTACAAAAAATTCTACCTAGTCAAAATTTAAATATTACATTGGATAATTATACAATTTCACTTACTAATGTAACATTTAAATTTGATGATAATTTTAATAAAATTCGTTTTACGGGAGAGGAGTTTATTTAATGTTAACTATTACTATAAAATATAAAGATAATACCAAAGAAAACACTGTTATTACTTCAGATGTAGAAAATCTAACAACGATTTATACTACTCCAGCTGAAAATATGCATCATTATAATATTGAACGTTCTATTTCTGATTTATCTGATAGTCAGTTAAAACAAGTGTGGGAACAATTAAAAGTAATAGATACTAATACTATTTCTGAAGTTTTAATTTCTTATGATATAGTATCATATCATAAAGAGCATGGTATTAATACTTTTGATTATATAATTCAATCACGCGGTACTACATTATCAGAAATTTTAATTTTCTGGGGGTAAACCATGGCTGAATATAGTACTAATACTGGCTCGCTTTTTAAAGCTAATCCTCAATATTTAACATCCTTATATAGTGAAATTTCCAGCTTAGTTACAGCTTTGAATCAAACTTCAGATGACGCTTATGGAACTTGTTATGGATGGTCAGTTGGTAATGCACCAGTACAACCATCATATACTAGGGGTACAAAAGCTTATACACCTAGTTGGTATAGCGATGCTACGGCATACCATAATCAAAATTATTTTATTAGTACAATACCTTCATTACCTACTAATACTGCAGGTATAGGTGATCTAATTAAAGGTTCTAGTTTGATAAGATTAGTAACTTATGTAGATCAGCTTATTAATATTGGAATACAATGCAACTATGAAGCATGTTCATATACGCCTTGCTTTGGTTGTGAACATACTTATCCTTGTGGAGGGTGCTGCGAATCATGAACAATATTCAAAGTCTTGATTATTTTATTACTGACACGACACCTGTCAAAGCTTTACATTTATTTACTACTTCAGCTTGTAATTTGAATTGTGAATTTTGTTATTTACATAAGAATGAAGCATATCATGCATTAGATAAAGAAATTCAAGCAGCATGGGTTAATCATGAATATCCTAAAACAATACTAAAAGTTTTAGATCGATTAGATATTAATCCATTAGAAATTACTGGAATATATTTATGGGGCGGAGAATCATTTTTGCGAATTAATGAAGTAACTGAAAATTTGCCTGATTTATTTGAAATTTTTCCCAATATAGATTATTGGTTAATTCCCACTAATTTCACAACAAATACAAATGATTTAATAGATTTTATTAGTACTTTAAATAAATTGACGATTAAACCATTTACTTTACAAATGCAATTATCTATTGATGGTCCAGAGGGTATCTGGCGTGAACATGGACATCAAGTATCTGATAAAATGTATGAAAAACAAATAGATGCCTTGGCGACTTTTTTTAATAATTCTGAATTAAAGAATATTAAACAGTTTCGTTTCGCAGTTAAAGCTACTGTTGGTTCTGAATTATATTTTTCTAAATTAACTGATATTGTTGAAATGGAAAAATATGCGCAATGGTTTGAAGATTTTATCACTATGTTAAATAGTAAAATTTATCATCGTAATTTTAGAGGACTTTATGCTTTTCCATCAATTGCAACCCCCTATAAGGCAACTGTGCAAGACGGTATTAATTATAATACTGTATTACGTAATTGGAATTATATTAAAATGAATAATTTTGAACAAAGTGACAATTTAGCTACAATGGGTGAATATTATTATAGTCAGACAGTTTTTGGCAAAAACTATTATATAAATGAGCCGGTATTAGGTTGTGATATGTTTGCACAAGCATTAGTGATTAGTCCTGATGGTACATTAAATCCATGTCCAGGGTGTTTCGTAGAACATCGTAAAGATTATCAAGATTTGTTAAAAGAAGAGCATAATGATAATTTATTACGAGCCGCCAAACTTGTAGAAAAGCACGGTAGTTTTAATCCTTTGACTGCAACAGATGAAGATATAAAACATTATAAATGGTATATTATGCAAAGTTGGACTGAATATCAAACAATTGGGCTAAGTATAAAAGAAGCTGGATTAACCGAGCTAGCCCTATCAGGACAAGTACCTTGGATTTATTATAGTGACCCTAGAGCACGCATGTCTGCCGCGCGTATTATTGCCACGCACTGTAATTGCGCTAGAGAAAATATTCATGAATCTGGAATACCGCAAATTTCATCAGTTGGTGGATTAAGACTATTAGGCAATGGCGCTGTAGAAATTGTTGAACGTGATTATTCTAAGCCGTCACATACAATTTTGCGATATAAGAAGGAGCATAATTTATGATAAGCACTACTTATAATGAACAAAATAATGCTTTAGCTAATGATATATTACATCGTAATTATTATGATATTTTTAATAATTCAGCAACTAAAGATTTGCGTACATTAAGTTTTATTATAGACAATCAAATAACAAAAAATCATTTTTGTTTTAATAATTTTCAAACTGATACAATAACAACTGGATATAATAATTTATTGCCATTTATTCAATGGTATATTCAAAATGATTATCAATGTAATATTGAATTATTTGGTGAAGGTTGGCAAGAAAATCTAGAACAAACGCATTATATTTTAGGTTTATTATTAAATAATTTTGGACGGGCTAGATTTAAACCTAAACAAATTATTATTCATGGTAATTGTCCTTTTCTTAATTATCCTAATTTAATGCAATTATGGGAAACTTATCATCAAGCTTTTTCTCGGGCACGTATTACACTAGTCTTTTGTACTTATGTAAATGGATTAGGATTGGATATAGATGATAGATTAACTCAAAATTTTTATGAACAATACAAATTTTGGCATAAAACTCATTTAGTATATAATACTGTAACTTTAATAGGTAATAAATTAAAAAATTGTTTGTCTAATTTAGATTGGTGGCAACAATATTTTTCCACTCCCGAATTACTTAATACAAGATTCATAGAAGACAAGGGATATAGATATACAATGGATGATATTAATTTATTATCTCAATATTATACAACATTATTTAATATATATCTTAATATCATGGGGAAAGAACAATTGGCTAAATGGATAATTGAAAAAGAATCAATAGTACAATTAAATCCATTAATTTGTTCTAGTCAAGATACAATTCCTTGTCACTGCTATAATTCATTAACTATTGATTTAGCAACATTAGCGGTTGGTCTATGTCCTAATTTAAGCAATTCTTTGTTTACTATTGGGCATTATCAAATTAATGATGGAAAAATAACAGATTTTATTGTAGATAATGTAGATATATTAATTGTTAAAGACCATCTCAAACGAAGTGAAATGCCTAAATGCATACAGTGTTTGTTTGCAGGATTATGTCCAGGTACTTGTTTAAGTTGTAATTATAATGAATCAGGTAATCCTATAGTTCCTATGTATGAAGTATGTATGTTATTGCGTATGAAATATGCTTTGCTTTTTTCATTAGTAAAAGATAATAATATTATAGATGAATGGTCAAAGATAAATACTATAGAAAGTCAATATTTAATTAAGCTATGTCAGGAGGTTAACAAAAATGTTGAACACTAATTTAACGACCTATGACTTTATAAATTCACTAATTCCAGTTAGCTTAGAACAAGAAGATGAAATTCAAATTATTAATAAATTGAATTGGATGCTAACAAAAGTAGCAGACAATAGTCAATTATATGACCAGCTTAATTATGAATATTTATGTTATTTATTAATTCATTATCCAGAACATGAAAAAATTCAAGCTTTATTAAAACAAATTTTTACTAAAGTTGGAAATAATTATCTTTATAATTTGAAAGTGCAAAAGCGTCGCGAATTACAAAATGAGATTTTATCAGATCGACGTGTAACCAATTTATTTAAAAATAAGCAAAAACACAGAAATATGCGTTATGCATACTGGGATCAAATATTTGATAAAAATCTAGGTAAAGAACCTAAATAATTCATTACCCTTGTCTGAATAAAAGACAAGGGTTTTTTTATTTGGTCAATTATCATCAATAGACCTAACTAATTTTCTAAAATATAATAGAAATAAAAAATTTTATTTTGGAGGTATTATTATGATTTCAATTATGAAACAAAATGATAAAGATACATACGGTGTAATTACCTACCTTATAGATACAAAAGCTGATGTTGACAAACTCCCGACTTATTGCGCTCCAGGGTCAACCGCACTGTGTGCTGAAACTTCTGATGTCTATATCTTAAACAATGCAAAGAAATGGGTTAAACTTGGTTGATTTAGAAAGGAGCTAATAATATGGATTTAATTACTTATGCTCTTCTAAATAAAAAGAAAGCTAGCCTAGTCAATGGTAAAGTTCCTGCTAGTCAATTACCTTCTTATGTTGATGAGGTACTAGAATTTACCGGACGAGATAGTTTTCCTGCCGAGGGCGATAAATCAAAAATATATATTGATACTACCACTGGTTCTTCATATCGCTGGAGTGGTACAACTTATTTTACTATTGATAATTCAAGTTATACAAAAGAGGAAATAGATAATAGATTTAAAGCTATTGAAAATCAATTAAATCAAAAAGCCGATTTAGATGACATCAATGGTTTATTGACTAATACAAAATCTAATATTGGTATAGTTTCATTGCGAGACATGAATCCTGTAATTCGTCCACTTAAAGTTATCACGGCACCTAATGCGATTATTCAAAAATATGGTAGAAATTTATTACCAAGCGATTATCAATTTACTACTACTACTATTAACGGTATAACATTCACAAACAACAATGATGGTACAATTACTGCTAATGGTACTGCAACCGATGATATTCAATATCCATTTAAATCTGGTTTATTCCCCGCGGCTGGTAAATATGCAATTTCTGGTGCGCCAAAAGACCACGCTAGTGAAACAACATATTATTTATATGTCACTGATGGAGAAGATTTCTTGACCTAGGGCAGCAGTGACATTTGGTTAGAATGTCAAAAAAATGCTAAATATACAATAGGTATTGGTATTAAAAAAGGATATACTGTTAATAATTTAGTATTCAAACCATAGATTGAGCATGGTCAACGAGTAAGTGCATACCAACAATATAAAGAGCCTATTATACATCAAGCTGATGCTACAGGCAATATTGTATCTATTAATAGTGAAAATGATATAATTACACTTATTTCACCCGATAGTAATAATATTACCGTATCTTATTATCGTGATTTAAATAAAGCAATTTCTGACTTACAATACTATCTATCATTTGAAACATTATAATAAATAAAAGGGACTAGCTCTTATTGAGCTAGTCCCTTATTTTTTTTGATTTTATAAAAAAATTATGGTATAATATTTATAGTAAAAGTAAAAGGAGGAAAAATAAATGGTCAAGCAACATCTTGATGACATTATTCCTGTGCTTAAAAATAATTATAATTATCCAGCTGATAATATTTTAGGCATCTTCTTGCAAGGTAGTCAGAATTATGATCTTGATTATGAGGGTTCAGACATAGATACTAAATTAATAGTCGTCCCAACGTTGAAAGATATTGCGATGAATAATAAACCTATTTCGACTACGTATGTGCGGCCGAGCGATTCCGCGCACACTGATCTAAAAGATGTGCGCCTATACATGGAAACATTTAAAAAGGCGAATATAAATTTCGTTGAGATATTATTTACTGACTATAAATATGTTAATGAATATTATCTTCCTGAATGGAATGAGCTAGTTAAAAACCGTGAGGCTATTGCACATTATAATCCTGCGCGAGCTGTTAAAGCAATGGTTGGAGTTGCCCTTGAAAAATACCATGCACTAGAGCATCCTTATCCTATTGCCGCAAAGGAGATAGAAGAATTTGGTTATTCGGCTAAACAGCTACATCATCTAGCCCGTGTTAGATATTTTATGGAAGATTATTTGGCAGGTATTGATTATAAAGATTGCTTGAAGCCAGATGAAGAAGTTAAGGAAATTCTCATGCATCTCAAAACAACACACATGCCACTGGAAGAAGCAAGATTATTAGCCCAAAGATATCTTGTAAAAATAAAAAATATGGAAAAAGAAGCTATGAAAAAGTATGATATCAATGTTTCTGATAAGGCTGTATTAGATTTATTCGATACTATACAATATCAAATTATAGAAAAAGGACTGAGGAAGGAGATAATTACAAAATCATGACGTATTTTATTACAGGTGATAAACACGGAAATTTTGAGGATGTATTGCTGTATTGGCCTAGTGAAATTACGCAGAACCCCAATGCCGCAGTCATTATACTTGGCGACGCCGGAGTAAATTATTATCTGAATAAACGCGACTATTTTCTTAAAGAAACAATAGCCAAGCATACCAAGTGCATCTTCTATTGTATCCGCGGCAACCATGATTACAATCCTACTAAACTTCCTAATATTACTTGTTCTTACGATGCGACTATCCAGGGTAATGTGTGGTATGATCCAGATTTTCCAAATATTAGATATCTAACGAATGGCATCTATTATTTTAATGGACATAAAACCCTTGTAATAGGCGGTGCTTATTCAGTTGATAAATATTATCGTCTTGAAAATGGATGGAATTGGTTTGAGGATGAGCAGCCAAATCAAGAGGATAAAGATGCAATATTTAATCTTATTACAGACAATAGAGAATTTGACCTTGTGCTTACCCATACTTGTCCTTATGAGAATCGACCTACCGACGCATTTCTTCCTTTTATTGACCAGAGCACTGTTGATAATTCAACCGAGCATTTCTTGTCAGAAGTAAAATCAAAAATTAAATTTAATAAATATTGTTTTGGTCATTTTCATCTAGACCGTATTGAACCCGATGACAAATTTATTCAATACTATCACGGATTTGATAATATTGAAGATGTCCTACATGATGAAAGTAGCCAGCCTACAATAAATGAATGGAGGAGAACCCATAATCAATGACAAATCTTGATAAAGAACTAATAAATTATTTGCCTAGTAATTCACCAACTACACAATATATGCTAGATGAAATCAAAAGGCAAGATGAAAATATAGAACTAATTGCAAGTGAAAATTTTGTAAGTGATGCTGTGCGGGCTGCTTGCGCAAGTGTATTTACAAATAAATATGCGGAAGGATATCCGGAACATGTAACACGCATTTCTGGACGCAGCGGAAGATATTATGGCGGTTGCGAAAATGTTGACAAACTTGAAGAATATTGTTGCAATAAATGGCGCGATGTATTTCAGACCGATTACCATGTAAATGTCCAGCCGCACTCAGGTTCACAGGCTAATGCGGCGATGTATATGGCGCTTTGTAAACCAGGCGACACTATACTCGCACTTGATCTAGCTTCTGGTGGGCACCTCAGCCACGGCAGCCCCGTAAATTTCAGTGGCCAGGTATATAATTTTGTACACTATGGATTGGACCAGTATGGTTGGATTGATTATGATAATTTTTATGACCAAATAATCGCATATGAGCCTACTGTTATTCTTACAGGAGCTAGCGCTTATTCGCGCATAATTAGTTTCCGCCAGATGTATAATCTTATCCAAGTGGCTAAAGATGTTGTAAATCGTAATAGACAAGAGAAAGGTAATAATACACCTTATGAGCCTTACTTCTGTGTAGATATGGCACACATTGCGGGATTGATTGCGGCGGGTGACCATCCTACCCCGTTTGGGCTAGCTGATGTAATTACGACTACTACGCATAAAACACTTCGTGGACCGCGTGGTGCGCTAATTTTCTGTAAGCCGTATTTGGCTAAGAAGATTGATGGCGCAGTCTTTCCGGGTAATCAAGGCGGTCCGCTTGAACATATTATTATGGCTAAGGCTATCGCCGCAGAAGAAGATTGTACACCCGAATATCATCAATATATTCATAATGTAGTGGCTAATACAGCAGCCATGGCTCATGAATTTTCGAAACTAGGTTACGATGTCGTAACAGGTGGTACTGATAATCATCTCTTTATGCTCGACTTTACACGCACACATCCTACATGGACTGGTAAGTGGGTACAAGATACTCTTGATAAGTATCATATTACGCTCAATAAGAATTGTGTACCTAATGAAACTCGCAAGCCCAGTGAAACTAGCGGTGTCCGCATAGGTTGTGCCGCCATGACAACAAAAGGTTATAAAAAGGAAGATTTTATTAAAGTCGCACACGACATAGATAATATATTAAAAGAAGAAAGCAAAAAGCTAGAAAAATAAAAATAAGCCCAGGACCATTAGGTCTTGGGCGATTTTTTGATTTTATAAAAAAAATATGGTATAATATTTATAGAAAATAAAAGAAAAAGTATTATTAAAAGGAGTGATAAATAATGAGTCCAAAAGAAAAGATAATACTTATCTTGGCTGAGCATTATTGCCGAGGAGAGTTTGATAGTGAATTTAAAGGATGTGCGCCGACCATGCAATGTGTAAAAGATTGCGGTAAATTTGATACGGTGGCACAAGAAATACTTGATGTAATATATAATAAACAAAAGGAGGATGAGTGTCTTGCACGTAGGATATGTTGTAGTGATTAAAGATTTGCGGCCGCACCCTAATGCCGATAGACTCCAAGTAGCGACATTTTTTGGTTGTGATACTTGTGTTGGCATAGAGGCAAAGGTCGGTGATGTGGGAGTATATTTTCCCGTCGATTTGCAGTTAAGCGAAGAGTTTTGTATTGAAAATCATATGTTGCGTGAATTACCCGATGGTACTAAAGATACTGGCTACATGGACCCCGTTAAACGCAACGTAAAAGCAATTAAATTGCGCGGTGAAAAAAGTGATGGTATCTATTTACCTATTACTTGTCTGGGTTATACCGGTGCTGTTGAATTCCATATTGGAGATACTATTGACGTGGTAAATGGGCATGAAATATGCCGCAAGTACATTCCACGTTGCAACGCGCCTAAGACGCCGAAAGGCACCTTGCCGCAAAAGAAAATCAAGGAAGATATAGCGCCTCTATTCGCCGAACACGTAGATACAGAACAGTATTGTTTCAATAAAGATAAATTCCATAATGGTGACCTAATAGAAGTCACCTTGAAGATGCATGGCACTAGTGCACGTACAGCACATACTCTACTCAATAAATTTGGTAATGATTCTATTATGTGCCGTTTCCTTAACATTTTCCGCAAAGATAAAAAGCATGATGGTAAAGTAACCAAAGAATGGGGATATGTTTCGGGAACTAGACGTTGTGTACTAAATGATTTCTCCGGCGGTTTCTATGGCAATGATGAATTCCGCAAGCAATATCATGATTATTTCGTTGGTAAGTTGCATAAAGGTGAGGAAGTATACTACGAAATCGTAGGGTGGGTCAATGACGCCACACCTATTATGGGGCAAGGCAAAGTACCGAAGGAAGCGCAGAAACAGTATGGCGATATAATGACATTTGATTATGGTTGCGAAAGAGGTAAATCAGATATCTATGTTTATCGTATGACATGTACAAATGAAGATGGCGATGTTGTAGAGTATGACCCTGAATACATGCGGTATAGATGTGAGCAGATGAATGTAAAGACTGTGCCAGCATTTACCAGAGCAATAATTCCCGATAATGTAGTACCGACAGAATATATTGATAATCTAATTGCGCCTTATATTGATGGTCCCGACCCAGTTGGTAAGACTCATGTACGGGAAGGTGTAGTAATTAGAATCGTTAATAAGCCATCATTCACCGCATTCAAGGAAAAGAATTTCCTATTTAAGCAAATCACTGGTATTATTAAAGATAGTGCGATTAATGCTGATGTAGATGCTGATATACTAAGTGAGATGTAAGTATTAAGTGGGTAGCCTTGATAAAGACCGCCCACTTGATTTTTTAGAAAAATTTTGGTATAATATATATAGAAAATAAAATAGAAAAAAAGGTGATATTTATGAGTACATACGTATGTTCTGATTTACATGGACGACTTGATTTATACAATGCGATAAACGATTGGCTATGTGAAGATGACAAAGTAATTTTTGCAGGTGATGCCATTGACCGTGGTTCACATTGTCTTGATACTAGCCTTGCAATTCTTGATAATCCCCAATGGCTTTATCTAAAAGGTAATCATGAAGATTTAATGGTCAAAGCCTATGAAACAAAAGATTTCTCCTTGTGGTTTTGGAATGGTGGCGATAAGACATTTTATGATATCAAAGAAAAGTGGGGCGATCCTACTCCATTTTATCTATCTGAAATTAAGCGTTTGCCAACTTGGTATTATTATGAAAATACAATAGGCGATAGTGTGATTGTATGTCATGCTGGATTTACCCCCGACCACATGCCATCTGAATATGAATTATTATGGGATAGAAATCATTTTGCAGACATTTGGCCTAGCGAAGATAAGTTTGACCACGATATTGGTGTAAATGCCAAAAACACATTTATCGTACATGGACACACGCCTGTACAGTCTATCATAGATAGCGATGATGATCCTAAAATGATGTTTTATTGCGGCGGACATAAAGTCAACATTGACCTAGGGTCTGTGTGGAGTGGCATTGCCGCACTAGTCAATCTTGATACTTTTGATGCACATTATTTTGATCCGCAGGGGGAAATTATGCATGCCTAAACAAGGTCAATTTATATTCCATGATTTTTATTGTATTAATTGTGGAAATAAAAGCTATACATTACCGCGTAAAACATCTAAATTAAAAGAACAATTTCATAGAAAATCATTATTTTGTCCTAAATGTAAAAAAGAAATTAATCACATAGAATGTAGAAACGATGAAGAAGCACTGATGTTTAAGGAGGCATTTAATAATGGAGAATACAAAGAAGAAGCCGAAGCACCTGTGGTTACTAATCGGAGTGCCTGGGTGTGGGAAAGACACTTACTTGACTGAAACGGGAATAGATCCCAAGTTAATCGTATCACGAGATAAAATCAGATTTGCAATACTAAACCCCGAAGATAATTATTTTGACCAAGAGAAATTAGTATTCAAAACATTCGTATACGAAATACAAGAAACATTAAATCATTATAATATTTGTTATGCAAATGCCACAAATTTAAATGAGCGTTCACGCCTAAAGCTACTTACCGCTCTAGCCCGTGATGATATTTATATTAATGCAATTTATTTTACCACACCAGTAGCAACATGCATTGAGCGTAATGAAAAAAGAGAAGGAAGAAAAAGAGTGCCGGAACAGGCTATTTATTCAATGGCTAAAGCTATTCAACATCCTAAAGAAGATAGAATTATAAAATATACAACAATCGTGGAGGTAAACAATGATCTACCTAACTAGTGATTTGCATCTAGGTCACGATAAGCCATTTATCTATGAAGCGCGAGGATTTAAATCGATTGAAGAAATGAATTTTGAATTAATCAAAAGATATAATGAAGTAGTCAAGCCCGAAGATATAGTTTATATTTTGGGTGATTGTGTACTAGGGCCTATTGATAACGTAGCCATGCTTGCCGGATTAAATGGGCATAAAATATTAGTAGCCGGAAATCATTGTACTGATAATAGGCTAGCTGCATACGATCAAGCACATATCTTTGAGCACATGTGTATGGCTATGCGACTAAAGTACAATGGCTATTCATTTTACCTATCACATTACCCTACTCTTACCGCGAATTATGATGATAAAGGTCTGAAACAAATGACCATTAACTTGTGTGGTCACATACATACAACTGACCCATTTTATCATATGAAGATGGGAATAATGAGCTATCATGTCGAAGTTGATGCGCATGATTTACGTCCGATTAGTTTAGACGATATAATTAATGATATAAAGGAGAGTCAAGAAACAATATGGTCAATTATAAACCAAACAGCATAACAGCACCAAATCTTACCAACACTCAGCTAAGTGGTACAATAACAGCAGTACGCGCACTTGGTGACGCTATAACTACTATAAATGATTTAGTAAACCCTTGTAATCCTAATACATGGTATACTACCAACACTAGTGGTGGTAAGATATCATTTGAGCTTGCTGATAAACTTGAAGTTGTTGATAAAAATAAAAAAGAAGCCAGAGATGATACACTGACAACCCTAAATGACAATTTTACTTTACGATATTATAAAGATGGATATCAGGTAGGCGCCCCAGAATTTCTTCCTAAAGTCACTGATGTACAGACCTATGGTGATAAAGTAGTTAAGGTTATATTTGCCGATGGCACATTTACTAAGGCTGTTAAAGACGATGAAGATGATTTTCTGACTGCCGGTATTGCTATTTGCTATCTAAAGAAAATGCTTGCAAGTGATGATATTAAATATGGCACAAATGCATTCAATAAAGTTATTTCTAAAATAATAAAAATCATGGACAAGAATCGTAAAGCCGCTGAAAAGAAAAAGAAAGATGAAGCTGAGGCAAAGGCGAAACGTCTTGCAAAAGAGGCTAAGAAAAATAAAAAGAAAATCAAAAGGGACAAAAGAAAATGAATAAAATAGCCGTTTATACCATTTGCAAAAACGAAGAAAAATTTGTAAATAAATGGCTTGATTCAATGTCAGAAGCAGACTATATGGTAGTATTAGATACGGGGTCAACAGATGCTACCATAAAGTTGCTTGAAGAAGGTAAAAAGAAATATCCTAATCTAATCTATGCACAAAAAGTTATAGACCCATGGCGTTTTGACGTCGCCCGCAATGCCAATATAGATATTATTCCAAAAGATGCAAATATTCTATTTGAGAATGACCTTGATGAGTGGCTAGCCCCAGGATGGTCAAAGCCAATACGAGAGCGTTGGGTTGAAGGCGTTCATGAGCGCGGTGAATATATGTATGCTTGGTCGCATCTTGAAAATGGTGACCCCGCGCGTGTATTTCGATATAATAAATTACATACATGGAATTGGCGATGGAAAGCACCGGTTCATGAGTATTTAGCACGAGTTGGAGTAGAAGATAATACCGCGGCTAATTATACTGCTGAAGAAACTATTGATTTTGGATTCGATGTATTTCTACATCATTATCCCGACCCCACAAAATCTAGAGGGTCGTATCTTGGGCTATTAGAATTACGTTGCGCTGAAGATCCCGATGATGAAGTCGCGCCAGTCTATTTGGCGCACGAATATAGCTATCGCGGAAAATATCAAAAGTCAATTGATTTATTGCAACATTTAATAGATTATGCTAAAAGTTATACTGACTTAGAGCGAGCCAATTTTTATATGTTTATGGGCGATGATTATTTAGCATTAGATCAAGCTGAAACAGCAGTACAGTGTTACTTGAAAGCTATATCTAAAGCTCCAGAATATCGTGATCCGTACATGCATTTAGCCGAATGGCTACAAACTAATAATTATAATTTAGCAGCTATTGGGTATGTGCGGGAAGCCCTTAAGCGCACCGTGCGCCAGTATTCGTGGCTTGAGGGGGACGCTATTTGGTCTTATGTTCCCTATGACATTTTATCACGCGCCTATTTCTATTTAGGTGAATATGCGAAAAGTGCCGCTGCGGCAACTGTCGCACTTAGTAAAGACCCTGATAATAAAAGATTACAAGATAATTGGAAAATTATTCAACCCACATTGGTTGATTTTGAAGGAGATATATAAATTATGAAAAAAATTATTGCATTGGCACTTGTCCTTGTATCATTCGTACTGATTCTATGCGCTTGCGGCAAACCTAATCCCGCACCCGTAGAAGATTTCACAATTAATAGTTCTATCTATATTAAAGCCACCGATGCTGATTATGATGAGCTAAAAGCGCTAGCGGAGAGTAGAAATTATAAGTCTATTACAGTCAAAGATGGATATTATATTTGTGAGCTAAGCCAGGAAATGTATCAGAATACCTATGCGTCCGCAAAAGTAAATATTGCCTATGGACTTGAGCAGCTTGCGGCTGTTGTTCCTACTGTAGCGCGTTATCGCATTGCTGATGATCTATCTACTGTTACAATAGTAGTTTATGATGGTAAATGGAATCATGCAGAAAATGGTGGAGACATTATAAATATTCTTAATACATTATCTAATTGGCGTTATACGCTTTATGGAATAGAAAATGTTACAATAGAAATTATTAATTTTACAACTAATGCAACAGTACAGACTGTCACTATTAATAAATAATTAAATTAAATAAAACAAGACAAAAATGCGACCCTCACCTAATTAAGTGAGGGATTTTGTCGTGGAACTTCGAGGCGCCCG